AAAACGCCGGACTTAACTGGACTATCAAGCCAGTGTCGTTGCCAGTTGTCGGTTCCTGGAACGTCTACATAGTCGCCTGTTCTTTCATGCGTGTCCGGGTCAATTGCATCCGGGTCCCATTCTCGAAAATACGACATTTTTGGCTGGGGACGAGCGGGACGAAAGCGATTAATGTGATACAGAACCTTCTTATCTTTCCCATGTCCGCGGACTGCTTTCTCATCTAAACCACTTGGGCCGGACAACGCTTCAGCGATTAGATATCTTAGCTCTAGCTCAGTGATTCGCACGGTCACGCCTTCATTATTATTGGGCTATCTTCTTTGTAATCTCTCCACATCGCACACCATTGTAGCGGACTTGATGGCTTGGCCCATTTGTCTTTGCTCTTAAAATAAATGAAAACTCCTGTTATTGGAATGGGCGTATCAGCTTTAATGCGGACTTCGCCTTCATCATAAAATATCATTGGCTCTTCGCCGGCAGCTTGGGGATCGTAACCCGTATCTTGATCGATAGTCGCTTGAATAATTACATGGAGGGTTTTACCTGCATTCCTCTCAACACCCCAGACGTCTGCGAAACTAACAGCAACGTTCCAGGCAGTTGACCAGCTACCCCCGCAATTTCCTTCGCACTTTGCAAGAATAAAGTCTCGAGCTTCTCTTCTGCTCATTCCGGTATTTTCATCACCCCAGACTCGGCATGTTTTACGAATGACGCTAGCCAGCTTTGCAGAGCCCATATCAATCTTCATGCCGCGCCAGACCATTCTTTTCTCTGGATCTTTGGCGTAATACTGCCCCTGTTCTTTGAGGAGGTCGCGCACACACTCTCTAAGCTCTTCCTGTTCGATCGCATCGATTACTCCCGGTGCGACCGGAACGTCTTGTGCGTCTATCGTCGTAAATATTTGCGGTATTTTTTTCATCTTAATATCCACTCGAAGTTTCTAGATCCCAAGGGCCCCAGGTACCATTGTCAATAATCTTCACTCTTGCCTCGGACCACGGATACCGAATTACATTATTAATCTCGTTAATTTTTCCAGCGTGATAATAAAGGGCAGCTGGTAGCTTGAGGTCTCTTCCATTAGATTTATCGATTACCATTCCATCAATCTCAACCCAGGCATGACCGAATGTAATTCCCTCAATCGGCCCTTGGCCCATGACTTCACCATGAACCAATACGAGACCGCAGTTATCCTTACCGAATGTACATTCTTGCATCATGTATTGCCCGGCGGCCTCATAGCAATCTCCATTAGCTTCCAGAGCTTCCTGCTCTTGAACCATTTGACGCAATGATGCCTGCTCCCTTATCACAGTCTCAGTGAAGTTAGGGAGACCTTCTACGCAATCTCCTACTTGGATTCCGTTTTTCTTGAACCAGTCGGCATTCGTTTCGAGCGCATACTTTGCTGGAGCCCTGGATTTCACCGATGTCCGATTGTGAGGGTACATTCTTTCTATATTAATAATCGTACCAGCTTCCGTGAGGTACGCAATGGAAAGAGGGATGTAGGTATTCTCCATCCAAAACGAACGGTAATCGTTATCTGGAAAAACGAAAAGCATTCCATCATCTGCCCCAAGAGAATGACGATACATGAGACCACGATTTCTAGTCTCGTTTGTGGTCGCAAGCTCGACGCTTATTTTCTTGGCGCAGATATAAAGATCAACGTTCCCGGGATCGACCTGGGACGTCATGATTTCTCTTGCATATTCTCTCAGCAACTTCATTATACATTCCCAAAAATCATTTTCAGATGCGGACTCCCGGACTCACCTGAATAGCCTCTAGAATACCAGCCCTCGTAGCCAGCCGGGTACTGACCCGTTGGGTGTGCGCCAACCCAATCAATGTCTCTCCGAACGACAGCTTGAACCACATCTGGATCAATGATCGCAGGGATACCGGCCTTGATCGCTATCTCAGCTGGCTTACCGGAAAGCTCGGCGAATGTGCCTGGTTGCCGCAGCATGTTCAGCAACTCAGTGATGGAAGCTCGAATGCCTTTTCCACCATCATGACCCATTCCACCAATCTTTAAATTAGGACCTCGCATCTTACCAAAGACCACCGCGTCAGGATCTGGATCCTCATCGACATCGACTGCCCGAAAAACAGTGTATGAACCGGGTAGATCATTTGGACTTTTTACTTTAATGTTGCCTCCTGGAAGAGAAGCGTACGCGGTGGTCACCAGATCAAATATTTCGTCATCCAAATCGATCGTGCTGGCGTCATGAAAAGCAATCTCCTCTTCGGGGACATCTAAATAAATGCTTTTCCCGGGAGTAATATCGCTGAACTTCTTTTCTAATAATACATCTCGTATAAGCCTTCTGAGATCGTTCCCTGTTACTTCGATAAGCTCACGGTTTGCAAATTTGGAATTGATATTGAATAAAAAATTCTTCAACACCGCGAACTCCACCTCATGTTTGGCAATATTAACAGCATCAACAATCGTATCAAGACTTGGGTGACGAAGTTGTTCAAGTTCATCCTTAATATACTCATCTGAATCGAAAACCCAATTTAAGAACCTTCCAGGAAGATCTTGTTTCTCCTGAAGAATTATTCTTCTAAGTTGTCGTCTTGTAATTTTCATTTACGCGCCCCGACCTTTTACGACCTGTACGGCGCAGTAAAAGTCATCGTATGTATACTCACCAGGGTATGCTGCCAAAGCATCATCAATCGCAATATTGTTTGAATCAGTTGTTATGGGTATTCCAAGCTCAAACCCAAATTCTTGTAGTACTGCGACGGCTTCGTACGCTTCATTCTCTGGAATATTATGAGAGTTGCACCGACCATCGCTGGTTTGCCAGCCCTTACTAGACCTAAGGTTAGCGTTTCCGCGATGACTATCAGCAAATTTCCGGTCTGCTAATGTTTCGTGTTCATCGCTATACCAGTCGCCGGTGGCTTCTCTAATAATTCTTCTAAGCTGTCGTTTTGTGATTTTCATTTTGCCGCCTCAAATGAATCGTAAGTATCCATTACCGTTGTGCCGTCAGGAAAAAGAACAGTATACTGCGTACCATCCGGATCTTTATCAATTTCAATGACTTGTCCAACCTGGTCTCCCACAGTCTTCTCGTAGTCTCCACCCCATTCATCACCCTCGAAATCAACCTGGCGAACAAGATCTCCCTCTTTCCAATGAACTTCTTGATGACGTTCGTAATCAGTTCCCTTCTCCCAGCCCATAGAGGCTTCTATTTCTGCGTCAGTCAGTTCTACGTCAAGGTCATCGTATTGTGAAGCGCCTTTTCCAACTGGAGCGTCTTTATCAACCCATGGTCCGCCCATATCATATGGAAGTTGTTCATAATTTGTTGGACGAGCCTCAACAATTATTGCTTCTCTAATAATTCTTCTAAGCTGTCGTTTTGTGATTTTCATTCTTCATCCTCTTCAAGCTCTTCAAGAGTTTTCTTGCTCCACTTGCTTTTGGGCATTAGCTTTTCGATCCTAAATGAAAGGACCTTCATCCCATTGACAGTAGGTTGACCGAGATCGTCTGTTCCAAGCTTCTTTACCACCGTCCGCTTATTCTTAAAGCGTCCAGTTAGGATCACATCACCAACCTCGAGGTCTAAAGCAAGCTCCTCAGCAATGATTCTCCTAAGCTGGCGCCTTGTTATCTTCACGGAGATGTCCTCATTGGTCCATCCAATAATTCTTCAAGCATGGTAATGAGAGCTCGTACGTCCCTTTGGGTTCGGAACTTGATGGGTACATCCCCCGGAGTTTTTAGCTCCATCACGAGTCCGTCTGCTGACCACTCCGCGAATACTGGGACCTGTCCAATTGCCGATGCTACATACGCTTCACGTAGTCGGCGGGGACCAATAAATTCCCACTGGCTCAGCCACCCAAATGTATCGTCTAACCAATTGCTGATGACATGCGCGGCGTCTTGTTCACCATATTCTGCTAGCTCAGCCCTATATTCTGCCATGACAGAAGAGGGTAAATTTACGATTGGTGGAAGATTATCAAATCCTTCGGTTGAATCATGATCCCCGAGCTCCCACTCAACTGCTACTTGTTGTATTTTTTTAGAAGCCATCTGTTCTTTAATAATTCTTCGAAGTTCGCGTTCTGTAATTTTCATGTTGTAGCCTCAAGGTCTGTCCATGGTAAAACCTTTTCTGGATATTTCTCCTTATATTCTTCTATACCTTGCATGATACCGTCATAAACAGAATCAGCAACAATGTCTTTCATAATCTGTCTTGAGGGTCGATCAGTGTAAGGGTCCCTATAATATCCCCCCATTCGTTCTTCGGTCGGAAGTGACTTGTACATATCATTGACATCTTCATCAGCACTGTACGTAAGAAGCGCGTCTGCAACGTCTGCTGTTACGTCTTGACCAAAGCCGCTAACGTAATCCTCAGGTGAGCTCCATTGCCCGTAGCCCTGGTCCTGCCACATGCTTGGACTATGAACCGCATCACCCATTGTATCCATTGCCCAATCCTTTCCTGCTTGGACTGCATCTTCCTGGACCTTCTTCACAGTACGCTCATATTTTTCCTCTTCGGCCTTCTCTTCTTCTTCTTGCTCTCGATCCCAGGCATCCCAATCATAATTGTCAAGCTCTTGTGGATCGCTTTCTTCAGGCTCCTCTTCTTCAAGTTCTACAAGCCCGATTTCAAGGGGTGTATACCCAGCTTCGAGCCAGACTTCACCAGTTTCTGGATCAACAACATCGTGCATTGTTGTGTCTTCCGGTTCAAGCTCATCAAGAAAAAGCATCATGTCTTCTGTGGTCTCAAAACGAGGAACCATGTATCCCTCTTTTTCTTCGTTCAACAGAGCTTCTCGGATAAGGCGCCTTAACTGGCTTCTTTTAATCTTTATATTTTCTCCAACGGCCTTTTTACGACCTTCGTCCTCGTACCAATCTAAGTGTCCTGGAGGCAATTCTTCTTTTTCTCTCTTGGGCATTCGTGCCTTTGCAATCGCTAAAGCACTGGCTGCCAATATCTCTATTGTGGGGACTGCGGCTAATGCATAAAAAGCTGGATGGATCGCTCCAAGTACACTTGGCAGAATAGCGTGTTCAAAAACTTCTACCCCGACCACAGCTGGAGCTATTTTCCATCCCCATCGATCCTGGGCTTTCTTAACCAGCGAATGGATGTCATCAATTTGATTCTTTGCATATCCAACCGCTTTCTCTAAAGCATCTATCACAAATTCTTCGGTGATCCTTCCGCTAAAATTCTCCAATGCGTACTCGATCATCTCGGTCTTTGTCGCGGGTGGGATGTTCTTATCTTTCGCTTTTTGAGGATGCTCCCATCCCCAGTCGTACCCAAGCACATACATCTCGGTGGTCTCACCATCGCCGATTGCATCATCATCTCCGACCGCAGGTGGGTCCGCATAGTCTTGGGTTCTTGCATCCCAACCGCCATGAAGCGCACCGTCTATGAATTCGTCAATATCTTCGTCAACCTCACGTTCACGAATCATCTGAACCAGCTCAGGTGCAGCATCCATAATCACATCATCCAGAATATCGTCCACGTCTCGAAGCAAAGCAGTTCGTTCTTCGGACTCGACTATTATTCTACTGATTCTGTTACGAGTGATTTGCATCAGTAATACACGCCCCCTCTAGTCTTGATATCGGGGTGCTTGTCTACCATCTTGTCTTTAAGGTGACCAATCTCTTTCCGCATCATCTTTCCAAAATTAACATTATCGCCAGGTTGCGGGACTGTTTGGTACCAGTGATCCATTAATTTACTAGCGATGCCTGTACCTTGAGCATCCCCGCGGGTCTTCATATAGTCGATATACCAATGAGTGTTTTGGCCGTCGTTATAGGTCCCCTGGGAATGATAATCTAAAAATCCAATAATACAAACATCGGAAACACCAGGGACAATCTCTTCAAGAACTGGCTTTTTAAGTCGCCTGCTATGGTTCTTTGTATACCTGCGCCAGTTTTCCCATTCTTTGAAATAAGCGTCACGATATTCTGGAGGCTCTGTTACCGAGTTGTCGCAATAAGCTATCCGCTTAACATCACCGTATCGATTATATGTAAGTGGAGAATCAAGGGTACGAAACTCGGTCCCTTCATTTAATAATTCACGCACGCACTCGCGTAGGGTAGCTTCAAGGACCGCTGTTTCAACCTCTTCAGCTTCTCTGATGAATAGGTCTACAGCTTCCTTAATTCTTGGAAGGTGCTCTTGCAATTCTTCATTATCGATTTCTGCTGCTTTTTCGAAAACGCTATCAATCAAGTCTTGATTCGCAGTTAGTACTTTCTTAAGTTTGACAATGTAGTCAGATGTATCAGTGAACTTCTTATTTTTAACGGCGGCTTGGCCAGCCTTAGACATCGCCTTGCCACCCTTCCCCAATTTCGAAAGTGCGATTGCAACCTTACCACCCTTCCCAACAAGGTCTCCCAGCTCAGGAATAATAGAGACCAAAGACAACGCTGAAAACAAATAATCACCTTTTCGGGCATAGTCTAAAGCATTGGCAAGATCTGCAAATTCACCGACACCGGGTATAAGACCCACGACATCTAAAGCGATATTATAGGCGCTAGTCTCTTCTTTAAGAATCATTCTACGCGGCATTCGGCGGCTCCTCTATACAGGGCCGCGCTTTATCGATAGCGGCCGGTACGACTAAATATCTTTTTCCGCGGTAAATTAACCACCTCATTGCATCCAGAGGGTGAAGAAATAGCTCCATTAGCAACACGATAAGCCGTTATCCTCACTGATGGTGCAAAACGCTTACATAACTCCGCGACAGCGCGAACATTATTCTCATTATCATCATAAAAAATTAGCTCTTCAGGTTTATACTTTTCGAGATAACGTGTCAATACAACAGTCTTTGCAACTGCACTGTCTTCGCTCATATCACCCACAGTATACAAGCGAGAGGCGTCGATGCTGACTCCATTGTCTTTAAGCAACTGAAGGATCTGACGACGGTTGTCGGGCTGGATTGTGGCGCCCTGCGATGGGCTATACAGCTCTTTCTTACCACCACGCGCAGTTACAATAAGCGCCAAAGTGTTAGGGTCTGATTCGGCTTCGGCTAGCTTACGAAGCATTGGTGGAATTATTTCTGCAGTTTCAATATCAAATGTTGATGTTCCAGCGTAATCGATGATATCGTCAAAGCCATGAGCATACTCTTCGTATAGAGCAAAATTTGCAGAATCAAACCAATAGAAGTCGTTTGATCTTCCGCTATACTGAATATTGTGATCTAATAGCCAGTCTTCGAATGAAGAATCTGGCACACCGGACGCATCAATACGTTGCACCGCAACTTGCGATTCGGTGGTGGCTAGTGTGTCATCAAAATCAAATGCAACTATTTTTCTAATCGTCATGAAATACCTTCATTCTTAAATATAATAAAGGGAATACTTATATTTTTCATGAGGGGGCGAAACGGTTTCGACAGGGTATTAAGAGAGGATAGTGCAGGTGGTCTCACGAAATAGCAGACCTTAAGTGCGGTTTCAAAAATTTAATTGCCAATAACAATTATTACTACGAACAAGCTCTAGCAGCTTAATCGGGTGGTCGCCCAAGACCATCTATCCAATTTGGGCTAAGTGGTTGATCCCACCGAAATAAATAAGATCAACACTCCTTCGGCCACGGACTATGGAGGATAACACACAGTGGATGCTTTGTTGGTTTAAAGAAACTAACTAAACCTGTGAATGACTTGAATTTTGAGATGCTTTGGACGCGGGTTCGACTCCCGCCGCCTCCACCACTTTTAAGGAGAGATAGATGGATTTTTTAGCTAATAAATGGGTAAGCCTCGTATGTGCAGGTGTCAACACTCTTTTTGCTTTCCAGTCATTTGTGGCTGGAAGCTGGATTATATTCGGGGTGTGCTCTGTTTTTGCAGCGTTTTGTTTCAGAAACTTTTTAAGAGCCCGCTAAAAGGGGGACGTAGCTCAGTCGGGAGAGCGCCTGCTTTGCACGCAGGAGGTCGCTGGTTCGATCCCAGTCGTCTCCACCACCATTCTTTGTTATAGTTAAAGGGTAGCAACATATTTATAACATTATGAGAACGAATATAATCTTAGGAACGAGGTATGGCTTCGACAACGTGGAACAGGGTTGGTCTGAGCCAGCCCGCGCTGAAAGAAAAAGAAAAAGAAATATCTGATTCAGAAGACGCTATAATTGCAAAGAGGTTAAAAGAGATTATGCCAGATCCAAAAATAGACGAGGAGCAAATAATGACAGGTGGCGAAAAACAAGACGACACTTATATTAACACGCCAGATGTTGGAGACGATTTTGACTTCGTGATGGCCTATGACGATGATCCTGCTGCTGGGGATGAAAGACTCCTACCAGATAATTCAGCACCATCCGCAATCAATTGCGGCTTTATTGGCGTTGGTGGTGGTGGTGGAAAAATTGTAAAAGCGTTTCTTGACGTAGGCTTTACAAAAACGATTTTGGTTAACACCACAGAAAAAGACCAGCCAGGGGGTGTTGACCCACAGCACTTCGTCTTAGTACCAGGCGCAGATGGTGTCGGGAAAGATATTGCTCTCGGAAAAAAAGTCATTGCAGAAAACAGCGCATTCGTTGAAGATGCAGTACGAACCAGAATCGGTCATGTAGACTGGTTGTTTGTTGTAGCAGGTGGGGGCGGAGGCACTGGAAGTGCTTGCCACGAACTCGATGCGTCTCTTAACAGATATCTCCAGTCCATCGAGGCTTCAGGAAAAGTTGTTTATATCATCACCAAACCAACGGCTCAAGAATTACTTAATCCGACAATCAAAACAAATTATGCATCGCTTTTAAGCGATGTGGGTAATAGCCCGTACATTATCATTGATAATGAACGTCAACTTCAATTGCTTCGTGGAAAAGCTGGGCTACTTAATATGATGCCTGTTGCGAATAAAAACTTTGCAAAGCTTGTTTCACAAGTCTTTAAGTTGGCATCAGAGCATACCGAGGTGCAAACATTTGACACGAAAGATCTGGAAAGATGTTTGAGCACACCTGGTAGAATGGTCATCGGAAGTACAGTTGTAAGAGACGTTAACAGAAATGACCTGGGATCGTTGGTATATCAAGGATGTTTAAGATCCTCACCATGTCCCACTCCAAGCGGAGGCACAGAGACTGGTGCTCTTTTGCTAATCGTCGACAACGCTATGGCATCTGACCCAGATGTAGGTCGACGACTTGAGTCTGCTTTCTCGTATGTAGGCGGAAGAGCAAAAACAGTTTTCTCAGGAATTTATATCAAAGAAGGTATCCCTGGGCTTATAGCAATCACACTTCTTGGTGGGCTGTAAAAAGCAGGGCAAATATCAACTCTTTGTGCATATTTAATGGATGTTCACCCATCATGATACAGGGAGATATACCACATGAAGATTTCTAAGCGCCAATTGCGCAGAATTATTAGAGAAGAAAAATATAAGATGCGTGAAGGTTGTGGCGACGCTGCCCCCGTCGATGTCATCGATGTCATCGAACCCTCTCCCGAGCCGGCTCTTATGGCAGAGACGGAAGGGGCCGATGGTGATCTTGTTGTTGAAATGGAAGTTGCAAGTCGAGCGCTTGAACAGGTAGTTGAATCGGTCCAAAATGCCGCTCATCTTTGTCCGGACTGCACAGGTCCAATTGCTGCACAAGCTCAAATTATGGAAGCAGTAGTCGCACAAGCAGAAGCCTTACAAGAAATGCTGGATGCTCAAACTCAACTCGTTTCAGAATCTGCTGGCTTAGGATCAGAAACAGGTGTTATTGATATTGCAATAAACGAGCTCTAAAATGAGAGTGTCTAAAAAGCAATTACTTCGGATTATTAGAGAAGAGCTTTTTCGAAACGAACAAAGAATTTTTCGTGAAGCGATTAATGGCATACTCACCGAGGGTATTTACGACCCTGGAATTCTTAAAGCCGTATTCATGGCAGGTGGACCAGGAAGCGGAAAGAGCTTCACAGCCAAAGCATTATTTGGTGGAGTCCAAGCTAGCGAACTTACTACAGCAACCAACACTGGTCTTAAAATCTTAAACTCAGACCCGGCGTTTGAAAAGTATCTTAATGATGTGGGAGTCGATCCAGGTGATCTTGCTACAATAGCAGAAGATGATCCAGAACTTGCTTATGAACTTGGTCTGGATGATGAGAGAGGTATTCCACCCGACTCCCCCCGAGGAAAAGCAAAAAGATATAAGACGTCATTGCAAAGAGCTTGGACTGGACCCAACTCACGGCTTGGTATCATTATTGATGGTACCGGTGATGATTTAGAGAAAATTACCACCAAGAAAGCTGCGATGGAAGAACTTGGGTATGACACATATATGGTGTTTGTGAACACCACCCTTGAAGTTGCCCAAGAAAGAAACATGAAGCGTAAAAGAAAGCTTCCCCCACCGAAAGTGGAAGAAATCTGGACTGACGTGCAAGCCAACCTTGGAGCATTTCAAAGCCTGTTTAGCCAGGCAGCCATCACGATCGTTGATAATACAGTGTATGGTCCGCTACCCGAAGATGTAGAAGCGGCAGTGGATGCCTTTATCGCGCGTCCAATCCAGAACCCGATAGGTCGACAATGGATTGAAGATCAGCTTTCCACACGGGGTGGTGGAACCAACAAGGAAAGACGTACTTTACTGGGACAGTAGATTGCTCTTTTCGTCTACGTAATCAGCTATTTGTTCTAAAGCTTCGCGTATGAATGCAACCGTCGTTCCATCCACATACAGCGTGATTAATTCTTTTTCCCATGTTGTTGCTGCTTTTAGCTTTTCATTATCAACAACCAGTGCAACTTTGTCCTTATAAGGCCCCTTAGTAAATTTCCAAAATGGCATAGATAAACTCCTACCTACATTATTATTATATCTTATTTTTGAGGTAATTTGCACGGGTAAAAGTCTTTAACTTCAAATACTTTTTCAACCTCTTTATAATCGACTGCTATCATGCGAGAAGTAAATTTCACTTCGACGAAGGTACTGGACAGAGCCGGAAATCTTCTAATAACGATCCCATGTTCCCCGGAGGACTTATGACGAATCATGTCTCCGGGCTTTATATACGATGCCATAATCGTATCCCACGCGTTTCTAGCCATTATCTCCTACTCAAACATTAGCTCCCTAATTAGCATGCGGACATCAGCTGTATTACTTTCAGTCACCGCTTCTAATGCCAGTTTTAAATCACTCCAGTGTTTTCGACTGATACTTGGAGGTGACCCGCTAGCCACATCCTCTAGCGTCCTCAGCGCGCTTTTATATTTATTGGCCTGACGTTCGGTTGGGCTGGTGGTTAGATTATGCAACATGTCCAAAAGCTTTACTCGGATGGCAAGTGGGTTCCCCAGTAGCGAAGAAAGATATACGTCATAACGAATTCCTTTCTCATGAGTCAACATCTCCACAGAGTCTAAAATTTCTTTAGCTGCGGACTGATCAGCCACTGATGCCATAATCCAAGCGCGCATTTCCTCTTTTGAAGACACATTACCAACTCGGGGACCGTCTTCTAGTGTATCGTGGAGCAGTGCAACAAGCTGTGCCTCTTTATCACTTGGATAATATCTTCTTGCTAAGTTTCGCACAGCACTCGGATGTGAAAGATAATCTTGGCCTGACCGTCGTTTCTGGCCCATGTGAGCCATTCGCGCGGTGGCATAGACGTCTTCAAAGTCTTCTTTAGAAAATCTTCTTTGAGGCATTACACAATCCGGAATTACTAAGTATCGCGGTAATGTGCAAACTTGACGCTAGCAGTAAATTTGAATAAAGATTATTAGGAAAGAAAGGAAAACACAAGTCATTGTTTTTATCGTAAACATTGATTCTCCCAAAAGCAAATATGTCAAGGTAGGAAAGACGAGATAAGAAATTCCAAATGCCAAAAACCTGGACGCCCAAACGCTATTGTTCAAAGCATCATAGGCAAATCGAGCGCCATAGTATGAACAAAGCGTAGCTGGAATAGCCACAGCTAGAGCAATATGTAGAGACCTTGTTTTCCATTCGGGTGAAATGAATTGAGTATTAGCAGCAAACCAAACCAACGTATGGAGCAGCGTAAAAAGAGCCGCAGCTGAAAGGAGCTTCATCCTACTCACCCAAAGGAGAGACAATTTCCTTAATGTCTAAAGCTGATATTTCCATAGTTTGATTATGGGTTAGAACAGTAAAAAACATCCCAAGCTCCTCAGAAGAGTGTACGTTGGTTATAACAGCTTGTCCTCCGCTATTAAGGACTATTATGTCGCCGAGCTCAAGTTTTTCTACCTCGCATTCTTTTACCATGTACATATCCACCGCATATATCCTATCTCTATATAGGACTTCGAACCATGGGTCACCCGTTTTGAGACCGGGATGCTCCTCCACGCATAAAACGCGAGCTCCTGGAGGGGGATAGAATGTAGGTAAGGGCATTTGGTGAAATACATCTAGAACTCTTAATAGCTTACCCTTCATTTTTCACCTCGTCAAATAGAAACATGTCGCAAGGACCAAATAATTTTCCATTATGAATAACATCAATCGATGTCTTTAATGCTAAAACTTCAACCGCCCTCACTCTTCGTTGCTGATAGGTGAGATCTTTTTCTTTTGGGACAGTCACCACAATACACACTTCTCCCTCGGGTGGGTAATCGTGAGAAAGAATATCTCTTCGTAAGTGAAAGCAATACTTACTTCCCTTTCGTCGAGCCAAAGAACCCTTTCTTATCATAGCTGAAGTTCCTCCCAGGTTCCATCCCAATTGGTGTATCTTACTTTTTTGATACCCGCTTTTTGCATTTCACCTACGCAAAAGAAGCATGGCTTCGCCATCGAAAATGTGTGGTCACACTTTTTAAACCTCATTACTTCTACCTCATCACCCGGCTCTGCGAACCGGAGAACATTCATTTCAGCATGCATATGAGAGCCCCAGGTACCATCAGAGTACTGGCGCTTAAAGCGAGGGTGCGTTTTATATGTATTTTCACCAATACGCACAACTTTCCCGTTGCGACGTAGAATAGCAGCTAGATGGTATTGTCGACCATTAGACATAGCTAGCTCCTTAGCTCGATAGTACACTTGGCATGTCAGTCCTCCAAATCTGTGACAGTCTTAATATCACACTTTACAATTTTTTCGATATTTTCTTGTACGGTTTTGTGCTCGTCGGTCCAGAAATCATAAAAATTTCTTACCCAATACCGGTATACAGTTGGTTTGTAAGTATATGCGGTTGGCTTTTTGTTAGTCAACGCAACAACCCAATCTCTTACAGATTGCAAATCACAACCTGTTAACTTGACCGGACATGTTCCAGATGGAATTGCAATAAGACAAGGTGTGTATTCTACCTTCACATCTGCCTTACGTCCCCAGTCTTTTGATATACCTTTTCTAGTACGTGTTCTTCGGGTCTTCTTTTTCGCCACAACTTCTCCTCATATACTCAATTATTATATGAGAGAAGACTAAGCTTTTCATTCCCAGATGACCATATAGGGAATCTCTGGATCATACTGGTCTTCAGCTCCCACAGCAGAGGTGGGAATAGAGTAAGCCGTTCTATTGTCACTTCCAACATACCCAGTCATTCTTAATCCAACACAGTCTTCCATAATCGTCACTTTATCAATGGATGTAGGATAATAAAACCCTCGTTCACCCCGTCGTGACTTCATGACTCGTTGACCTTTTCGTAGCTTAATTTCACTTGACATTGTTTTAGTCCTCCCAACAAATTAACTCAATGATGTTTCCTTCCGAATCAGCTTTGTAAATATAAGAGCTTCCATCGCGATGTACTTTTACTTTCTCCCCATCTAGCTCTTTTTTTGAAGAAACACGAAATGCAATATGAGGTGGGTGCTGGCTTGGTGTAACGAGAGCAACCCAGCAGCAATTAGCGGCATCACCAATTAATAACATCGCCCAAGTATCATCTACGTAATGTACTCTTGCACCTAAATTTTCTTTATACCACTCGATCGCTCGATTGATGTCCTTTACCTGTATTGCTACATGATCGAGCTGCATGTTTTTCTCGTTGTTTAAAAACGTACTTAAAAATATCTTCTGCTTCTTTCTCTGAGCCGACATACTTTCTACGTGTATTAAAAACATAATCGAAGATCGGCAAACGTACACCCCAGTTTTTGTGTTGATCAGACGCTAAGTGGTGAGCGAAATGCCATGGAAAATACTTGCGCCCCCACAGGGGATATCGGTGCTGTAAATTATGAATGACATAATATGAAACCGCAGAATATAGTAGTGTCAAATAAGCGAAGGGAAAGAAAAACAACACTGGTAAATGCGCGATTACAAGAGAAAATAATGCCCGTTGCTCAAAATCGTTTCGTGGATCGAGGTGCCATGAGGCATACTTGGGATCGCCCATCCTATTTTTTCGAGATGAAGAATGATGGTCTTTGAAGTGGGAAGCAAAAGCTGATTTAGCTGCACGATACCGGCCATGCAGGTAAAATCTATGAGCGCAATATTCTAAAAAATGTCCGTAAATCCATGCAACGAGAATTTGACAAACAATAGCTGTGTAACCCACCTCTGACGCCTTAAAGCTTGTTGTTCAATTCTAAATAACGAAGTTAACAGTTTTTATTTACTTTCTTTTCCGTTTTTGCTGTTTTTTTCTCTTAACACGCTTTTTTCTCTTTTTCGTAGAGGGTGCTTTCTTCCTCGAGGGTGACTCATCTTGATAAAGCATACTGTCTTCTTGAAATTGCTCTCTAGCAAGTTTTGCTGCTTGAGCTTTTCTTTTCCTAATTTTGCTTATCTTTCGAGTCAACATCGATCGCTTTAAGCTTGAAACCCTCCCCAAAAACAAAACACCCTCTAGATGATCGTATTCGTGCTGCAAACATGCCGATGGGAACCCAACAGTCCTAAGAGTATGCTGGCTACCGTTTCTATCAGAAAATTTCACTTCGCAATTTTCATAACGTTTCACCCGAGCACCCACTTCTGGTACCGAGAAGCATGCCTCATTTGCAACGAATTCTTCTCCTGAACACTCGATCGTAGGATTGATAATTTCCATATATTCGCCATCAAAACCCTCGATGCCAAGCATTTGAGGATTAATGACAAAGGCTCTTAAGTGATAGCCAATTTGTGGCGCCGCCAAACCATAGCCCTGGGTGACGCGGAATGTATCAACAAGATCGTCTAACTTGGCAAAATAAGAATCAGTGAGCTTAACGGGTACACACTCTTTGAATAAAGACCTGTTTGGCCACGTAACAATCTTTTTGTACACTACTCATCCTCATTTTCTTTTGCAAATTCAGACCACCATACGCCGAAACAAATAGTGGCAGTGACCCCGCTAAACACAACCTGCTGAACTTCTCCTAACGCAGCAAAAAATGAAGCGACACCAAAATTTAAAAATGTCAAAACAACAAATATTCGACCCTTCCAACTCTTTGGAATCATAATCTCTCCTATTTTTTCTTTCGTCTTGGCCGTTCGGCAGCGGGAGTGTGCCAAGCTTTGTCTATTACTTCATCAGCCTGCTTAGAGCTACGACGCTTCTTTAATGACTGCTTGACTTTCTTCTTGCTACTTTTTACAATAGTCTCTGTAGCGATCGGCGCTTGAAGATGGCTTAGCACAACTGGAGATGTGGGTAGCAAAAGATTGCTCTTCTTGCACCACTCATTCAATTCATCGATTGTTTTAATCGAATGATTTTCAAGCCACTCTTTTAGATTAATTTTCCGGCGAAAAATCCACTGCTCAAATGTTCGTCCACTAATTCCAGTCATCCTCATCTCCCCACGAACCGGCTGCAAAAGAGCCATGTCTATCCCTTGCAGCTTCTTCAACTATCAATTGATTACGTGTTCTAGTAATAAGTATTTCCACAGTCTGAAAAACATTATCGGGCATCTTTCCACCCTCAAAACACTCCCAAGGAGTGTTCTGTAACCAAAATAATGCTTTTTCTAAATTTGGGGGTGCTACCATTAGCATCACTTGAAGCTCATTCACAAAATTGTCTGTAAGCTCTTCGTCCCAATTCAGGCATTCCAGCAGCTCCGTATGATCACGGAGCTGCTGGACTTGTCTTATAAATGTTGCTAAAATCACAAATCGATTCCTTTTACCTCGGACATGATGTCTGCAACGCTTTCCTGAAATCGAGGATCGAGCGCAATTCGATCAATCTCCGCATCTGTCATTTCGTAAAGATCACAAACTACAGTCGCCACCTTCCGCATTCCACTTAGGAAATAATTTCTGGCAGCAGAATGCTTCATTGAGTCTCCTTCGCTGGTCATGATTTCAGCGATTTCTCGATAACCCTTCCCGCCTCGATCTGCGACGGTCGCATATCCATGTTGTGCTTTAAACCCTTTTGGCATACTCATGTTAACGGCTCCTCTGAAGACGTACAAAGTCTTTCTTAGAAATTGGAAAATTCTTCGAATCGGTATCTTCTTCCGAAAGCCCAAAACGAAGACGAATGATCTTTTCTTCACGCGGTGACAGCTTCATCAGCGCTTCAACAAGGGCACCTCGGAGAGTGACCTTGTCCATATCGTCCCCCGGGTCTCTATCGTCGACCCCACCCACAAGCTCAGCAAACGTTCTGCTTCCAGAATCGCTCTTGCTGACTGGTGCATCAAGCGACAATTGTGGCGCGCCCGACTTCCGAATAGCTTTTAGCGTTTGAACTGGCACGCCCACCGCTTCGGCAACCTCCTCTGGAGAGGGCTCGCACTTAAATGCTTCCTGATACTCTTCAGAGAACTTGTACGCCTTGTACATGAGCGCTCTTGCAGAGGTGGGCATTTTAATTGCGCCAGATTGGCCTGCAACATGAGACTGGACCGCTTGTCGAATCCACCACACAGCATAGGTGCTGAACTTAAAGCCTCGGCGCCAATCGAAGCGATCCACGGCCCTGATCAAACCAAGATTAGACTCCTGGATTAGGTCCTCAAATGAGCACCCTCGATCTCGAAAGTTTTTTGCGATTGAGATGGCCAGTCTGAGATTTGACTGGATCATCTTGTCACGGGCGTATTTATCACCCGCTTCTATTGCTTTTGCCAACACAACTTCTTCTTCTCTAGTGAGAAGAGCGTGCTGACCTACGTCTTGAAAATAATTGTCTAGAGCCATAATTTACCCCTGAAGAATATGTGAATGAAAAATAAAGCAATTGGCTAAATCACTCTATAATACTATTATACCACAATTAACCGTTACTTTGCACGGCGGAAATTCTTTTTCTTTAAATAAGCTTGGTGCGCAATTTTTCTCCTCTTTCGAATCTCGTGTTCACGAAAAATATAACAAATTTCTTCTTCTAAATCTTTGTGAAATGCCCGGTTGCTGGTTCTTCTTCGTAACCTATATCTCTCTAAGAGCATTTCAACCTTATGGTCGTGCATATACGAAATACTTTCCATATTCACTTTCATAAATGGCTCTGCTCTCATTCGCTTTTTAGACATTTTCGCTTGATTGCTCCTCATCAGTGACCATCGCACACCCAATCGATAATAGGTTAACCGCAACACTTGAAGCGTTTGTTAACGCTAAACGAGCGACCTTGACGGGATCAACAATTCCAGATTTATTAAGATTGCATATTTCATTGGATAATCCATTATATCCGTACGCAAAGGGTTTTTCAAGCATTTTTTCTAAAATAACCTCTGGTACAGCGCCACAATTTCTAGCTATTTGTTTTAAGGGTGATGTAGCTGCTTTATACAAAATCTTTTCCCCGATCGAAGACTCATTCTTTAAAAATTCCATCGCAATTCTAGCGAGTATTGACCCTCCGCCAGGGATGATGCCCTCTTCGATTGCGGCTCGTGTTGCATAGATAGCATCATCGACTCTATCTTTTCTTTCTCTGATCTCTGCTTCTGTCGCTCCACCCACCCGAAGGATACCAATTCCACTGCTCATACGTCTTACACGACGATCTAAAGAAGCTGTTGTTTCACTACTTGCCGTGTGTTCTTTCCTGGCATTCAAGATATCTTGAATTCGGGCTTCTCTGGCTTCTACGCTACCAGCTGCGCCTATGAATACACTTCTGAAACGATACGCTAACATCCGGTCGCAACGACCCAAGTTTTCCAACGTATAATTTTTCCAGGATGATGGCTCATCAGTTAAGAGCTGACCGCCCAATAAAATAGACAAGTCTCGTAATGCCTCTATTCTCGCATCACCGAACTCTGGCGCTGCTAATGCGCAAGACCTAATAAGGTTCTTCGAATGATTTAAGATGACCGCCTGCAATGCTTCTCCCATTATTTCAGGAGAGATAAATATTATAGAGCGATTTGTGTGGGCCGCTTCTTCTAAAAAATGTATAATATGACTAAGCATATGAATTTTGTGAGTCGTGATTAAAATAGCTGGGTTTTCGAGCTCACAGCACATCCGAGATGGACGATTTATGAAATAAGGTGAAACATATCCTCTGTCGACCTCACACCCATCCACAACCTCTAGTGATGACTCAAAGCCCTTTGCTTCGTCTACAGTGACAACACCTGTTTCACCGACAGCTTTTAGCGCATCAACAATGAGCTCAGCAAGATCGCTCTCGCCATTAACAGAGATATTGGCAACTCTTAATAGGTCTTTATCTGATTTCACTGGACTGGATTTTCGCTTAAGCTCATTAACTAGCTTCTGGGTAGCGCCGCGGATACCGGTCCGAATATCATTAAGTTCATGTCCGGCGTTAAGGGCCTTTAAGCCTTCCTGAAAGATCGCAGCAGCCAAGACGGTGGCGGTTGTTGTGCCGTCTCCTGCTTCTTCTGCTGTACGCTGTGCTGCTTCACGAACTAGATGAACGCCCATATTTGCAAATCGGTCCCGAAGATTTATGGCTCTTGCGACTGTTACCCCGTCTTTCGTCAAAATAGGTGATGTTCCGTCTCTTTCAATCAGGACATTTTTTCCGCTAGGGCCCATTGTCACACGAACAGCAGAGTTAAGCATATCAACCCCGACCTTTACGGCTTCTCGAGAATCATCCGAAAAATTAATAATTTTAGATGAACTATCTATCATCCCTTAAGAAGCCTCTTGCCGCTCTGGCCTTCGACCATCGACCCGCGATATTCAATAATACGCTTTGCGTTTGTGACAACATCTTTTGCGACAAATAAGTCCCCTTCTTTATAGACAACCTCAGTTTGGGTGATCACCCCAGAGCTTCGTAGCTCATTTAAGATCTCTGTTGATAATGTATTGTGTTCCATCGTTTAATCCTTCAAATGGGGCAGAATATTTCTTCCAAGCCTTCTCACTAATCATACTCTTAAAACCAAGGTTAGTAAAGGTATCCAATATAGCTGCTAAGTTTTTTGATCCCCATGAAATTTGCAACGGCGATATGTCATTAAATGCAGTTAAGGCAATCAATTCAACATTTCTAATAAAGATTTCCTCTGCATCGCTGCGCTTTTCAAAAAAAGCTTTTCGGGCATTCTCATCCGTAGCAAGGACAGCAGCGCGCTTGTTCCCAATACCTCGAATCCCCGCAATGTTATCTGAACTATCGCCACGAAATGCTTTCCAAACTGCGTATGGGTATGAGGGCGCAGGACGGAAGCTTTTTGAAATGGGATTATAAAGCTGGGTACAAGGAGCGTCTTGGCACAACTGTATGAAGTCTGTGTCACTTGAAACGATAATTTTTTCATGGTCTTCGGGAATCGCCTCAAGGGCCAGATGCGCAATTACATCATCTGCCTCAGCTTCTGGATGGCGCAGTGTCACAAATGGAAAATCGGTACGAATTATTCGAATGATTTCCTTTCGTTGCGCACCAAAATTATCTTTATCATGATAAACGCGGTTGGCCTTATACTCAGGCAACGCCGCTAAACGCTTCTTTGGTTTTCCATCTAAAACGAAGTATACAAAATCCGGAGAAAACTTTTCTATTATGGGTTTTAGACTACGAAAAAATGCATGAACGATAACATTCTCATACGTACGTCTATAGCATGAGTGGCGAGCTCTAAAGATCAGATTATTTGCATCTAAAATCAAGTGCTTCATAACTAAGTCATCCTAATTTTTGCAACACGCCCATCATCTAAAGTGACCTGAGCCACTTCTCCTATTTCTGGTGGGGGAATTTCTTGCTTTATATTACCACCCAGCTCTGATGCAGCAGCAGAGGCCGCGGCTATAAGGTGACCGATAGCGGTCTCAGCAGATGACATCATTGTCATCCGGACTTCTTCCAAGCTTGCATAAAGTCTTGTTTTTCCTGGATTTACCTCATGCTCCTTTAACCCTTTGGGGGTGTTAATATGCAACACGTAAGCTATTTGAGCACCATCAATTCTAGTTCTTACAATTTTCTCTGCGACAAGTGCGGGTATCACCGATTCTGTTTTACTTGCTATAAAAAAGACAACTTGTCCTACTTCAAAGTCTTGTTCAGGTTCTAATTTCATCTATTGGCTCCAGTGTAATGGAGATCTGGGGCTCTTTGTTTGTCCACAGTTCCAATTTTTGCTTTGCTTTCCCCACCTCATAAATCGTCGTCGCCGACTTAAGATCATTCTCGTATCGCTTAAGATAATGCTCTCGCTTGTCATAAAATCCACCGATTAAGGGAACACACTTCTTAAAAGCTGACTTTTTATTCATACGTGATTTTCCCCTTGATCCCGGAGAAGGGACCTTAAAATCATCATATACTAAATCTTTAAAAAGGAAAACCCCCACATTCTCGTATGTACGATCAAAGAGAAGATAGAGGAAATCTAAACTTCCACCAGCTTCTAAAGATTTACGGTCGGCCTGAAGATGCCATGAACCGGCCTTGCCCTTACAGACCACCTTACATTCCAGCTCACGATTATCAAGCGCGGTGATAATGATATCAGGCTCACCAGTTCGACCATCATTTCGACATGCTCCGACCGCCATCCTAATTGCGTCAGCAAAGAAGTGCTCTTGTGCTGGTGACAAAATAATGTTTTGTCGGCCGACATCAGCTCCAAGATTGATGCCATGTCTTTGATAAGTCTTCTGCATGTCGTCTGCAAATGTCATAATATTATCAACTGCGCCTATTGCGGCTGATCTCGTAAGATATGATTGTAGCATACAAACCTCCACTGCTGTTGCTATAGTATTATTTTACCATAAAACAGCTCAATTTACACGCTACTCAACATTTTGATCGAGATTGCTTCGAATGTTTTCTGTGATCTTTTTCCCTTCGGTGACGGCAGTCGCCAGCGGATCTAATCCAAGCGCTTGCCTTATTGTATCATAAATGCTCGTCGGTAATTGATCACGTAAAGTATTCATATTCGCATATTGATGAAGATTAAGCTCCACAATGGGGACCTCCTCCCCGTCCAATCCGGGCTCGGTCTCTCCTGTATTGGTAGACTCAAAAATAAAAAGTACCCTTGGCATTTCTGCAGTATCGGGCACTTCAATAAACGGGATATGTGATGTCAACCCATCTTCAACTTCTTCATAGCAGATTTCGGGAATCCACTGTCTTTCTTCGTTCATAATACATCTCCTGAATGTGTCTTACTCTATTATAAGCACAAATTAGAAAATGAAAACTAAAGTTCTGATAACTCTTTAGCAAAGTTCATAATGAGGTCAGAATACTTTTTTCCGAGCGCGCTTGTCTTTGCGAGATCTTTAAGCTCCGCTGGGCCCATGTCCTCTGCAACGAAATCCATAACGTTCTGTAAAAGCTCTTGGCGAGCCTCTCCGACGCCACCCTGAAATGCTGCTGCAATGATTCCCTTCTCTAAGAGAGGAACGAAGTCTTCTGGCTTCGCGTCTTTTGGAAGGTTTTTCCCTTCGGGTGTTTTTCTAAGCTCGTCCATCATCGTCTGTGCTTCTTCATTGGGAGTCTGGGTTTGCTTCTCTGGTAGCGCTTCATCATCTTCTTGGACTGGTTTTTTCTGACTCTCTTCTTCTGCTGGTTTCGTAGCTACAGGTTCCCCCGTTCCAATAAGACGCTCTTTAGCAGAAGAAACAAGCTTTTCCACTTCGCTCATTTGCTGTGACAAATCAACGCCCATTGTCTTTAAAGCGTTGAATGGCGGGACCATTTCTTCTAAGCTGTTGGCTGAAACTAGTGCATTCAATGTGGCCATTTGGTCTTTGACATTCTGCTTCACTTCTTCAATTTGTTGTGCTTTATTCTCAACAAACTCTTGGGCATCTTTCTCTAATTGCTGGCCCCAGCTCGAGCTCTGGATTGCTTTATCAATCATCTCCAGCGCTTCCTGTTCAGAAAGCTCCACGGCTTCATCTTCTTTTTTCGGTTCCTCTTCTTTTTCTTCTTCCTCAAGAAGAGGCCCGTGCTGATACCCTTCTCCAAAGAATAGCGACTTGAGATCTCCTAAAAGACCTCGTACTGGTCCCTTTCCAGTATTAGACGTCGTTTGTACGTCTCGGTACAGCGTGTCCAGCTCAGGACTAAACATTCCCATTTTTTCTTTTGTAAAATCGATAACAGGTTCACCAATGTCTGCCGCTTGATCGAACATAGCTTTTCCAATCATTACTCCTGGGTTTGCCATGAACATCAAAAGCGCGGCGTCGCCTGTCTCAAGCGAAGCATTGATGTCTTTCATTACTGTCTCATATTCTTGCTTGTACTTATCTCGGTCAGAACGTTGCTTTGCAGCCATCTTCTTACGAAAGTCATTATCAAATGAAAAGTTGTGTCGTAATGTAGTAATCGTCGATGATGTAATATCTTTAAATGCGGTCTTGGCTACCTTAAGCACATTCGTAAACGGAGCAATAAATGTTTTGTACATATCACTGGTAGACGCGAAATCACCAAATTGGTTCTCTAATAACAACGGTGAAGAAGACTCATGAAGAATCTTTCGAATCTGTTCTCGTATAAACCGTTCGTCTGCGCTCATTCTCATTGCTCTTTAAACCTAAGCTTTATGCCCACCTGCTGGTAGTAATTATCTATTAGCCAGTGTTCAAAATCATTTAACTGCTGTCTTTTCGTCTTTGGGTCTCTTATCGAGAAATTTTTCCTCGCGGGTGAAGGGATGCTTACCAACAGAATCTTCTTTAAGTCCATCCAGTCGCTTATTTCACAGGCTCTACCAAGACTCACAGCTTCCTCAAGAATTTCGTCATGGGTCACCTATGACCTCCATGCCATAAGCGGCGGGAAAAACGTTTTTTTTGCCTTACGTCTTTTTGCCACAATTTTATCTTTTCGTCTTAAAAATGACCCAGAAAGACGGAATGCGCGTGCACCCAATTCCACATTTATTCCTGGAAAAGACTCTAAATAAAACTGTTTCTCTTCATGAATTACTGTCTCAGATAATATAAACTCAGAATTCCCTAAAAACAGTCCGTCAGAAAAACGCTTTACAGCTTCCACCAGATAACTCTGAGATGTTTTTGATAATTCTTCAACTCTTAATTCCATTCCACCCTCAAGGGCAGCGATACCGATGAGGTCTGCTTTGAGCTCTGTATAGACACCCGTCCCACTAATATTTCGAAGATAGACAATCGGGTCGACAACATAGACAGGATCCTCATCCCGCGTTATATCAACCTTCATTCTGCTGAACATCCTTTCCAACAATGGTGACTTTGAAAAAGAGCCCTTGATATCTATTCTAGTTGCTTCTCGGATTATAATTCTACGTGGATTTTCCATGCCAGCTATATTGATTTTTGGGTCTAAAATTTCCAATAAACACCATGTCGAAGAACCTGGACGGAAAGGCCAATAGGTCTTAATGGTCTGCTCTACGTAATTTAGTGCATCTTCCACAGCTTCCCGAACCATCGGGTCTTTTATTCTGGAAACTACGGCGACTTTGTCAAGCCCTAAAAAATCGTTAATATGACGCGCATATCGTACATTAGAATTTTCGTCTAATTTAATGTAGACTTTTACGCACTCAAAAATTGGTCTTACTGGAACAGAAGAATGAGATAGCGTATCAGCTACTTCTGCTAATTCATTTAACGTCAAACCCTCAAGAGACCAAAGGTATGGGGTGGGCTTAAATAACACGCTTTACGCCTCATCTGCTAAATTCAGCCTGCCTTGTACTTTCTCTTGGCTCGCTTGATCAGCGACCTTCCCTGCCCGGCGTCTCTTCTGACGTAGATATTTTAACGTACCATTAAGACTGGCTCTGTCAGCAGTTCCACCAGCTAAGCTGTCACGTTGATCTGTAAGGTCACCAATGCGATTATCCAGATCATCAACGCATTGCTGGCTGCCGAAGGGTACCGTCTTACCGCTAACACATCGATGACTATCACCATACGAAGAATTCTCAAAGACCGACTTTAATTCACTGTATTTGTTTGCTTGCTCTCCCACGACAATGGGGGCTGCGAGATCAACAGTACCTTTGTGCTTTGCTTTCTTTCTTTGCCGAGCATTATCATATCGAACTTTCTCTAAACTGTCAGAGCCTGTTTGGGGGGCGATCTCAATATCAACATCGAGATTTTGTGGACGAGGTGCAGCAGCGCCAGAAGTGCCACCAGTCATAATAGCGGCAAGCGATGCGAGGTATGTAAAGAGTGCCTGTTGTTCGCCTTGGCCCAGTTCTGCAAAATACGTTTCTAGCTCTGTCGATATTTCTTTATCTTTTAGACTCTTACCTGCCCTGAGATTGTTTAGTTGCCGTTCGATGTCTTTTATGTTAAGCTGTGTTGGAATATACGACGGAGCGCTTACTTCAAACTCCTCCCCCTGACCACCGGTGGATTTAGCGCCATCCTCAACATCTTCTTCTTCATTACCCGCATCCTCCTCTGCTTCTGCATCGGCAGCTGCTTTCTCCTCCCCAGCTTCTACGTCTGGCTTCGGCTTTGCTTCAACTGCTTCTTCATCTTCGTCTTCTTCATCAGTGATTTTCTCTTCTGCGGAATCTTCCGGGGCTCGAAGTTTAAGCTTGTCTATTTTTCCAGATAATTTTTCTTGGCGCTTTTTTTCATCGCCAGCAAAACCCTGTTCCAGTAGCAGTAGACGTGCAATTCTATCACCAATCATTTCAGGATTAAAACGTCTCATTTTTTCTTCCCTGGAATCGGTATGTACCGAACCGAATTTTGCCACCGCTCTTGAAAGCGTCGAACTCGGAGCCTTCTCTTTTCCTGGTAGGTCTGCTCCTGTTCAGAAATATTTTTAATTTCTTTCTTCTTTTGGGAGCGTTTATCTAAATCTTTTATGAACTTATCAAAATGTGACATCTTTAGTCCTCATAGTAAGGGTTAACAGCGCAGACCGGTCTTCTAGCATCGCTAGCTCCCATGCTTCAAGCTGCTTTCCCGAAGCCTCAAACCCATATTTGCCAGAGACATTTATTCTGACAACCTTGGAGCTGGGGTTCGTAGATGATTTTAGAACTTGTAACATATCCTTGCAATCGCTTTTTGCGACAAACTTCACTATTAAATATTGAGCAGAAGCAATAGAAAATAAATTGCCACGCACAAGTGCGTTTAGCATTTCATTGTCGTCTTCTCTTATTATAGATAATTCGTTAAGATCGATTGACGCATCTTCTTCGGGAATGTCAAGCAAGCCTATTAATTCTTCAGAAACTATTACATGCTCCGCTGTTAAACCATCGTTTATTTTTTCTGATTCACCGTAAACCTCAGTTACTTTTATGTCTCCCATGCTTGCGTCCTCCCAATAAACTCAACGTCACCCCAAATATCATCACAATATGCTGCATATTCTTGGTCTAGCTCTGTAACTCGATTGATATCATGAGTTTGAACTTCAACTTTTACATCCATACCCTCAACCAAAATCTTCCCAAAGTGATGATTTGATTTTTCATTTTCTAAAACTTCTGCCAAAAACCAATTGCGCGTTGTGAGGTCGTTAAAATGAAATACTCGAATCATTCGTTCAGGTGAACCCTTAATCTCCCACTTCGATTCAATAACCTCTACTGGCAATGTATTGCTTTCCATGATTAAATCTTGAGGCACAATATTTTGAAGCGGGTCTCTTTCCGACACCTGCTCGCCCAAATATCTATGCATTAGCTCATTGAGCTTCATCACCCCTCCATTTTATAGTTACGAGCTTCTTCCCAGGCCTTTGCTGCTATTTCCAACTGTCGTGACTGTGACTTACTTTCCCACGCATCAATCGCTCTATCTGCCAATCCCGGAGTAAGTGTGCCAAGGTCCTCATATTGCTTTTCTAGACGATCAACCAAAGCCTCAGCATCCAAAACTTGAAGATCTCGTTCTTCCATTGACATATCAGGATTTTTTCTTTGAAGCTTCAAACCGATTTTGCGAGCAGAGGGCTCAGAGTTTCCAACCGCCTGATTGAATATCATCTCATGAACAGCGGGATCAATATCAGAGTCCTGAATCTCTTTTCGGAGCTCTTTTCCCATATCTCTTAATAGCGATTGATGACCTGGACGAATAAAGGCTTCATCCTGAAATATTCGGAAAGCATCAAGCGAAGCCCACTCAGGATTGGTCCACCCAATCTCCTCAACCTCTTCCTGAGGGAATAGGTCTAGATTTACGCTAGCACGAGTGAATGCATAGAGGGCGCGGTCTCTTATAGGTCCTATGTCCCCAGGAAAATGTTTTTCAAGGGTTTGTAGTTTTTTTAACACCCGATTTACGTACTGCTTGGCGCCCGAAGCTCCTGTCACACCAGGTATCATATCGGCGATGTCTTCAAAAGAAGCACTTTCATCAGGGGGGGTATACTCAGAGTAATACCCTTCCTCCCCCAAGTCATCATCATCATCGTGGTCATGCCTTCCCAGCTTAAAGTCGCCCCAATTACCCTCTGCAAGGTGCTTGAGTAGCGATAATCGGATTGCTTTTCGAGCTTCTTCTACAACTTCTAGCGTCTCTTCCTCAGGATCATCCACTCCAGCATCATCAATAATTTCAACACCCTCAATTTCATGATCAGTTACAAATTTCTCAAATTTATCATATGTTGTTTCAGCAACATCATCAGGTAACCGCTGCGCAAGCACGGCTAGTGCTTTTGCTAATTCTTTGCTGTTTATTGGAGCGTACTCAGGATCATCCACTGGTGGCTCATCCGTTGATAGCTGGACAGCCATTTGTGGCTCAGGTGTTATTGGCGGCTCCATAGGATCAGCTGTCTCTGGCTCATTAAACTGGGTACCGGCGCGTTCGCCATCAGCCCAGGTAGAGTTGCTGTATTCGGGATACACATCCTCGAATAAAAGCTTCCTTGCTTGCTCTCTTAAATGTCTAAAATTTCGTTTCATTGGATACCTCAGCAATAAGTATCACCAAGAACAGCGCTTTTTCACGGAGAAGTTGCTGCTTGGTTCATTGCGACACCGGCGCCAATCGTTAAACCAACCCCAGCCAATATTCCTATAAATAGTGTTAGCTCTGGCGATATTTTGGGTTTTGTTAATCTGTTTTCAAGATAGTTGCTATAGTCTGTGTGAAAAGCAAGTCTTTGTTCGTACATCTGTGTTCTAAGATCTAAGGACGATTGACAATTATCTAGTAATAATTGCGTTTGATTAACGGCAGACGCGACCTCATAATTGACTCGAGCTTGGCATGTCGCTTCTTGAGTTTCTAAATTTGCTAGAAGTCGAGCAGCGTCTTCAGTCGTAAATAAAACACCATCATGTGGTGCAGGATCACCAGCGCTTATTGGGACCGGCTCATCTGCATAGGAAATAGTGGGAAATAAAATTATCCATGCGAAGAAGTATCCGCAGAATAAATTTGTAAGAATTCTCATACTAAAATAGTAGAGAGGGAAGGCTTAAAGTAAACCAGCTAATTTACGCCAGCGCTGAAGAGATTCATTTTTCTCTCCATGCTCCATACCCTTTTGTTGCCGACCTAACGCGTTGCCGAGAGTAGTCAGCACGGGAAGAATATCCTTCGCTGGTGCCATTACCTTATGGCCCTTAATCCCGGCACCCGGATCGACAATCATTGTTCCGGCCCATCGATGGTGACCATCTAAGATCTCATTTCCACCAGTGATATATGCGCCAAGCTCTTTACCACCGAATCCACCGCCGATTGCAAACGCAAGAGCTTTTCCTAAAAGGACATTTTTCTGTGTGGGGATCATCGAAGCAACTTGAATAGGCTCATTCTCCTTAACTTCTATCGTGTCGTCGCCGCCTTCATCATCGTATGTTTGGAGTCCTTTTGTTAAGAAACTAAGCGCCAAATCCTTGATTGAACCGAGATCGACAGCGTCCTTCTCTCCCTTTACGGGAGCACCAGGCATGCCACCCTTATGGCCTTGTGGATACTTGTCTTCAAAAAGAATGTTTGCAAGAGATCGCTTAGACCCTTCTTTGGTCGTTTCTTCTTTCTCAGCTCCGCCGAGCTTAGCATCGCTTCCATACTTCTGGTGCCAATCTTCAACATCTTCCAGCCCATCGGCCATCTTACCATCCATGTCGATATTAATTTGGCCGCCAGGACTTAACGCGTCTTTAACATGACCGCTATCCGACGGTTCGAGGGCGGGCATAGAGTCTTTGGGCATTCCGCTACTGGGCAACGCTTGCTGAACTTTTTCAATGTTCTGCTTTAAAAAATCAGGACCTAATCCTTTCGCCCAGGCAGCAATTGCTTTTGCACCCTCTGGAGTACTGGCCTTAGGAATACCTTCGGTGTATTCTGGATTATGAAATTCACCAATAGCTGCAAAGATGGGCATCTTGGAATCGCCACTGACAAGTTGAGCTACGATTTCTGTTGCGTCGGCTGCTGCGATGTTGTCTTTGCCAGCCATCGCCGTTCCCTTTGGCTCTTTGTACGCGTCGGGTATACCCTCTACGTTGACAGGACCTCCGGATTCTTCGTCTTGCTCTCTTATGACACTTCGGATTTCGCGTAAAATTATAGAACGCAAGCCGCCCGAAGAAAGTTTTCTAGACTTCTTCTTTGGTCTTGAGTACCCATATACCTCTGAGAGAGTTTTCTTTGACATATTATAACTCCAAAAATCTACATCTTAAATATGGCATAAAGCCACAAACTATCTAATCCAAAAACTTTCGAAGACCCGCTGCTATCTCAGCTTCTGGATTATCGGACTCTAAAAGCTCTTTAACTCGATTGCGCTGCTGATCGTCTAGATCCTTAAGCTTACCTAATAAATTGCTCTTGGCCTGATCTTCTGCCTTGAAATACCTCTCAATATTTTCTTTTATGGCCGCGTCTTCCTCTTCTCGAAGAATACGATCAAGCTCTTCTTCTTTTCTTTGTAACTCATTCTTGGCATCTAAAATTTTTCGAGCTCCCCTATTACCGCCGCTAAAAGCAAAGACAGCGATTATTGCTCCAAAAAAACCAACTAAAATTTGCCAGTACTTCTTGCACCAGCTACAAATAGCAGTCTTAATCTTCAGCCAAATCAACATATTATCGTAGTGTTCCGTGTTTCCATGCTAGGGCGGCGTCAATGACTGCTTGACTTCCGATATAAATCATTGCAATCATTCCCCATGTCTGGCTATCTAAATCTGACCAGGCAAGTAATCCCGTGGCTGTTAAAAACACCAAAAACTTTCTAGAAATAGCCTTTGCAACTACTCTATCAATCACACCTGTTCTCTGAACTTCAACTTCTTCACTCATTTTATGCTCCTTTTAATTTGGTAAATCCTCATCTGGACTCAAGCGTACTAACGTTAAATGTGGGTTTGGCTCGAGCTCAAAGACATTTACGATATTTTCTATAACTTCGCCAATGTTACACACGTCTTGTCCAATGGTATCTTGTGTTTTAGATATCGCAAGTAATGCGCTTTGCAAATTATGGAGACTCATCTTTACCATCTCCATAGTTTGTTGCATAACATACACTTTTCGTTCTAGCTCTTTAATCCGCTTTTCATCTTCGGCGCGGCGACTTTTAAAAAGCCAAAACATTAATTTTTCCCCCGGAGTGCGTCATGTTGCTCTATCGCATCAAACACACTCTCTGCATCGGTTCCAATAACCTTCCTCAATTCTTTGCTCTGCTTTTCCTCTGCTATCTTATCAACAATCTTCACTAACGATGGGTTTCCATTGGCTAATCTTGAAATTAACCCCTCCACGATCTCTTGCATAGACAACTTTTTCCTAAACGCGAGCACTCGAAATTCTGCATGGGTCTCCCGAAGAAGATTAAAGTGAACGGACTTCTTACGAATCAGGTCGCTCATACAGCTCCACCACCACCACCGCCGCCAGATGCGCCTACCGCAATCGGCTGTTCCATATCAAGGTCTTCTCTTTCTGCACGCTGCTCTTCGTTTGTTTTAATTCCGTGACGTACTGTTAAAAGCTCAGCAAACTCGTCTGCAACTTCTTCTCCATACTTGTCTAATAAAAAGCTCATTGCTTTTGCCTGTAATTGCTCTTCAATGTCAAAAAATGCGTCAAAATTCTTAATAAGCCGAGCTGTTTCTGCTGCAAATTTGTCTATATCAATCGCCGGGGCGTCAGGAGCTTCTTCTTGCTCTCGCAGAAACAACCGAGACAAAGAGTAGCCCTCTGCCTGGATGGCTGCGGACTTAAGTGCGTCGGATTCTATATCGATAAAAATTGCTTGTAATTGGTCATCCAAGGATTTACCGAATCTAACTTCATCTTCCTCGTCTACTTCAACTTCGGGCTCTTCTTCCTCTTCCTCTTCACCCTCGCCGCCTTCTTCATCACCACCTTCTTCGCCACCGCCCTCATCGCCACCGGCGTCGTCTGCAAATGGGTCATCGCCACCCTCTTCGCCACCGGCGTCGTCGCCACCCTCGTCATCAGTTGCGAATGGGTCTTCGTCTTGCTCTCTCAAGACATGGGTGTATGCTCTCTCGAAAAAATTTCTAATGTCTGCTTTTTTCATTTTCATGTCATACCTCGAGGGGTTTTGAAAATAATTTTGATAATTTATCTGCGCGCTTTACTCGAGCCTCTACAACATCCCAATTTAATTCTTTCATCATAGCAAAAACATACTTTTTCTTATCGTTCAGGTAATCACGATAATAAGCATGTTCCCACATGTCAACAACAATTACTGGGTAACAATTCATTGGAACATGAATACTATGCAGATCTACAACGATATTCATAAAGCGGTCTAAGAAACAATTGTAAACAGTGATTGCCCATCCCTCACGAGAAGACATTGCACATGCAACAAAGTCTTGTTGCCAATTATCAAATGTACCAAAATCGCGAGACAACCTCATATAGGCTAATGAATCCATTGTGATTTTTGATGTAGGATCAGCTATATTATCAAAATAATACGCATGAAGAAATGAAGCGTTTAAATTATACACTTCCTCGCACTTAAGAGATCGAAACGCTGAATCATTAGAATTAGCGACTGACTTATCAACGGTATCAAGCTTCGCAGAAATATGGTTAGATGTCTCTACATACCCATCCAATAATTCTTGGTGCGCAGTGTTTGTTTTTTGACTTAGCAAGTCAGTCGTAAGATTATATTTCTCTGCTTCAAGAACGTAAGCTTCTTTCAGGGTTTTCTTAGTATCTTTCAATCCAAGCGTCTCTCGAATTACTTTCTCTAATTCTCTATCATTGATCGACATGTCACTTTACCTCGTATTCGTCTTTAAAATCTTTTTCATCAACAATAAAGAACTCTTCTTCTGGATCCTCATCATCGAGTTTAGAGATTATGTCTACATTCCCAACAGACATAACCGGTAAATCATCTTCAGCTAGCACCGCGGGGACCTCATCCAAAACTTCTTCACTGGGTGGCGGAGCTTCAAAACGGGGTTCTTCCGGGTCGCGTAAAATAATTTGAATATTCCCTGGAGAGTCTCCCTCCACTCTGTCCACTGTGTACTCGTATCCTGACGCTTTGTGACGAACCTTCAAATCAGGCTTAATAACAATATTGCCATGCGCATCAAAAACTTCTGCTTCGTGAAGCATGAAAGACAATCGTTGAGAATACTCAAATCTAAGTACCTCCAAGAGAAATTTTGAATCTGCTCTTGTCATCGGTCCTCTCCTAAGCCGGCTAGTCTGCCCCATCTACTGGACTCTATTAGCACGTCATTATTAAAATAATAGTTGTCACAGTAACGATAAACTGCGCGTTGAACTGTACCGTAGGTAAATCGTCCCGTAGACTCGTGCTTTTTTTGCATAATTGAAGCGACCATATCAGGAATCATCTTTTGTAAGGCCGCTTGACTTTTCTTAGAAAAACGCTTTGATTTTGCAATTGCATCTGCATTTTTCTCATGCCATGTTGATATTGCGGTTTCAACAGCTGCCGACATCGTCTTTGCTTGATCAGCAAACACTGTCTCGATTCCCCCCTTTAGATCATCGTAACGACCTGCGGCTTGGATCCATTTTTGTGTGGAAGGGGGTAAAGCGTCACGCCAGCCCTCAATCGCTTTTCCGGCTGCGACACCTGGAGGGTCATTTAATTTTGCGGCTGCTACGGCGACTTCTTTCGCGGCAGTCTCGGCAGCTTTCTGTGACTCAATTGATTCTTCTTCCGTGGGGGGTGGCGGCTCATCCCCATCTGTTGGCTGTGCGGGATCCTCTTCCACAGCCGTCTCTAATGCTTGGGTGGTATTATCCGCTGTTCCCGTAGTTGTATCAGCCAGATCGCCTTTTAATGCCGAGAGGTCTATCTTCATAAAGGCATCATATGGTGTGTTCAGAATTGCAGAACCAAGAAGTTCTCCAGAAACGATCTTTGTTTCTCCTCCACCCCCGAAGAGGCCCTTCACGAATCCAAGCGCTTTCTTCATAAATCCGCCGCCGCCTTCTTCATCAGCAACGGCTTTCTCTGCTGCCTGGGTGCCATCTGCCCACTTTTGCTTAAACCAGGAAGGTTCTTTATACGCTTTTTCTATTGCCTGCTTGAGCTTGTCAGCATCTGGGAACCAGCCTGTTGCCGCTTCCTGCTGTTCTGGTGCTGGTTGACCCTCTTGCTCAGGCTGCTCTTGATCTTCGGTGGGTGGCGGAGCTTCAAGTAATAAATGGTCAGCCAACATGTAAGATTCGGTGGTGGAAGCCGGCTTGGTAGGTTGTTCGTCCCCTTTTCCTGATGAAGCATTAGATAGTTGTAGCAACGTCATGGCACCTTCAGGATCAACTCCGTCTGGAATTTTGACATTGCCAAAGTTCTTCTTAAATGACTCAACTGTCTCAACAATCGCAGCTATCTCTCCAAGCACTTTTTGTAGCACCTTGGTAAGTTCAGTCGCTTTTTTCTGGAGTGCTTTAGGGTCTGGATCGTTTATTAAATTGATAATCTCTGCTGGATTGACTGTTGACAACGCACCCCTCAACGCTTTTGTAACGTTGTTCCAGCCCTTTACCGCTTCATTGCTATCACCAGCTGCGGCAACACCGGCTTTTTCGAGCATATCAATTGTTGCTTCCATTTCTTTCGAAATGTCCGCTAGCTTGTTAGCATCTTCAGACGAATATTCTTCTTTTAAAAGAATTCCAGTAGTAATGCCCTCTCGTAAAGCAATATAACTTAATTCGTCATGATGAGCCCGGTAAACAGCTAAAATTGAAGCTTCAGCAAGACTTTCTACTAATCCTTTTGACATGCACAGTTCTCCATCAAACAAATCACAAGACTAAATATACCCCTGCAACTACTATTTCTTGGTTGAATGGCGCCTTACTTCAACTCCCGCCGTTCGTAGAAGATCCAGGCCAGATGTATCTCTGTATTCATCATCATAAACAACTTCTTTAATACCACCATTCACCATTGCTTTTGCACACATCCTACACGGGCTGAGTGTGACGTACATTGTCTTTTTAGATACGTTATTATAGTCACACTTCAATAGAGCGTTAATTTCTGCATGGATCATCCCGGACTCGCCTGGAATTGTCGACTCCACCTCATTAGGGCCACCAGAATAATTGCCGTTGTAGCCGACTGCTAACACCTGTGTGTTTCTTTCAGTTACTACGACTGCTCCCACTTGATGACGCGGATCATAGCTCCTGCGAGCTATAGATTGCGCAAAATCCATCCAGATTTCGTCCCATGCTGGTCTACCATCCAAGTTCACGCAGATATTCCTCCAGACGGACACAGCCGCCCTCTACTTCATGGCCCCATGCAGCCCATCCAGGGTGCTGATGCCTTGCAAATAATTCAGCCTTAGACTGGTCTGGAAACATTTGCTCGATCCTTTCTCGGGCCTCATCTGGCTTCTTGCTGTGCTGCTCTCGCATATGCTCAAGATATTGCCGAACATTTCTGGCTCCCCGAGGTCGAGGGATCTTCCCATTCTTTCCAATGATACACAGCTCGCACTGACTCATCGTATAAAAGCCTGGATTAACCCTCATCTTATTCCAGACAAATCCAACCGTTGAATACTTTAACCCCCAGCTTTTTAAGAGCTCAATACCCTGGTCCAGATGTGGATTCGTTACCCACATAAAAACAAGGCCGTCTTCCGAAATAATCTTTTGAAGTGGAAACTTCTTAAGATCATTCAGTTTGAGAGTGCTATAATGCTTACGAGCGCCGCCTGTATCACCCATTCCTGGTTTGGAATGCTGAAGCTGGCCCTTATAATCCCAGGGTGGGTCAAGATATATGATGTCATACTTTGGGTCATTATTAAGAGTCAAAAAGTTCCTCGACATGAGTTTCCTTTGGTAGTGTAAATCCGGCGGCCTTTTTGTGCCCTCCGCCACCGAACTTTTTAGCAATTTCGGACACATCTATAGTTTCATGGAAAGCGCGTAAGCTGACTTTGGTGACCTTATCTTCGTGGTCCCAATACCAGATCAATGCAAAGTCACAATCAGGAGAAAGGCGTGCGCCGATCTCAGACATCCAGTGAGAAGCGTTGACAACAAGTATGTCTTTTCCCTCATATTTACGAGGGACAGCTTTCTCACAAACTTTCTTGATAACAGTCTTTGAGTAAGCCAAAATATAAGATCCGCGTTTTCTTGCATCATCAAATACTGAATCGTCCTCAAATTTTTCAAATTCTTCAAAATCAAAAGGTACCATATCGAAGGCCGCGCTAAACTCTTTAGAATACTCGAGTTCCCACTTCCACAAATCTCTATCCTGGATATACCTTATAAATTTTGGTGGTTCCTTCCCTGGGTGAAAGAACTCCCAAGAAAGTATTGCACCCGATTTCGTCATATCGAAATGTGTGTTGGTTATATCATGCAACTCAACCATCGCAGACTTGTGATGATCAATAACCAGTAAGTTCTTGGCGGACTTAATCATCTTTTTTGTAACTTCATTGCTAAAAGAAAAATCTAAAATAACGACGTTCTTACCCTTCACCTTTGGTGGTGGGTTACCATGCTTACAAGCATGAAACTCAGCTCGATTTCCTAGCAACTTCCATGCAGAATACGCAGCACCGAAACCATCAGTGCAGTCTGCGTGATAAATCACCACGTCAACCGAATTTGGGTCTAAAGAACTCATATTTCCTCCGTGAAATAAGTACTACTCCTTAGGATAAGTAAACTGATAATCAGTAAGATTCGCATCGATTTCCCTACCATATTCATCTTCTAAGCGCACGGGTTGGTCTGAGGTAGTTCCGTCAGAAATTTCATACACAATCGAATTTTTCTTTGCATATATTCGATATGGACATCCAGCTTGTACATTCAGTAGTTGGCCAGGGACCAAATCTCTACTCTCTGACGGATACTGGACCGGGTCTATAAAGTGGCGCTCTGAGGCGAATATAACATTTACGCTCCCCATCGCGACAAATAAGACTTCATTCTTATGTTTATGAAATTTAAGACTCGTACATTTTCCTTCCATGATTTCCAGCTTCTTTCCAGCGATCGTAGGAAGAGCAGCCCATGCAGTCTCTATACCCCAGGGTTTTTCCGATACTGTTGACTTCCCAATCCATGCGTTTTTATTCATCAATTAGCTCCCACCATAAAAGGGTGTCTCGTAAGCCTCGCCAAAAATGTACTTTTGCCGAAAATAGAACTTCAGTTTCAATCTTATTAACGTTAGCCAAAGTATGCTTGACGTCTCCTGTTCGTTCAGGCGCATGCGTGATTTCCATTGATGGAAAATATTCACGAAGGCCATTCAAAATTTGATTATTTGTCAATGATTGACCTGCGCCTACGTTATATACTTCAAATCCAAAGGAGCTGTTTCGTTCTGCACACGTAATAAGGGCCCTGGAGACATCCTCAACATAAACCATATCTCTACTTTGCTCCCCGTCCCCGTCACTTCGGAGGGGCTTTCCAGCCTTCAGCTTATCACACCACGCGGCGATTGCAGTAGAATACGGAGAACTCCCAAGCTGTCCGGGGCCGTATACATTGAAAAACCTCAATGCAACAAAATCTAAGCCATAGAGTTCACTGTACATTTCACCGAATTGCTCAACTACAAGTTTCTGTAGAGCGTATGGAGATTGAGGATTTGTTGACTCAGACTCTTTGGTTGGTAATGAAACCCCGTTACCATACACTGCGGAAGAAGAAGCAAATACAAATCGATCAATCTTTCCAACGGCCGCAGTCATTAGCTCAATCGTCTTCTGGACGTTTGTATGAGTTGTCGATGCAGGGTTCTTTACAGAATACTCTACCCGTGGATTCGCGGCAAGATGAAAAATAACATCAAAATCGCCGCGGTCGGCTCTCATGAGAATATGTTCATTTGCAAAATCACCAGTAATAATAAGTGTCTTGTCTACATCTTCCGCGCCGTTATAGGCAGGGAGAAGTGCCGGTGGGACACATCGAATATCAATATCATGAAGGACGTCTGGATCACCATTTGAAAGATCGTCGACGCCAACAACATTCCACCCATCTTTCACTAACATTCTAGTAAGATGTCCACCAATAAAACCACAACAGCCAGTAACTAAAGCTTTACGCATGACTACAAAAATCCTCCGCTTGCATATCTTCCCTATTCTTAATTCCTAAGAACATTTTAATCTTTTTTACCTGATTGTTCAGGTCCATATCATCTGTTTCCAAAATCAAGCATTCACACCCTGTCCATTTAGCAAACTTTCGATAATGAAGAGTTAAAGCACCCAATACATTTGGCGGCAGGTCTTCAGGATATTGATCATCAATCAAATCTGAATAGTCATTCCGAACGCAAATAATGAACTTTCCGCCTACCTCTGCGAAATTCTTGTCCATCCACGCTAATGCGGTGTCGTCCGTTTCTCGACCGAAAGCTTGCGAATATACCATCTCACAAGGATAAAAACGGTCTAAGATGACTGATACGTTTGTTTGCCGGATGAAATCCATCAAAAATGGGCCACCAAATCTCAGTAGGTTAAGAAAGTACTCCGAGCTGTTTAACTGCGTTTTCCACTCTCCAGAATTCTTAAAAACTGGAACGCCCGTTTGTTTCGAAAGCTCAGCAGCGATGTTCGATTTCCCCGTCATATCGGGACCAATAAATGCAACTTTCATGCTTGATAATCTCCCACAATATGTTCAAGAAGATCAGTGCGATATTCAGGGCGAGGGTCGATAACAGTACGTAGAGCTTCTTCTTGCTCGTCGACTAGCGCTTTTCGCTCTGTGGCACTTAACGTTGAAATCCACTTCACCTTATCGATCACATCATCTGCCGTTTCAACCACAAGAGCGCCACCCTTTAGCCCGACAGGTAATGCATGCCGAAACTCAATTGGAATCAACGCAGGAACGTTACTTTTGATCGCCTCAAAAAATCTTCCTGTGATGTTGCCAAATGGAGTATACGCATCCTTTGTAATGTGAGTTACCGTGATAGAAGAGTTCAATACACTAAAAATATCTTTGTATGCCAAGCGAGGTCCAAACGCAACGCAAGGCGTCTTGGCTAAGAGCTCTCCCGGATCAACTCTTTCAGGCGATTTCTGAAGCCAATTTCCATAAATCGTAGTCTGGATTCCCTCCTCTCTCAGATATCGGCTTGGGTCAATATAGTATTTCCCGAATTGATATTCACGTTCGTAATTGTTACCGACGTATGTATAATTGTACGAATATTCTACTGGATCGAAGTATCGCTTCATATAATTGCACCAGGGAATTGTAATACGCTTACGAGTTTGGTGCTGGGGGTCGACACATGCATCTGCTAAGATGGCATCTGGCCAGCGCAACTCTTCCTCAGGCGTCATCTTCAAATCACCGTCAACTATCACAATGGGAATTCCTTGTTCATGGTAATAGTCAAGTACTTCGCATTGGCGATTATAATCAGACTCAACAGGATTCTGACCGGAATTCTTCCAGGTCGGCCAGCGCCACTCTACATAAAGAATATCGCCATCAGGGAAACCAGAGTCGTCATACTCAACCCCCAGATACTGCTCGTCATCACGCATCTTTTGAAGCTGAATTGGTGTATGACCGCGCTTTAATAGTTCGTTTACCCAGTCAACTCGATTTCCTCGTTCACCATCAGGTGTGTCGACAATGCTGTTTTTCTCAAGAGGGGTAATAAATCCCCAAAAGCTGTAAAGTACTCTCATTTTTTGTCCTTTTTATTTTTACTATTTGCTAAAAGTTTCTGTAAGTGCTTTCGTTCGCGAACTGCTCCGATTCCGATGCCAAGTCTTTCATCAAGCAAATCCAATTGCTGCTGTGGCGATCGTTTAGCACGTTCCTTTGTATTTTCTTCTACTACTTCACGAAGTTCTTCTTTGCGGCGGCGGCCTCTATTAATACGGCTCATTCTTTCTCCATTGATTGATTATTGAGCTCTCGCTTGGCTTTTACAAGCGCAGAACCAATAACTTGATGCATATCATAATATTTGTACTCTGCCAACCTACCACCAAAAATTACATCATCTTCCGCGGCGGCCATCGCTGCATATTTCTTATACATCATGTTATTTCGATCATTGTTAATGGGATAATACGGCGTCTTTCCTCGCTTATACTCGTCAGAATATTCTCGTGTAACAATAGTATTAGGCAACTTGCTTGCGGTAGACGGTAGAAAATGTTTGTGCTCAACGATTCGAGTGAAGGGAATGTCTGGTGAGGTATAGTTCACAACTGCATTTCCCTGGAAATCCCCTTCGAGCTCTTCATGCTCAAATCGGAGAGTTCTATACTCTAGTTCACCATGGCAAAAATCAAAATACTCATCCACCTTCCCAGTAAATACGACTGTTTCCGCTAAAGAATTGAAGTGTTCACGTTGTGCGAAGTAATCCATGCCGGTCATGACCGTAATATCCTCAAGCATATTATTGACCATCTCTGTATACCCTTTGACAGGAATCCCTTGATACTTGTCAAAGAAATAATTCTCCTCGAAAACCATACGAATGGGAAGTCGCTTAATGATTGATGCAGGTAGCTCTCGAGGATCCCTTTGCCATTGCTTCATTGTGTATCCACGAATGAATGTCTCATATACTTCACGACCAACTTGAGATAAGATCCAGTCCTCTAAATTATCTGGATTCTCGCATGGAATACGAACTTCCTTAAGCTTTGCCTCGGCTTCCGCAGGTGTCATCACACCCCAAAGCTGGTGTAGCGTCATTAAATTAATAGGAAAAGAAAAAATCCTATCGCCAAACCTGACCTTTGGTTTATTGACGTAATTGTTGAATGTTGCAAATCGATTTACATACTCCCAAATACGATCACTACTAGTATGAAAAATATGAGCTCCGTATACATGCACATCAACTCCATTCCTATTTTCTGAATAAACGTTTCCGCCAATATGCGGACGCTTGTCAATAACAAGGCACTTTTTTCCAGCATCTGTCATTTCCCTCGCAAAAGTTGCACCAAAAAGTCCGGCGCCGACAATAAGATAATCGTAATTTGTCACTTCTATCCCTCTTTTTTAATGTTGAATGAATAACCAGAAAATGCCGTCTGGTTTTGAACACGGTTCGCATCTTCAGTAAAGCCAAGCTTTCTTAATCTGTGTGCGGCCAAGACCCTGGCCCAGTCTGACCAAACGTTGTCAGCTTCTTCTGTCGATATGAAATGAGTATTAAATGCTTGCTGAATTTCTATCGGGCTAGTTAAGCTGCTAATATGATCTTCAGCTTTCATTAGTGTCTCAATCCACCCTTCAAGAACCCACTGCTTACAATTCAATGATCCGAGTGGAGGCATTGGACCATGAGTTTCGTGAAGTTTAAGAGTACGATTTTCTCTGGCCAAAATACCTTCGACCATCTCGAAATGCCGCTCGTAAATATGAAGAGAATTACTCATGTGTGTATAAGAACCGAGGCCGACTTCCAGTTGCTCAGCTAAAATTTCCTGGAAAAGTGTAAATGCAGGTATATCATAAGCAATCCCAAAAATAAGGTCAGAACTGCGCATATTCACAATCATGTGGAGCTTTTCATCACGAATAAAAAATTGAAGTGATAAAGTACAGGGAACATCAAGCCGAGCATCGATACTATCAGCTGGAACACGTAGGTGCATCACGGCTCTTCTAGAATCTCTATCACGATTAAGCTCATTTACAACATATTGCCACTGTCTATAACGGCCATCGGCAATCTTGGGGTGCTTCTCAAACAAGCGGGCACCATAAGCAGAGTTTGCAGTTACACCATCATCACTAATATCTTTCCAGAAAGCCGAATACCTTGAAATCCACTCAGTCTTATTATTGGCTGAAAGGTACCACAATAGCTCAGCGACCATATAAGAAATACTAAATTTTCGACCCGCAACATACGGAATTCGATCTCTGGGGTTCTCGATTGTAAATGAAACACCCAGTTTTTCTTTAATCTTTTGCCCACGAGGAGCTGACATATAGGTCGGATTGTTATAGACCTCTTTAATCAACTCAATATAACATTCAGTAAAACTCTCGAAACTTCCTGCGTACAATTCTTACTCCATAACCTTTAGTCAGTTTATTTTATCACATTTGTAGCAATTTTACTTTTTTCATTGACGTTTGATACCCAAAGTCGTTCTTTTTTACTTCTGCGACACAAAGGCTGTAAAGTGGTAGCTCTGTCTCTCCATCCCATCCCCAGCAAAACATTCGGTATGTTTGACCTGACAATGCTGTGGCTGTAACGAGCAAATATGGGCGATTATTCTTTGTCATCTTTGGCTTCACCTCAGACACGAGAAACCAATACAAATCATGCCCATTAATCGCATCGATAGGATGGATATTCATTTCTGTTAACTTATCTTGTACTTCGTCTGAAATTAGGGTGGATGCGTTAAACGAGCCGAAGTGCTTTACGCTGTTCTCGACACGCTCTCTGCGAGACCAGTCTCCGCAACCTTGCGTTTCTAACAATGCTTCTCGATAATTTCTTCTTCCGCGATCAGCATCCTTTTTAGTCCATTTTTTAATATCGTTATTCTTACCAATCAAGACTTCATGCATATGTTTATAAGACTCAAACTCGCTGCCGATAAGGTTCATTGATTCGAATGCACGAATGTTAATCAGCGCCTCCATTGCGCGTTTATTAAATTTAGAGTGCTTCCATTTTCCGTCTTCTGTCCAGAGCAAATCATCAATTTTCTGGTAAGGACGATTAGCTACAAGCTCGTCGATAGCTGCTGCACCGATGCCCTTACATGAAAGAAGAGATGGCATGAACTTTTTCCCCTCAAGAATTGTCCACTTCTTGGTTGCATAATTGATATCAATTGGAGCAACCCGATAACCGAGAGCCTTAACTTCAGCAAAAGCCTTAGCTCGCTTTTTATCATTACCAGACATAGCTTCTAGATAAGCGCAAAGCCACTCTTCCTCGTAATACGTCAACAGCCAAGCACAGTAGTAAGAGTCAATAGCATATGAAACAGCATGTGCCTTATTGAATCCATAGCCAGAGAAGTACAAAATCTTCTCGTAAAGGTCGTCTGCCAACTGTCGATCGACACCATTCCCTACAGCACCTGCAACGAACTGTTCCTTAATCGCTCTGGCCTGAGCCAAAGACTCCTCTGCTTCCGATGCCTTTCTCTTCATAATACTACGACGCACAGTGTCGGTTTCTTCTTCTGGGAAACCAGCGACCACAGAGCACAATTGCATGATTTGCTCTTGAAAAACAATCATCCCATATGTTTCTTCAAGAACTTCTTTAATCAGCGGATGACCATAATCCACACTGCCCGGATTGTTCTTTGCCTTAATGTAGTGTCTATCAACTTTTGCAGTTAGTGGACCAGGACGATAAATCGACGTCAGTGTTGCAATATCAACAATGCTCTTTGGCTTGGCTTTCTTAAAGAGATTTCTAGAGCCTCGATTAGCCAACTGAAACACACCCGGGAACCGACCTTCAGCATAAACATGCTCATAAACATGCTGGTCATTCAAATCTAAAATCTTGGGATTCATGTGAGTCTCAAACCACTCCGAAACCTGCTCGAATGTAGGCTCTTCGATACCCTCCTTTCGTTGAAGGATAAGCTCAATCGTTCTTTGGATAATCCGTAGTGTCTCAAGGCCGAGAAGATCAAACTTAATCCACCCGAATGTTTCAAGATGTTTGTAGTTCATCCCTTCGGCCCATGGAGTTTGAAGCTCTCCTCGGGCTTTGATTAGTGGCATTCTTTCGGAAATATTCTCTGCTACAATACACCCACCAGCATGTCGACCCAAGGCCTTGTTCTGCTTAAACAAAACCTGGATAGGCTCTGCTACTTCTGGATGTTTTTCAATGAATGTCCGAAACTTCGACGAATGTGCTAGCGCGTCTTCGTACAAAAGGACAAACAGGTTCTTATCAGTACCCGGCTTAAAAACAGCTCGCCGTACGTCTTGATCGACGGTGGACAATGCCTTATTTACTTCGTGAAATGGAATTCCATAAAAACGAGAAATATCCTTAACAAGTGATTTTAGCTTAAAGGTGTTGTAGTTCGAAATAGGAATGATATTTTCATCACCCCATTCATCTTTCATTAATTGAATCAAAAGATCGCGGTCACCGACGTCGGTATCAATATCAGGGGCGCCTTTTCGAGAAGGGTTCAAAAATCTCTCGAACATTAAGTCGTACTCAAAAGGATCTACGTCTGTTAGTCGAAGCACATACGCAACAAGACTGCCGGCGGCGGAGCCTCGGCCAGGACCGACCAACATTGCTTTTCTTGCGATGTTAATGATTGCCGTCATGGTCAAAAAGTATCGAGAAAACTTCTTGTCTTTGATAACTTTCAACTCATACTTCAAGCGCTCAATATACTTCGGGTCGCTTGCAAAGCCGCGTTCAATAAGCCCCTTTTTACAAGCCTCAAGAAGCGCCTTATCATCAGTTTGTCCTTCGGGGACAACGTAAGATGGGAGCTTCATAGTGCGGTCAGGGGCAATGTCTTGAATACCCTCATGTACTATCCCATGGGGCCGTTCGATCGCATCTTTTACTATTTGATCATCATAAAAATCCATGCCATCGGCTGACTCAAGATATGTGTCCCAAACCTGATGTGCATTCTTGGGATAGAGTTCACATTTCAAGTCATCTCTTGATTGTGGCAACTTAGATGGGTCGAATTCACGATAATTTAACCACCCCAACTTCTTGTAAAGTTCACGCTCCCGCCAATGCTCAGGACGAGCATAATGTGAATCCGTTGTAACGACAAGCTTATCATTTAGACCATTGTTGTTTGCAAATTCAATAATCGCACGATTAACAAGGTGTTGTGCAGGAAGCTTGTTAAATTGAAGCTCTAGATGTACATCATCCATTCCAACCGCATCAACAAGACCTTGGTACGCGTTCCCAACTCCTGTCATCACATTACGGTGAAATGAAGGATCGTCAAGTAAAGTATGCTTTAAATCATCAAATTCTATCTGTTGAGCATGTCGAAACACCTCATAAGCAATAGGACCGCCGATACATGCTGTAGAAATCATCAGATGGCCACCCTGGGCGGCTTCCCTTAACATCCTATAGTCTACACGGGGGAACCTATAGAAGCCCTCTCTGTAACCTCTACTTACGAGATGAAACAAGCGCTGGAGACCTTCACTCGTCTTTGGCAAAACCACAAGATGATGACGACGCTTTACTGGATCATAAAATTTCCCAGACTTGGTTTCCTCTTCATTTTCTACAGTGAGGCCAGCGTCTTCTTTGCCTATATCAACAATCTCATCATCGCCATCAATGATCGCAGTAAGAGGAGTTGTTATTGCTTCACGACGCTCTCTAAGAGCGAACATAGCCTCCTTGTCACCCTTCTTTGCTGCTTGCCTAATTTCGTAATCGAGCTGCCATACTTCAAGGTCAGGATGCACATACATTTCACAGCCTGGAACGAACTTAAACGAACCACCGCGCTTTTGAACTTTTTCTGCATGGAGAAATGCATGACCAAAAGAATTCATATGACCATGATTAGTAAGACACCATCCATCCATGCCATTCTCAATAACAAAATCGATGTGTTCTTGTGGGTACCCCAAACCGTCAAAAGTAGAAAACCCGTCATGTGAATGAAGGGAGATAAATTTACTGGGTGGGATTAGTTTCGTCTTTCGCATTTTGTCTCCATACCAATCATTATAGAGAAATTAGCAATCTTTTTCAACGAAATCTTTGTTTTCTCAGGTGTTTTTTTGCCCAATCCATCCAGGCGCCTGCAATAATATCTACATCTTCAGGTGCGATATATCGCTCTCGATCTTTTTCCCAATCTTGCTTAGCCCAATTCTGAAGCATGGAACGTATTTCACTTTCTAATGCCTTTGTTGATTGTGCATTATGCGCATATCCCATAATATGAGCAGAGACCTCTTTTACATCAAGATAGTAATCTTTCGCGCGATCTGACACCGGCGTACCGATGACTTCGAAGTCTTCATATTCGTATGTTCCACCCTCGGCAGCTTCCATCCCTCGATAATACATTGGAAGCTCTTGAAGCATATGCTCAATCTCATGACGGACAGTATTCGAAATCTCAGATCGAAGAAGAGCACGCTTCTTATCAGGGAGCGGGTTCGGAGCAAATACATCCACATGAATTCCGGGGCTCCCCGTACGGTTGATATTATCACCAGAAATATGGATCGCATCAGAGGGAGTAATAAATAACGAAACGCTTAAATAAGTGTCGTCTTCGCCGAAGTCATCACTGACCAAGTCTGGATTAATTTTTCCAGGGAGAAAATCTATATCAAGACTGTAGATAGCTGTCTCATCTTGTAGGCCGGCAGTATCGATTAAATCGTCTGCTTCCAAGACTTGATATTCCTCAGTGGTTGTCTTACCATCTTTTACAAGGAAAAGAATCGCGCGCGTAACGCGGTTCGTTAAGGTGCTCACCACTCGTAAGTTTGATTCCATCAAAAAATGACTAACAACTTCTTCTTTTATAATTTCGTTTAATCGATCTTGATTAATCTTCTTTGTCATTTGATAATCTCCCGGTTATTATACTCACGTAGACTTAGCGCTTGCTCTTCCACCTCAATGAGGTTACCTAATATAAATAATATAACTGTCCCGAATTCATGATAGCGTTCGACAATCAATCCGCCGTCACCTGGCGTGAGAATGTAAGATGTTCCGTCTGAGCCTACACCGAAGTGGTACTCCGTAATACACGCCACATCACCCGGTATCATTTTCGCTCTCTCTTTTACTAATCTCAGTTCTTAATTCTTCATCGTTTGTATCGATTCCATCATTAGCTAATACTGCTCTTAAAAGAGGAATTCGTATTTCAAGGAGACCGAATCCTTCGCCCCAGATCCATGGAATGTCACATTCTAAAGAAGCTATTTTTTCCTTCACTTGAGCGACACGCTTTTCGAGAAGAGGTCTAAGCTCGGGTGCATCTATATCAATCGAAATTCCGAGATCTAAAGCGAGTGATAATAATTCTTCATGATCTTCGCTTTCTAGTGCTGTGGATGCTTTTAAAAATAACGCTTCCAACCTAGCTTTGTCTTCTGGCATCGCGCGGTCTGGATGCGTCAACATAGCAATCTTACGAAATAATTTTTTTGCCCATTCCGGATGAAATTTCTCTGGTTGCTCGGCTGTATCATGATTTTTTCGTTCTTCAGCTTGTCCCAGCTTATACCCCACGCCTGTTGCTGTCGTATCGGGGGTTTCATCAACTGGTTGAGGGCCCTTAAATTTTTTTTGAAAGTGATTTAAATCGCTAAGCCATTCCTGCTCATACTCTTTAAAAAGGTTATACGATTCGTCATAATAATTTTGGAGCATTTTTAGCTCAGATTTTAATATTCGAATTTTTCTTTGAAGTTGACGCTTGAATTGCTGCATAACGTCATTAAATATCGTCGATCAATAACCCTCATCCAACCGATCATGAATTATCTGGTCTTTTTCACAGTACGCGCTAAAAAGCTCTTCAGCATCGACTCCAGTCAAGACAAGTACTGACATAAAGTAGTTAAACGCATCAACAACCTCCTCCAAAAATTCGCTTCTATCAAATTCATGAACCTCTGTGTCTCTATGCGGTTTCCAGTTTTTGAGATGCTGCAATGCCTCGAACATTTCCTCAACACCCCTTAGAGCCATATCTCTTACGTGCTGTTGGTTTCGTTTATCTGACAAATCGATCGGCCAATCTGGATACTCAGCTGGCTTCTTTCCCTTTAAGCGTGTCATAAACGCTGTCCGCCGGGCGAACATTTGGTCTAATTTGTCACTCAACTTCTTCAACTTCTTCTTCAGTTGCCAAGGCAGACATCATATTTTGAATATTCTGCTCAAACGCTTCATGATAATCTGGATGGATATGAAGCTCATCGTTGTGTACAACAAATGTAGCAGAACGAAGATTGTCCATAATATCAGTACCAGTTAAAATAGCCATTTGCAGAAGCTTTGCGAGATGATTGATTGCATCATCATTCATTTTTAGTTCATTAGTGTTCATGTTTCCTCCATTTCACTAATCATATTATAGGAGTCATGATTCATTTGTAACCACCCCCGATAATCATTCAAGGTATGATTGCTGGGGTTGAGCGGAATCCAAGTTATCATATGTTATGATAACAGAAATTATCGAGATTTACAGATAATTTATAGCCCAAGCAAAGGCAGCCATAACGAATTGGACCACCACAAAAGCAGTTATTGCCTTTGTCTTAAAAAGCTTCAGGTCTTCTACTTCTTTTGTCATCGTTCCGAGCTGAGAGGGCGATGCAACTTCATCAATCTTTTCTTTCCAGGCACGAAGCTCGTCTACCCGGTCTTCCCTCTCTCTCATTCTAGCAATTTCTTGCTTAAGCTCTTGAATCTCAGCATTTAGTGCTTGGATACTTGTTGCTAGCGTTTCAAGTTCTTTTAAAACAAGCCTAGAATATTCGCTCCATCCATTAGTTTCTTCAGGCATAATCTTACTCCGTGTCTTCGTCAGGTGTTATTTGAAGGTATTCTAAAATGCAACCAAGCTTTTCATGAATAACCTCCATTTCAGCGTCATCCAACCCAGAGTAAGTGTGTATATCCACTAACCTTTGTACAACTTCATCACGTACCTCAAATGCCGACTTCCATTCTTGTTCTTTACCACATAATTGCTCCCTAAGAGCTCTTAACCGTAAAATACTAGAACCGCTATCACATTTTGACATATTATATTACCGCCGAAACAAACTATCCAGCTCTTAAATATAGAGCAAAAGATAAGCTTTCTTGAATCAAGATGATGTTAATTCTTGATAGGCTTCTATTGTTTCTGGCCAGCAATTTTTAGCAATTTCTAAACAAGCTTTTGCTACTTGTTGAATCTCCCATTGGGCACCGTCATGGGTTCGAAGCGAAACAAACTTTAAAAGATTGTTTAAATTGACAGTTCCGTAATACTCAGTGTACAGGTTTTGGGAGAGAACACCTCGAGCCTGTTCGCGGCATACACCTACCCTGAGAAGATCGTTGTATAACATTACAGAACGTCGGTGATGATCACTGACAACTTGAGATGCAGTCATACCATAATCCGTATCCGAAAGGTCTGGTATCACTACAGGGTCCCTTAGCTCATTAATATTTGAAGCTTGTCGATTGGATTTATGCTGCGTTCTGAAACTTGCTGGCTCATAAAACCGGAGATTCTCGTCAGTATAACGACGTGATATCTCGTTATAGCTCCATGTTCGATGACGGTGATGCTGGCTTCGAACGAAAAGGGGTACTATGAACCGATATGTTATAACACAGTGTTCGAGTGTTGACGTATGCTTATGTTTGATAAGATACTTAATAAGCTTTCTATCTTTGTCATCCATTACATCCTTATGTTTCCCAAAAGAAACCCTGGCGCTATTAACAACTGTAATGTCTTCTCCCATATGGGAAACGTATTCAACAACGCCTATCTTGTCATCATATAATTCAATTCTACTCACTAAAATTGCTCAGCTTCGGTGGACTCTTTTAAAGCTAAAGTCGATGAATCTGACGATATCGTTTGTGCAACTGCGTCGAAATATCCTGTTCCTACTTCACGTTGGTGCTTTGTAGCAGTATATCCAATATCTTCAGCGGCAAATTCAGCAGCTTGAAGTTCGGCGTATGCAGACATATCTCGCTTATTGTAATCCAGCGCTAAATTGAACATTGAATAATTCAAGCAATGAAAACCAGCCAAGGTGATAAACTGAAATTTGTAACCCATTTCCCCCAAAGAATTTTGAAACTTTGCAATAGTTTCATCATCGAGGTTCGCGCGCCAGTTAAAAGAAGGTGAACAATTATACGCCAGCATCTTACCGGGAAATTTTTCATGTATAGCGTCAGCGAATTTTTGCGCCTCTGCTAAATCAGGCGTGCTGGTTTCGCACCAAAGAAGGTCGGCATACGGCGCATACGCCAAGCCTCGAGATATGGCCATATCTATCCCGCCAGTGATATGATAAAATCCTTCTGCGGTTCGTTCATTTGATGTAATAAATTGTTGGTCTATAGGATCAACATCTAACGTTATCAAACGGGCTGAATCGGCATCGGTACGGGCAATTAAAATAGTTGGTACATCCATCACATCCGCTGCTAGCCGAGCAGCTATCAATTTCTTAACAAACTCGCTGGTCGGTACAAGAACTTTTCCGCCTAAATGACCACACTTCTTGGCCGAAGATAACTGGTCTTCAAAATGCACCCCTGCTGCGCCGGCGCGAATCATTGCTTGCATCAATTCAAACGCATTGAGGTTTCCACCGAAACCTGCTTCTGCATCTGCAACAATCGGTGCGAACCAGTCTCTTATTGACCCGCAATTTTCAATCCATTCGACCTGGTCGGCACGACGAAGAGCATTATTTATTTTTTCAATAAGCATTGGAACACTGTTTACCGCATATAAACTTTGGTCCGGGTACATGGAATGAGAATCATTCGCGTCGGCGGCGACTTGCCATCCAGAGCAATAAATCGAGGGTGTACCGGCCTTGACCATCTGCATCGCTTGATTTCCAGTCACAGCTCCCATTGCATGAACGTAGGGCTCAGAGCATAATTGGTTCCAAAGCTTTGTTGCAACGTGTGTTGCGAAACCATAGTTTTCACGAAATGAGCCGCGTAATTTATCTACCTGCTCAGCGGAGTAAGGGCGGGTAATTCCGTCCCATCGATTATTAGCTGTCATCAGAGAATCTCCAATTTTCCATTTAATTCCAAGCTATTATAGGCTTGTAGTGTTAAAAACTCATCCATATTATTTTGAAAGCACAATATGTGCCATAGATCATACGCTACTCCGCACTCACCAATCAATTCTTCCTGAAACAGTGCGCCTAAATACTCTTGCGTCACAACAGCTCCGTTATCAAGCATTACGTTATGCCGCAACCACTGCCAGGTCTGTGCACGAGATATCTCAGCAGTGGCGGCGTCTTCCATTAAATTGTTAAGAGGCACGCACCCAGACCCCGCAACCCAGGCCTTCATATATTCATATCCAATTTTTATATTTTTTCTTAACATTTCCTCTGTGAAAGATCCTACAGGAACTTCCACCAAGTCTTCAGTTGATATCTCAATATTTGATAGAGGTCTGTTAATTTGGTTGGGCGTGATAAGATATTCATCGAAAACTTTTTTTGCGATTGCCACTAATCCTGGATGCGCTACCCATGTGCCGTCATGTCCATCCATTACTTCCCGAATCTTGTCTTGCTCTACCTTTCTAATCGCGGTTGAGTTCGCTACAGGGTCGTTCTTTATAGGTATCTGAGCAGCCATACCGCCCATCGCATGCGCTCCCCGGCGGTGACATGTTTGTATTAAGAGTCTCGAGTAGGACTGCATAAAATGTTGCGTCATACCCACTTCATCTCGATCAGGAACAATATACTTTGGGTCATTTCGAAATGTTTTTATGAAACTAAAAATATAGTCCCACCGACCGCAATTCAACCCAACTGAATGCTCTCGCAATTCGTATAATATCTCGTCCATTTGAAATGCCGCTGGAAGGGTTTCAATCAACACAGTTGCCTTAATAACTCCATTCTTCACGCCAAAATATTCTTCAGAAAATGAAAAAATCTTATTCCAAAGAGCAGCTTCATTGTGGTGCTCTAATTTGGGAAGATAAAAATAGGGACTGCGGCCGGTCTCCACAAGGGTGGTGATATTATTCGCAATGTAAACACCAAAGTCGAAGAGCGCTGCTGGAATTGGCGCATCCCACAAATCATGAATCACATGACCCTCTGATAAATGAAGTCCGCGGGGACGAACAAATAACACTGCTAGCTCGGAGCCGAGGGAGTACATTTTGTCTCTTTTCTCATCATGAAAATCAATCTCGTTATGAATCGCATCGCGCAAATTTATCTGGCCATTTACACAGTTGCTCCACGTCGGAGAATTGGAGTCCTCAAAGTCTGCCATGTACACATTCGCGCCGGAATTCAATGCGTTGATTATCATTTTTCGATCGGGAGGACCAGTAATTTCGACACGTCTGTCTTCGAGGTCTTTTGAGAAATCCGCAATCTTCCACTGGCTTTCTCGTATCCACTTCGTTTCTTCCAGAAAACCAGGTGTAAATCCCCCACGCTCATCCAGAAGATGAGCAATCGTAAGACTGAACTCTTCACATAAGGCGTCTAAAAATGTTATAACATCAAGAGACAATACAGACGCCTGCTCTTCGGTTAAATCAACAGTAAATTTTAACGACACAGCATTCCCTCACACAAATCTTATTAATTGGTTTGCGACTCGGTACGGATCACAATTTGAAGAAGGTCGTCGGTCCTCTAAATACCCTTTCCACTCGTTGTCGACTGTCGATGTGGGAATCCTAACAGAAGCACTACGGTCGGCGACGCCGTACGAAAACTTCTCGAAACTAGATGTCTCATACGCTCCCACTAATCTATCATTATTCCCTTCGCCATATTCTGATATCGTTGAGGTATGGTTCATGGACATCTTTTCTAAAATGCTATTATACAACTTCTCGTTGTCCGTACCTGTCCGCATCTCCTCGGTTGAAAAATTAGTATGACAACCTGAGCCGTTCCATCCTGTATGTGGCTTGGGGGACCAATCGACACCAACGCCATCGTTCTCGGCGAGAAGTGACAACATATATCTTGAAACCCATAAATCATCACATGCCTTTAGCGTGTCTTCACCGAAACATTGAAATTCCCATTGACTTGGAGCGACTTCAGCGTTATATCCAACAACCTGAATTCCCATTGACCAGCAAATATCAGCGTGGGCTCTTACTAAGCCTCGTTTCATCACTCTGTCCCCACCAGAAGAACAATAATACATGGGTGTGTTTGGCGGCTCTACTTCACCCGCCCAAAACATATTCTTACTTCTATTATCAGTTAAAAAATATTCTTGTTCGAAACCAAGCCAAAGATTTTTGGTCGGATTTTCCGTAAGATACTCTCGCAGAACAGCTCTATGGTTTGTAGAATGTGCTGTTCCATCAACGTCCTCCACCTCACAAAGTACCATGTACTGGCTTGGTGACACCTGGTAAAGACGAACAGGTGTTAGAAGTCTTTCAGACTCGCTCGTCGAAGCCTGGCCGGTCGATGAGCCATCAAAATTCCACTGTGTTATTTCTATCGCGGATTGGCCCTCATCGTTAGTTGTGATGGGACCTACCTTCGTCTTTGACCTAATTGATGGTACATCAAACCCGTCTACCCAAATATAGTCAATATGCGCTACTTTCATGTTTTCTCCTATAGCAGAATATACGCAATAATACTACGCTACTCCATCACTCAGTAAATCGTTGAATCACTAGATTTTATTTTCCACACGCACTGCTAAGACAAAACCGGGCATAGTCCGGTATCCCCCGCGATGATCGCCGCAACCGTCTTCCCTAGTAATAATAGCATCAGGCCAGATTCTTCTTACTTCTTTAACAATCCAATTTTCTTCTAGGAGAGTCTTGTCGTTACTGTAGCCGAAATCATCGATTAAAATCGTAAAACTTCGTTTTTCCATCACATTATTGATAATACCACACTCAAGCGGAATCATATCTTGCATTGTAATATCCCCCGTGTTTGATTGACCGCCATGTGCATCAAGCCAAATCAGTGGGTCCATGTCTCTACACTTTAACAGCATCTCCCCAAGAAGGTCTCTCGAGTCTCCAAATAAACATACAACTTTTTCATTATCGCAAAATTTCTTGGCTACATGTTTGTACTGCGACTCAGATAATTCAACGGTCCAGATTTTATCAAACCCAGCCCTTAGTGCAGCTTGCACGCCCTCGCCAAGATATGCCCCTGTCTCAACAAAAGCGGAGCCCCGCTTAAATTTTTTAAAAAGCTTTCCATCACATGCTGGCATTATCTTATCCTCGTTCTTTATCGATACAATAAGCAGGAGAAGCAGCAACATCTTGTAGCAGTTTCGGTAAATCTAATCCGGCACAATCTATCTTTCCGCGAGTGAAATTATAATGGTTACAAAAACCGTGAAATTTTCCTCGCTCACACTCTTTGTGCACCCCTGTTTCGATGTGACCTTCTACATTCTTAGGATAATCTAAGGGTATTCCAATTCCAGTGTGTATCGCTTTCCAAAGAGCCTTAAGGGCCTCAAGTTGGACAGGATAAAAGTCTGTAAACGGAGGTAATGTTCTTCCATGCACATAACCATGTTCTTGAACCGGTCTTTTCCCTAGACCCTGTTTAGTATACCAGTCTTGATATTTCAAGTAATATGCATTAGAAATTTCGACGCCAATTCCCTTTGAGTTCCCACCTTCGTAGCGAGGAATTCCAGCATGCCATGCCTTATGCTGCGTATCTAGCATCTGAAAAATGGTACCGTCATTATCAATAAGAAAGTGTACTGATATTCCACGCTTATTCAAAACCTTTGCGCACGATTCTGCGCTGAGACATACGTCCCAATGGTTGACAAACATCGTTGGTTTACGATCGGGCTTTCCGGCATAGCTTGTGTAGCACCCGTCTTTTGATTTGAACCCATCAGACTCATCCCACAAAATTACTTTGTCCCACTCTATGGGAATAAAGTGCCCGTTGTGGACGATGTGCTTGTCTCCATCTCGATAGGTTCGTTTTAATGGTAACGCATCCATCCAATCAGTAATGTTCGTCTCCCTTTCGGTCCAGAGCCTTCTATACGTCATTGGGCCAACAAGACCATCCGCTGTTAAACCGTATGATTTCTGCCACTCCTTGACGGCTTTTACTAGATCGTTATTAAACTCTTCACACCCGAACCAAGACGGTTCCCACCCCAGACTATCAGAGCTAGATTTATTATAAAAGTCTTTATCCACTTCCTTACTCCATCTCGATATTAACTTCGACCGTTATAGAAAGCTTTGGAACACGGAGGTGATTTGCAAGCCCATGCTTCTTTGCTTCTTTAGCATCCAGAAACCAGTCTGCGTGTTTCTTCTTGTCGACAATCTTCATAAAATAATCGTCTTTCTTGCCACAATTTTGAGCCATCATCTTGTATACAATACCGTTTAGACGATCTGCTTCTTTTGCGCCAGCCTTTAATTCTTCTACTTTCCCCATGTCCATTGACGACACATCATGAATCATCACTGTTGCATTGGGGTCCATAAAACGGCGACCCTCTTCACCGAATGAAAAAAGAATCGCACCACAGGACATCGCTTTTCCTTCGACGATCGTAGCGACGGGTATTTCAGCATTCTTTATTGCGCTTATCATCGCCATCAAACTGTAAACTTGTCCTCCGTACGAATCAATAACAACTGGAATCACATCTTGTCCAGTGTTATGTGCTAAAGCCATTTCATCGTTAAACTTTTTTGCTGATTCTTCGTCAAATTTATTAACTCTTACAATGACCGGGCTTTTTCTTAGCTCAACTTTTTCAATTTTATTATCAATTTTTGATGTCCAGTGCACTTCTTCTCCTATAGTCTTCTATTGCAGCTTTAATCGCGTCTTCTGCCAACACAGAGCAGTGGATCTTTACTGGTGGTAAACAAAGCTCTTTTGCAACATCAGTATTTTTTATCTCTGAGGCTTCTTCCAGCGTTTTTCCTTTGACCCATACAGTTATTAACGAGGTGGATGCAATTGCAGAACCGCAACCAAAAGTTTTAAATTTGGCATCCTCGATAATGCCGGTGTCGCTAATTTTAAGTTGAAGCTTCATTACATCACCGCAAGCTGGAGCGCCTACAATCCCAGTACCAACACTAGGGTCATCCTGATCGAAGCTTCCTACATTTTTTGGGTTCTCAAAATGGTCTATAACTTTACCTGAATAACTCATATCACTATCCGCACTTCGCCATGCCGCATGTCAAGCATGTCGCACAGCCCTCTTGATAAACAACATTACAGTCTTCTGGTGTTTCACAATCACACTCAAGTACGCCATTGCTAGCCCTTGTACCATCTGCGATATATTTCTTCAAGCACCGTGCAATGACTTTTGAAAAACAAAATAAATCCGCATCTTTATCTTTTAATAATTGCTCCACCAAATACTGGGTCGGGACGCCATGGCGTAATGCTAACGAAATTGTCCTTGTAAATGCCGAATGGTTGGGGTTATCAAAAACCTTAACAATGTCCTTGATGGTCATCTCGTCACCATTCTGCCCAAAAATTAAATCATATTTCGAAGGCATTGACTTACGAGGGCGACGCCGAATTTGACCAGTGATATAGCGTCGTGGAATTTCCACATATTCCGCAAGACCACCAATAATTTCGTAGGGAACACCGTCCATTAACCCCACTAGTAACGTCCAGGCCTCACCCTTAATGTTTGCCTGGTGAATATCACAGTCTAATATTTCAGGCCTTCTGGGAGCTGATTTTATGATGATCTTTTCACTTTCCCGGGGGTCAACTTCTTCCTCTGTTTTCGCGACCAAAACACCAGTTCGTGAACCATCACGATATACAGTGATACCCTTGCACCCTAGCTCCCAACCAGTCATATAAACATCTTTAACGGTCTCAATGTCTATATCTGCGGGAAGATTTGTCGTATTAGAGATTGCATGACATACCCATTTTTGAGCAGCTGCCTGCATTCTCACTTTTGCAACCCAATCAATTTCTGAGGCTGTTGAACACTTATACGGACTCAGTTCGACCATCTCTTCAGGATCATCATCGCTGCGAAATGCCGAATGTTCTATCCACTCTCTAAATCCATGATGATAAACTGTATATTCTTGCCACTTATCGCCACTATCATCAACAAAATCCACACTAGCAGCCTCGTCTTGACCTGTAATTTTTTTACGACGTGTATAGTGTAGCATATAAGCTGGCTCGATACCGGAAGTTGTTTGTGTCAGTACAGAAACTGATCCGGCTGGGGCCGTCGTAGTTATTGAAATATTTCGGCGACCAAATTCCTTATTCATTTCCTTAATTTCTGGATTTTCTTTCCAAATTCTCTCTAAAAATGGATGACCATCCTCTTTGGCGTGATCGTGCGCAGGAAACGCACCGCGTTCTTTTGCCAAGACAGCAGATGAATAGTACGCATTAACCGCTAGCGCTCGATATATTTCTTCAGTGAGCTTGATGCTTTTTTTGCTACCATATTGTACACCCAGCATTGCTAAAGTATCACCAAGTCCCGTGATTCCAAGGCCAGTTCTACGCCCTAGAACAGCCATCGTCTGGATATTTGTCCACAAGTCTTTCTCGATTTGCTTTACCTCGCCAGACTCTGGATCGGCCTCAATCTTCTTAAGAATCTTTTCAACTTGCTCAATCTCAATATCGATCATGTCGTCCATTAAGCGTTGAGCTTTTTGAACCACTTTGCCGAATGAAGCGAAGTCAAATTTTGCATTAGACTTCCACTTTTTCTTTACGAAGCTTGTCAAGTTCACAAGCATCAATCTGCAGCTGTCATGAGGAGACAAAATAATCTCGCCGCAAGGGTTTGTGGAGCACGATGAAAAACCTTCGTTAGCGTAAATATCAGAAGGAGTCATCTTTTTTGCCGTATCCCAAAACAACAATCCGGGTTCAGCGGTGGCATGAGCTGACTCTATAATTTCATGCCAAAGCGTTTTTGCGTCAACGTACTCTGATATCGTGCACTCTTTGCTCTCTACAGGCCAACGTAAATGTACATTTGAGCTTGATTGAACTGCTTCCATAAACTCATCAGTTACACGAATAGAAATATTCGCACCTGTCACTCTTTTAAGGTCTTTCTTGATTTTTATAAAGTCACGAATTTGAGGATGATGAACAGATATCGTAAGCATCAATGCGCCGCGGCGGCCACCTTGCGCAACCTCTCGACACGAATTAGAAAAGCGATCCATGAAGACCTCAATTCCGTCGGTAGTCTTTGCAGCGTTAGCAGTAGAAAGGCCCTTTGGTCGAATTGTGCTTATATCAAAACCAACACCGCCGCGGCGCTTGGCAATCTGAACGAGTCTTTGGTCTGTTGAAAGAATTCCCCCATAACTGTCTTCGGGCGCTGGAATGACAAAACAATTCGAGATAGACTGTAATTTGGTATTGTTACCAATTCCAGCCATGGGAGAGCCTTGGGGGATTATCTTCTTAAATCCCTTCAACAAATCAAATATTTCTTCTTCAGTTAGTGGGTTCTCATATTTCGCTTCAATCCGGTGAAATTCTTTTGCGAGACGACGGTGCATATCGTTAGGTGTGGCTTCAAGATACTCACCATCTTTATTCATCAAAAGATATTTCGTTACAACGACATTAGCAGCTAACTCATCACCACCAAAATAAGCCAGCGATTTTTCGACCGCCGTTTTATAGTCATATGTCATACCGGAACTCCCTAAGCGATACCTGAAATTGACTTCCATTTTTTTCTAAGCGCAGACTTCATTTCTTTCTCATCATTTTCGATTGTTTCTGAAAGTGTAGAAACATCTTCGTCCAATACGCTAATCTTAGATGTAGCTGTGTCAATGTGAATAGGAAAAACGATCCCGTCCTTCCCTGCACGATTTTTTGCAATAAATAGCCGGCCGGCACCGGTGGCTTTTTCGGTTGCCTTTCTGGAAATCGACACTACAAAATCTGCAACCATGGCTTTCCCATATGCTTCTGACATGTTCTCAAGCCCAACAATATCAGAATTTGCAGAATCCCTATTTGCTTGTGATGCAGTCCATATAGGAATATTAAGCTCCATGGCCAAATTTCTTAGCTCCTCATAAATTAGCTTTAATTCGTGTCGTAAAGAGTCATATGACTTGGTGGAGCGCATAATATCTGCGTAATCTACGATTATGACGCTTGGCTTGAAATTACGAAAAGCTAATTTCTCGATATGGTTCCTAATAGACACCACAGATGCGGAACCTGTTGGATACTCTTTGATCATCAATCGGCCAAATCCTTCATTTTTCCCATAGTAGTCTTGAACAGTCTTCTTATGGTCAATTACATCAGACGCTGATATATTACACAGATTGGCATCATATCTCAATCCAACAGCCTGCTCTGTCAACTCAAAAGTGTAGTGAAGAACATTTTTTCCATTCCTCATTGCGTTCGCTCCCATTGCCACAAGCCAATGAGATTTTCCGACACCAGTGTTGGCAACAACGACGCCAATTTCACCTCGTCCCAGGCCACCATTTAAAATTTCTCTCGAATCCAATTCTGCTAAGCCTGTTGGGCAAACGCAACGCTGGATTTTCAAAAATCTCGCTTCCATATCTTCAAAAAAATCGTGACCAGCAGTATTGGGCATCCCAATCGAAACAGCGTTCTTCATTAGAGTAATAACATGCTCAAATTCACCGGTGGTGATCAAATTAACTGATTCTTCAAGGGCTTCTTTAAAGGCCTGTCTTTTACAAAAATCTAGCGCCTTAGCCTTAACGTACGCCAGATCATTTGGGCTCGGGTTTTCTTTCATTCTTATCAAATATGATACTATTTGATCTCTGAGCAAAATATCACCGTCTTCGCTTAGGGCATCCTTAATAATACTAATGAGCAAAACCTGTGTTGGGAAGCAGCGGTACTCAGCAAAGTACGTAAAGTATTTTTCACAAAGATATTCAAGATATCGAAGTTCAAAAAAATCTGAGCGCATAACTTCTACCATCTGCATTGCCCAAGTTTTGTCAGATAACAAGCCCTGCAAAATCTTTTCTTGAAAATTTTTGTTATACTGTGAAAATTGGCCGGATGGAACCGAATCTAATAATGCAATAGTGGATGCCATGATGTTCCTTTTTAATTTAACGCTTTGAAAGTCATAAAGAGCTTATCTGTGTCGAAGTTTTTGATGCAAAGCTGTATTAAGCAGCGCATAAACCCTAGCTTGTCTTTTCGGGGTGTTGCTGCTTCAACAATACCATCTACTTTTTGAACGTGCGAGGCTGAAAGGTTACCATCTCCAAGATACATAAGTTTCCAATTTTTCTTAACAACTTCTTCTCCTGACATGATATTATCATAAAGCTTTAACCTCTTTTGTTCTTGCCGTTCGCGACATAATGTAAGTATATCTTCGACACTCACAAATGAAGAAGATTTAAGTTCAGGAAAACGTTTTGCCATAGCTTTAAACCCCGCTCCAGGGATGCCTTTTAACCCGTCAGATCCGTCACCAATGAAGCAACGAGCTACACAAAAATTAATTGGATGAATACCAAATTTCTCTAAAATAACGCTAGTGCTGAGCTCAGCTTTTTGCCCTGGGGACCATTGCTTTATTTTTTCAGAGACCAATTGATACAAGTCCTTATCGGTGGAGACGATTATACAGTCTTCATCCTTAAAATTTACGTTCACTAATCTTGCGATTATATCATCTGCCTCGCAATCAGAAACATAAAATTGCAAAACAGGAGTGTACCGTAACGTTTTTACAAGCTTTGCTAACTGCTCATTTCGATTAGAGACGGTATCTGGAATGTCATCTGAATAGAAACGATTTAATCTTTCAGGCCGGCGGCCCATCTTATAATTAGGGTCGATCGACCGACGGCGAGGTGAACCACCACCCTCCCAAACAACAATAACCCGATCAGGGTTGTACCTCTCCAGCAAAAGCTGTAGACCTTTCAAGAAACCAACAACACCCCCAACCGGATCGCCGTTATCGCTTAATGATGGGTTCGCAACGAAATGTCTAAAAAAACAATTTAGACCATCAATAATGAGTATCGGTCGTTTATGCATCTAAATCAGGAATGTCATCAAGATTAATCTCCATTGCAGCCGCTCTTACCTCTTCGTAAGCCTCGGTATCTAGATGTGCTTCATTGGGATCTTCTAACTTTCGAATCATACAGAGCTCTAGCAAAGCATCAATGTATTCTTTATATTGAGGGTCTTGCCAGACATCTCTAAAGTCAGCCTTATAGAATTTCTTCTCTAATAAAATTTCGCCTGTGCTAGTGTCAGTAACAGTCAAATTTTTCCAAGCTGACGAACCCTTAATACACACCTCTTTGCCATCAATAATTCCCGCTCCGAATTTACGTAATTCATCAAAAACTTGTTCATGTTCGCGGATGCCTTTTCCAAAATGAATTTCAAATTTGCATGTCCGAAAAGGGGCAGCCACTTTATTCTTGATTGTCTTTGCAGATACGTGGATACCGATAACTTCTTTTTCCTTATTTTCAATTTTCTGGCCAGCTCCGAGCTTAATGCGAACCGACGAATGGAATGGAATAGCTTTACCGCCAGGTGTGGTTGTGGGGTCACCGTACATAACACCAATTTTTGTTCGAGTCTGATTAAGAATTACAAAGAGTGTATTAGTTTGACCTATAACCCCTGTAATTTTTCGCATTCCCTTTGAAATGGCTCGAGCCTGTAGTCCGATCGAATTCTGCTCATACGTTCCGGTCAACTCTGCCTTGGGAGATGATGCAGCAACAGAATCCCAAATGATAGTGATTGGTACATCTTTTTCCATTGCTCTAGCCTTCATAATCGTCGACTCAGCAATGGAAAGTACTTCTTCAGTACAATGTGTATCGACGTAAACAAACCTCTTACTAATGTTGACCCCAAGCAAAGCTAGATTTTCTACTGATGTAGCATTCTCGGTGTCAATATAAACTACGATACCCCCCATTTCTTGGGTGGATCGAGCAATTTGAATAGCAATATGGGATTTTCCAATGGACGGAGGACCAAAAATCTCTACGATACGTCCCTCTGGTAAACCACCATTCGATCTATTTGAAATAATATAATCTAATTGTGCAGAGCCAGTGCTCACCCACCGTTTGACGTGAGTAGGAGATTCATCTTGAGACAAATTATATGCGACCCTGGTGCCGTGCTCTTTATTCAGCGATTTGATTAAGTCGCTGGTAAAATCTTCTGTTTCTTTCTTGTCTTTCTTCTTTGCCATTAAATTTCCCCGTTGAAAGATTATAACATCTTCTCAGCATGTTTTCAAAAAAAGAGGGACCGAATCAGAGATTCGGTCCCTCGGAGATATTCGCTTATTTTTTAGAGACTAAAAACCGTCATCTTCCAAATCAGCGAATGCATCATCCAAACTCTTGAACTTCGACGTGAGCTCGTTGCTATCACCGGCTGTGGTAGTATTGGAGCCCTGAGCGTTGGAAAACCCACGCGAGGTACCTTCTGAGTTTTGGGTTTCAGCATCATCCCCACTCAACCAGTCATTAACAATCTTTGAAAGCTGGTCGTAAGACTTCGCTTCGTAAAGATCGTCAAGGTTGGGCAAAGAGTCTAGCCATTCCTTGGCTTGCTTGGTCGAAGAAGCCAGCTTAGACTGCTTACCTCGAGGTCGAACTTCTGTTGAGGCGTAAAGACGTCCGGGCTGCTTGGTGCAGATAACCTTTACATCTCGACCGTTTGAGGGATCAGTGATGTCGCCATAGTCTTCATCAAGCATAATGTTGAGAAGTGACTGATACACTGTCTTCCCGAAAGCCCAAAGACGAACACCCTTGTCTTCCTCACCACGAACAATAACAGGAGCATAGTAGCGAGGCTTTGGGTAAAGCTTCTTGCAGAGCTCATAGGACTCCTTTGTTCCTTCATCACGAAGAGTGGTAATCAGCTCCTGAATCGGGTCAGGATTGCCAAATTGATAGGGGGCCAAGAGACCTGGATTATTTCCGATGTTATAATAGAACCATCGTTCTGAAAAGGGAAGCCCATCCTCAGTATCGAATGCTAGCATCCGAACAATAGCTTCTTCCCCTTCTTGAGGTCGCCACATCTTATCGCGGCGAGAGTTGGTGCCAGAAAGCTGGCCTAGCTTCTTACGAAGTGCTTCAAAATCAATTGCCATTTTGTAATCTCCAAATTTTTAATATGCAATGTTTAATTTCCCAGTATGGGTATCCCTAAGGACAAGTAAAATTTAATAGTTAAGCTGTCAATGTTCAAATTTATTTTCTTTTTTTATGGGCCTTTGCGCCGCCGAAACCAGACGCATTTGCGGTCGTGGCATCTTTCCGTCTTTTTCGGCGAGCAGATGGGGAACCCATACCCAATGGAAGCATCGGACCCGGGACACCGCCCGTCGAAGCTTCATCATGATGACCCTCATCATCATCCTCATCACGACCCGGTATAAAATCGGGTTCGCCAAGAACTTCGGCTTCCTCAACAAGAAACCTAATAAACTCTCTAAGCTTTTTTTCGTGATCGATACTCATCTATTTTAATTATCTCAAGAAAAACGATTCTGCGGCTCTACTTCAAAAAATTGCGGCTCTACTTTTCTTAAGTTCTGTGCTAGCCATTCGCACTCATCTTCCGCCGCATTTTGATTCGGCGTAGATTTCCACCAACATGTTAGCTCGGGATTCCAGCGATAACGACGAGATTTCAAAAGCGGATTCTCATCCCTTTGAGACCCAACAGCAAAAACATGATAATCAGATTTTACTGCCGTCTGAAGCAGTTCTTCCATCTTATCACTCATCCTCAGAAGGTGGAGAGTCGCATCAATGTCAGCAATAGCGTTATGGGAATTATAGAAAAAACCATGCCAGGCGCAGAGGACCTCTAGAGCCTTTGATGGGCGGCAAATGTCCTTCCACATAACTTGAGACATTGAGCAACACCAGATGGCATCAGGGGGAGGCGAATGGCCGTTCCTTTTAAGGTTCGTGTCTACCCATTCCCTATCAAAGCTTGCATTGTGAGCAATTATAAATTGACATGAATTTAAAATCTTTGCAACTCGAGCCCAATTAATCTCATGACCCTTCAAGTCTTCATCAGAGAAGCCTGTAATGTCTTGAATTTCAGGCGAGAGAGGGTATGTCGGTTGCTGCTTGAACTCGATCGTTTTCTTAATACCAGAAATTTCACCGGTCGAGGGGCTCACAAAAAACGGGCGTATAGCGATTTGAATAACTTCGTCTTTGTCTGCTCGAAGGCCGGTTGTTTCCACATCCAGCACAACTGCTGGAACATCTCCAGAAATGGGCTCTCGATCAGGGGCCGACAGTCCAGAGAACTTAGTGAGAACTACAAGACCGTCCTTATTTTCTAAATGCTTCATACATTTCTCCTACCAAGATATATTTTAACATTCCTGGTGGGATGTACAAGGCTTTATTTGTTCCAGCTACCCTTATGTTCAGAAAAATAAATGACGATATCTTTACCATCGACGTCTATTTGTAGCGCATCTTTTAACTTGAACATCCCAGCTTCTTTCGCAGCAAAAAGAGTATGTTGAAGATATTTCACACCATTTCGAGGATCAAGCTTAGACATAGAAACCTTAATACCTTTTTTATCACCTTTACTCACAGTACTATGACCAGAGTATGCTTGTTGCATTGCTTCAGCCCCCTTAAACGCTTGTTTAAGAATATACCCAATACCCTTTAAATCGCCTGGGCCTCCAGATGAAATCTTGAGATTTTTCATTAATTGCTTGGGGTTGTCTTTTGCTAATGCACCTGCTTCTTTTACGCCGGTGCTGGTGTTCCCCCGACCGATAGACGCAGTTATTGATCCTGGTTTCGTTTTAACACCTCTACGTTTTGGTCGTGTAGGAGGTTGTGGCTCCTCAGCCTCTTCTGTAAGCATTCGCCGGATATATTTTCGTAATTTTTCTTCGTTCATTTTAGCCTCGTGAGCTTGAGAGGAAAGTGTCCCATCTTCTCATCAGAAAATCCTTGAGCAACGATGTTCTCCAAAGCGTCTTCTTGTCCTTTCGGCACATCCATAATTAGAGCATCATGAATAATAAATACCGGCTTGCATGAAGGAATATTTTCAGCGATCTGGCAAAACCCTGCCAATGCAACGTCGACCGCGGATGATTGCAGGAAATTATTCACAAGCACATTGCGGCGAGCATCCGTGACCTCAATGGGTCGGCCATAAAAATTAGTGATATATCCTGATTGCGCTTGGTCATTCAACATCCTGAATATCTCTTTTAAGCCGAAAAACGACTCTACCCTCTTGATTAGCATATCAGCGGAAAATGTACTCCCATCTTTCTGCAAAACTGACCTCAACTTAGAAGTTCCCGCACCGTAAAGTGAGCATAATACTGCGAGCTTCGCTGTGTCTCTCTGAATTTGAATATTGGATTTTTCTATAAAGAATTGGTACAAATCAGCGGGGCTCTTCTCTCCAGGAAGCAGTTTCTCACCAGCTGTAATATTAAAAGCGACTCTTGGCTCTAGAGATGTAAAATCGATTTCATAAAGCGACCCACTTGAGAATGTGCTTTTTAATACTTTACGATATTCTTTCTTAAGGGTCAGAATTTGTGGGCCATCCTTGATTGTCAATCGGCCAGTTTTCGTAGAAGCCCTGCAATAGAGCGGAACACTCCGGCTGGATTTCAAAAAACTTCTCAATGCAGCTGAATCTGATATCTGCAATTCTTGAGCTGCGAACTTACTGTCAATTTCACATGGAGACAGTTTGCCTAAAATTTCATTTGTCTTAATAAAAAAATGAGAATATTCATTACTATGAAGTACGGCTTGTGCCTCTGCTAGCTTGTTCATGAAGTGCTTAAACCTCTCCATAAATTGATTCTTTGGAAGTACGTCTCCCCACGGTATGCCAGATGTCATCCCACAAATTCGCATGGCCTCGACAAATCGAGGTGGTATCAAATCTGGAAGAGTCAGTCCAAAAAGACTAAGTAGCGGCTCAATGGAATTAGGTCTTGTGAGACAGCCGTATGTAAATGTTGCATCAACCTCAGTGGGAGTCCAGCAAACCTCGCCATCATCCAAAAAAAGATTTCTGCTGGTTCCAATAGATTTTTTGTGAATAAAGAGAGACATGCAAATAACAATAGAGCCCGATCATACAATGTTCATGTTAGTCTTCGGTGTCAGCCATTGCTGCTAACGATTTCTCTATACTCTGGAATGTGCTTATATACTTTCCAAATGCGTCCACCTGTGTACACTTCAGCTTTGTTTCAAATTTCCCTTGAGAAATAGTGTGGCTAATTCCGCTAACCACATATTGATTGTCGACTGTTGTTCCCGTCCCAAAATCAACAAAGAAGTACTGGCCGTACGAAATCACCGGGCAACCAAGCGTGGTGAGGCTTAAAGATGTAGGAGCAGTCTGGAGGGGGAGGCCAGAATCTCTAGACCCCTGAGCTGTCGTACCGCCGCCCAATCCACCACGCTGCATATTTACAGTAGCTAATTTGGAGTTATTCATTGATGCAAGATCAGCGCTAATCACCGCAGAGTTTTGAGATCCATAGATTATGGAAGGCATTGTTCTTGTTATGAAGGCCTTTAGGGAACGAAACCCACCTTTTAGCCTGAAGTAATTTCTAGAAAATTCTTCAGGATCGATCGTAACATCCCCACTACCTGAATCGACAGTCACTCCTACCAACTCTGGTACAGCCTCGATTAATCCCTGGTCTATTGCATCTTGCAAAAGAGCCACATACTCCGCTTGGTGATCTGCGATGGACGTTTCTTCATCTTCCCCCGGTTCCCGATTCGCTTCCGATGCAGCAGATGATAGCATCCCTAAAGAGCTTCCTCGGGCTGCGATAAGCATTTTAGAAAGCGCCGTATACTTTGAGGCCTGGCTATCATACAAGTGTATTCTTAAAATTGTGCCACGTTTTCCTAATTCACTTCCAAGTCTGGTAGGAACTGCTTCGATATGCATCGCCACTCTGGGCATTTTAAATTCTTGATCCTCGCTGACACCGTATGCATCTTCTAGACGCTTCACCTTCTCGTTGTATAGCTCAGTCGCATCTTCCGAGAACGACTCTTTCATTTTGCTATTACCCTCGTCATCAGTTTCATATAACGAAGTCAGACCATAAACTGGAGCAGCTTGGTTATGGACGTATTCAGTGTTTAACATACTGATAAAACGAGACAATGGAATATTCGCGCTAGTCTCAGTGAGCTCTTTAAATTTCTTCTCAAATTCGCTAAATTTAATGGGGAATTCGGAAATATTTGAATCGCTTAGGTATGTCGATTTATCGTTAAAAGCGTAAAAAACAAATTGTACCTCGTCAAATCGGTGTGTCGCAGCTAGCGGTTTTCCAACAAAATATAGCATAAGTGCGCCAAGACTTATATATTTGGTATCATCAAACTGGATATCAACAAATTCCGTAGACCCACCCGCACCGGTAAAAGTTCTAGCAAATGGATCTCTTCTGGTTTCTGATATGTCATCCTGATTAGCGCGCAAAGTTTTTGCCTTGTTCAATTTATCAGCGACAGCAGCAGCAATAGTATTTTTCGCGTCCGCGACGGCGCCCCCCGTACCGTCAGAACCAAAAAGTTCGGTAAGGTTATCGGTGAGTTCGTCGACGGGACTTCCCTCTTCCTCATTTCTATGACTATCTAAAAATGCAGCAATAGCCTTTGATGTGTCTTCATCTATTGTCAATGCTCCACTAGTGTCTGATGCTGACGATAGAAAAGTAGCACCACCCACATCTGATGCAGAGTCAGATGAATCCCCCAATATTTCTCTTTTTAAAACTGAAATTGCCTCTGTTAAGTCACGAATTGTTTCCATAATATCGTCGACGCCCTCACCCTTACTGATACTTGTAGTATCAACTTGAGAGGCACCTTTCATGGAAAGCTTTAATTTGATTTTAACTTGACCTACTTCGTCAAACGAAAAAGAGCTATTAATGATCCCATATTTTTCCGTAACTTTTAACGCATTTAAAAATGTACCGTAAAAATTTCCAGAAAGTGTACCATCATCTGCGGAGGCTCCGGAATCATCAGGATGAGACCATCCGTACGTAATCATAAGCTCTGTTCTGCCATAAAGGTCTGGCTTAACAAACTCTGCGACTTCTTGAAGCCTTGACCGATCATGGAGCGTTAAGCTTAGTTCGGCAGTCTTATGAGACATCATCCCTCTGGATGGAGTGACTGTAATATTGAAGTCCCCCAGAGTCATAAATGGACGAGTTCGATCAATAATTGGAGCCCCCCTGGTTCCGCCCACTCCTCCAGGTGCATCGTCGGGATCGTCAGTGTCACCCTGGATTGCCTCAAAATCATCATACATCTCATCCATCGGCACTAGCGTTTGGGGAGCGGTAAACAGCTCCATCCCAGCTGTTGCGATACCGGCCTCAACTTCCTCCAGCAGCTCCTCATCACCAGATGCTTCAGCTGCCTCCATTTTTTCTATAAAATCGCCTACTGCATCCATAGCAATAGCGGATGCCAAATCGTAGTTCACTGTGTCTGGATCCAGAATAGCTTGACCTAGCAAAAATTGCATCAAAGACATTGTTTGAATACTTCCGTCAACATTAAGAGGCGAATTTGGTGAAATAATAACGATGTCCAAATATGGAACGCACCTGGAGAACTCTAGAGTTGGAATCGCGTTCATAAAAAGAGCGACTGCGCCTGTGTCTCGATTGGCAGGTGTAAGTCTAACAGGATAAATACATGTCGCTGTTAGGTTAGGTGAGGCCTTCTGTGGGGCGGCAAACGTCTGATTCACTACATCTCCCTCGCACATATCTTTGATAGAAACGCTAGAAACAGGCATACCATCAAAATCTATTGTACCGAACGAATCAGGCTCTCCCACGAACTTATAAAGAGTTGCGGCCGCAGCTTTGTCTGTACCATCATCTCCTGACAAAAGATCATTTAATTCTGAGACGATATCATTCACGATTACGCCACCCTCTGTGGTGTTCGTTAATAATCGTACAAGCTGATCTAGAACATCGCCATTATCAAAGTCTTCAGTACCGAAAGTCCCAACATCATCTCCACCCCACGCTAGTGCGGCGACAAAATCTTCTTTTGATACAATGGAGAAATATCTTCCTAATTTTTCAACAGCCAAAGACAGCTTATCATCTACAAGAGACATCGTTCACCCTATCAGTTTCTCAATTTGTGATAACCTCTTTGGGATAGAAAGATATGTCCCGGCTGGTACTTGGAGATTCCACCCTATACCGCTTGCAGCAGCGATTATCCACCATAGGGTTCCATCCCCATATTTGGCACCAGCTATTACATCAAGTCGCTCTGTTTGCTTTGTTACATAGCTATCGCAGTATATTTGTCCTCTTTGTACAGCTTTGTAAATGAAAAATCCTGGATCGAATGTGCCATAAAATTTCCCTCTTTTAAGCTTAGGGGCCCTACGATATCTACGAACTCCACCTTTCATGGCGATCCCATGTGCGCGAACGCCTCATTAACAGCCGCAACAAAACGATCTCTTGTTAATTTACCAGCATCGACGCCACCAGCTCGACGCGATTCGCCAGCATCGGTTGACATCTGAACTTCTCCAGCTGAACCTTGATCATATTGATCTGTACCGAGCATACCAGCAATATTCCCAACAGGGTAATTTATTGATCGCATGAACCCATTATTGTCTAGCCCGGGAGGAATATCATGAATCGGGGCAAATGCCATAGATATCTTCATCGCCGTCGGAGCTCTTCTTCCCATCTTACTCATGTCCCAAAGATTTGAGTTCAGGCCCCAATCCATATCAAAAGAAGTGATGAATCCTGCAAGACCTCTCCCGCCGGCGGTCTCGAAAGAACTTACAATGGCGTTATTATCTGGACTAAAAAATGCAGCTATATTCTCTATCTGCTCATCAAGTGTGACGGTCTCATCTAAATCCACTGGCATAGGCATATCAGCTACCAGATCTTCTTGAAGAACGTAATAATGATGATAGTGACCCTTTTCTTCAAGCGCCTCAGAATAAGGGTCAGCGTTATTGTTCGGGTCGACCCATGTAACACAATATTCTACATTGTGACCGGAATTTCTCATTGACATCGCCCCAACAGTCTCTGCCTCAATACCATCCGCTGTATCAGCAAGACCGAGCCATCGCACTTCGAGAACTTTTACTCTCCCCTCGCTTAATGTACGGCTCAAAAATGGCGTTGACTCTACATGTATTGCCCCTGCGCCGGGGGGCACCTCTGAAGCTGAACCAGATCCTCTATCCCATGTAGTATATCCGTCTACGTTTGCAAGCAGTGTACATTCTTGGCCAACAGAAAATCCGTGGGTGCTGTCTGTTGGAGAAGATGGCTCGGTGTCATATCGAGCATGATAGGTCTCTAACTCATCCTCATATTGCTCCCAATCCATGCCGGTTTGTGAATCAAATGATATATCAAATGCCTGTTGTTGGGCCATATCATCAGCAGATGAACCGGATTCGCTGGCCGCGAGCGCCTCAGAGATTCCAAATAAGCGTGCCAGATTAAATCTCGTATAGTTACCGCGGATTACATCACCGACTCGGAGACGAACCATAGGAGACGCAGTGGGAATTTGAGAGAATGGCATCACAAAATGCTTATCGCCTGCCTGGACTCTTTTGCCCATCGACCATTGTGGATATAGCAGCGTAATTAATTTATTTACGGTAAACCACATAGAATCAAAATCCTTGGGAGATGTTGAGACAAGCCAAAAATCAAGATTAATGCTACGCTCGGTGCTTTGATAAATTTTCACCTTGTCTATACGACCATATCCACTGGAGTCTGAATAACTTACAGAATAAGAGTCTTTAATATTCTCTAAGAAGCCATGTAAACCAATGATCTCATTTGTACGAAGATCGTGAAGATAGAATGGCATGTACTCAATCTCCAGCTGGTTTTCAAGCGCTGTTACCATTTCCTTTGGAAGCCTTCCACTAGATGACAATTTTTTATTGCGTTGCTTCTTTTTCCAATAAGTTTCACCAGTTGGCCACATGGAACCAGGATCGTTCTTGGAATCGCCCACCAGTGACAAAAGAGCAGCGGGTGTGGATTTACCCATATCAAAAACTTCGAATGCTGTTGTAAGTTGTTCAGGCAGTAGAAACCTGGCTGGAGCTGCTTTGTGCCGCCAAGCTAAAGCATTTTTGTCTTTTGCAATTTTACTTTGAGCTTGTCTAGTCTGTCCGGTGTTTGGCATCTTCTCAAGTGGATTTGACCCAACGCCACCAAGCGGAAACGAACGATATTTTCTTTGAAGAGCGCAATCTCCAATCACAGCAAGAACCATGAAAAATCGCCATGAGGGAAAAGTGTTTAGTGCAAGTAACAAGTCCAGAATTGCTAAAGCGGGATTGGAGCCACCACCAGGAATTCCTCCTGCTGTATCTAAGAATCGGTCAATATCACGTCGTATAACTCTGAAGAGGTTTGCATAGTACCCGCTTGCCCACAATACGTTTTGAACTGCAGTGGCTAGATATGGAACTACGAATATTGTCCACCATGTAACAAATGCTCCCCAGTTTCCCGTCGCCGATGCGGGCGGGTCCCCTGACGGGGGATTTAACCCCACAAATTCAATAAGTCCGAAAATTACGCACATAACAAACGAATGATTCGTGCGTGGAACTCCCATCACTCTTAGAACTCGAACGTGCAGGGGCTCATCTGCATGTCGACCATACTTCATTTCAGCAGGTCTAGACGGGATGGAGCCGCCGCCTGTGTCTAGTAAGTCAATGACACCACCGACAACAATCGCACCTAATACAATGGCGCCGAGACCCTCTGCAGCGACAGCTAGCATCGCTAGTCTATTTTTACCAGTAAACGGTTCCTTATTAGAGTTTAAAGCGCCAAAACTTTTCTGTGCCTCTAATGGGCTACCATCCCTATCGCTATATCGTAACTCAGTCGGCACAAACGGTTTATTTGGAGCCCCGAATGCGTTAATTGTTCTTAAGAATTCAATCGATATTTTTGATGCACCAGTTTGGACATTCGTTGCGTTAATAACATCAACCTGGCTCCAGTCTGCGGGGTCTGCGTCTTCGTCACGGGCATGGCCAGTTTGACGAAGTAACAATGATTGCGCAACTTTACGTAATGTAGCAAAGTCTATCCCCTCAGCGTCTGGGTCGTAGACACCAAACCCCATCTGTTGCGTCGACCCAGGAGAAGAAAACGCGCCTTCATCAATATAGGGTGTCGCACCAGAAGGATTAAAACGATTATAACCTTGCAGAATTTGAGATATTTTTCGCTGTTGAGTAGGGGCGCCGGCTGGAATTGGTTTCCACGATGATCCGTCAGTCGCACCAACACCTGGCTCAAATGGTTCGCTCGTGGCCTTAATGTCTGATAGTAGGTGGTGACCGTCAATTTGAGAATTTTTATCTACGATATCGCTTAGTGGAATGTCTGTTGGAGCAGCTTGGTCAAATTTACCAGAATTACTCATTGTATCAAAAAGTGTTCTCGTGGCACTAGCGGCAGAAGAAGTACCTAACGAGTCGGTATATGTCTCAACATCTGGATCTTGCCCTCCGGTTTGGATGGGCGCAGGGGTACCGTCAGCTGCAACATAGGACGTCTCAGCATACTCAGAATGGCCTATTGAATATTCATTATGGGTTTGTGGGTTTGTCGTCAAAGAGCTCATATAGGAAGCAAGGGTTTGCTTTGACGACTCCTTTAAGTCGTCTCCCCACATTACCTCACCGTTAGTCCCGGTTCCGGCAGGTGTAAAGTCTCCGTTTGAAGGATCTTCAGCCATTTCTCTTTAACAACTCCTCTATTGCGGCGCCAACACTTTCTGGATTTTCAGCGAGCGTTTTTTCAAAAAACTCCAAAAGTCCCTTGACAACTTCCCACTTTTCCTCCGATACCTTTGCACACTCCTCTAAGTATTTAGCTTCTTCCTCTGTCAAACCAATCTTTTCATTGCTCATTATTGACCCTCTGCTGTGGCTAGCGGTGTTGTCATAACTGATTTATCAACCAGAACACTACCTACCTTATTCGCGTCCATTGTAACGCTAAGGTTAATTGTTATATTAACGGGCTTGTTCTCTACGTTGATGGATTCGGAAACGCTGAATGCATCGGCAACTTTCTGGAGGTTTGCGTTGAGATTAATCTCTGGTAATCCGTCTAGCGCGGTGTTGATAGAGTTCATCTCCTCGACCATCGAGAGAATTGCTTGTGCAGCGGGGGTTGGTCCATCAGATCCACCAACCAGATTCTTAAGAAACGCGCCGGCGCGCTCTGTCATCGATGGAGAATTTGCTTCCCCGAGCTCCGTAAATTTACCAAGCACGTCAGAAAGAGCGACTGTCACATTAAACAACTGATCTAACTTATCAACTTGTGATTGAACCTCTTCAGCTCCAGGGATGGCACTCAAACTTGAGATAACCTGCGGCATCGTCGTGGCCAGGGCAGATAAACCGCCGGCCATTCCGTCGAATAACGTTTGTACTGATGGTCCGTCTATTCCCTTTACAGATTCTTCAGCAATTACCTGAATTTTCCCTAGCGCGTCCATCATGGGACCAAGCGCCTGGAACATAATCTGCATTGATTCTGCTTTTTCCTTGAATCCCGATGGAATTCCTGCGCCAGCTGTAATGAGCGCATTGATTATTGTTGGTAGCTTTTCAGCTAGCATGTCCATCATGTCGCCAAGCCCACCAATTACAGTGCTCATATTTGACGCGGCGCTGGGGTTGAAGAACCCTGTCATTGAGGATACGAGTGCTAACGGCTCGGCGATCGCGGCTGCGAACTGAGCGACGGCGGCGACGACGTCTCCGACGACTGCTGCTTTCTCAAGATCACTCTTGCTATATCCAACAGCAAGTCCCACCAACGTGGTTACAGTGCCAACTAGAGTGTCCTTAATCTTATCAAGGAAGCTCCCCATTAAATTAAAGACCTTGTCCATACCGCCTTTACCAAGCGATTCGGCTGCAACACCCAATTTCCCAGCATCAAGAGCAAGACCACCAAGGGCCTGAAGCGCTGTGGCCACACCACCGATAACTTCCATCCTTGCGGCCATATCTTCAGGGTCAGCGATTGGTATTGTTGCAGCTGCAGCGACCATTGCACCGACTGCTACCGCGGCACCAACCATAAACACTGACAATCCACCAAGACCCCAAAGTAAGAAGGGCAGGATAGGAATCATCATTCCAAAAAGAGCAGCAAGTGGAACGAGAATAGCCATCGCCAATGAAACCTTAAGCATCATCTCGATCATTGGCATGATTGCAGCTCCTTTCATGACATCCCCAGCGACTGTCGATGCGATCGCTAAAGCGGCTGCGAAAGCCAATACACCAACAGTTAGGAATCCAGCTGCTGCTAACATTCCCGTGATTATCATGGGGGCAAATGCTGTTATTAGTGCGAAGGCAGCACCGACAGCAACCAAAACAGCTAATGCAAGAATTGCTTTACCAATTGTAATAAACATTGTGTCTACTGCCGCCGGGTCGATGTTGGGGAGAGCGCCCAATAATAGCGCCAGAGCCCCTGCAAAGACGGCAACTCCAACAGTCAACATTAGCGCAGCGAGTAATAACCCACCCATCATAGGAATAAAGAGCGGAGCAGCCATCGCAAACGCGGCACCAACCAGCGCTAGCGCGGCAGTAGCAAGGATCGCCATACCTAGCATTCCGAACATCTGCACAATTTCCATAAACGGGATTGGCTTAAGAATCATATGCACCAATTTTAAGGCCAATGCAAATGCCACCATTCCGATAATCATCAGACCTGCAGCTAAAGCCATAAAGAGTAAGCCAGGCGCTGTGATGGGTGGAGCCAAAGAAAGACCAATCTTAGAGATAATAAACACAGCAAGAATTGCAAGACCCATCACTGCAAAAATCTTCACAATCTCCAAAAACGGGATGTTTCCAATTAAAGCATATACGATCATTAGAGCCGCTGCGAATGGGATCATCCCAAGGCCAAGTGCTACAGCAGCTAAAGCCATGTTAACCGCTGATGATAATAACGTCCCAGGGTCTAAGAACTTCGCGGCGAGCATTACTAGCATTAGAAGCGGAATGACGACCAGCATAACCACGAATAATTTCGCGATTCCTTCCCAGGGCGCTACAGACATAATCATGGCGGCCATGACTATACCAGCAGCAAAGATCGCAATTGCAGGAAGCAGCGAAGCCGCCATCAGGGCCAACTTGACGCCAGCCATTACGATATTTTTTGCATCAATTTTCGCAACGGAATCGATCAACGCGCCGAGGCCTTCGCCAACACCCTGAGCCATTTCTTTCATCTGCCCAGCGTCTGGCATCGATGCTTCAGCTGCATCAGCAGAATCCCCAACTGCTCCGAGCATAAAGTCTGTTAACTTTTTGACAACAACTGCCCCTACAGCTGCTTGAACCGCGCTGATGGCTCCAAAGATAATCATCTTTCCAAGGACAAATGCAAGCAACGCGCCACCAACGGCGATGATCTTTCCACCGTGTTTTTCAAAAACAGCTGATATAATATCAAGGAAGGCACCAAGCAACTCTGGAACGGCGTCCATAAGGGCACCACCTATACTAGAGATGGCTCCCATGATTGCACCACCTATCCCTTCAGACGCTGCGCCTTCGAGGTCTGGTGGGTTTCTGATGGCTTCAGCAATTCCCTTAAAAAAGTCTACAACCTTTGTTACAACCCAGGGTATCATTTGAGCAATCATCTCACCAACCCCGGTGATCATTCTTGAAATACCTTCCTTCAACTTAGTTGCTGCCTCAGAGTTTGCTCCGAAGAAATTTGAAAAAGATTCTGAAACCGAATCAAAGACGTCTGACAGCTTCACTCCCTCATCACCCTTCAGGAAACTCATAAGCATACTAAATGCGCCAATAAGTCCTGTTCCTGTTTTCTTGCCAGTTTCATCGACACCTATTCCACCGAATAATGTCTTCAGGGCGTCGCTGTTGAACATGTCTTTAAGGGGACCGAGAATATCAAATCCACCAGAGCCTAGAAGCTCACCAAAAAGCTTACCCATTTCTTTACCAGCTTCAAACACCGTCTGTAGTGCTTCGCGGATTGCAGTTAAAAGTTCCTTAAATTCTGGGAATTGTGTTAAACCTTTCGTAAATCCTTGGGTTAATGCATCGAAGAAGCCGTTAAAATCTCGGCCTGAGTTAAATACTCGATCCATCGTGTCAGCAAGCTTGTTCATCACCTCTGTTTGTGATAACTGCTTCTCTTCAGCTTCATCTGCGCCCGCAGCAATATCTTCGTAAGAAGTTCCCATATTCTCTTGTGAGAATGCAGTGGCAAGAGCCTCTTCGCTAAGGCCGGTTTGCTCTGCCAACAGTGCACGTTCTTGACGTGTCATATCTTCGATAGATTTGCCTGCCTCATGGAAGGCATTCTTCATCATGTCGATTCGTTCGGCGGGATTCTCTGCGTTCATCATCTCCATGGTGTCAAGCTGGATACCAAACGCTTGGTTTAATTGGGATACGGAGTCAGCTGCTCCCTCGAAATCGTCAAACTTACCGATAACACCTTGGAGACCCTTAACATCGATACCGAGCTTTCTAGCGTATACAGACGCCGCGGCCATTTCCTTGGTCGACATGGTTCCGAAGTTCTTGAAGTCAGCTGCCATCTCACCCATATCTTTCGATATGAGCTTGGAAGAGACCCCAAACTTATCGCCCATTTGAATAGAATAGTTGCCTACATCTTGAAGGGTATCTGTCAAACTCGAGCCGGAAGAGATAGCCATCGTTGCGAAACCGCTCATGGCTTCTTCTGATAGCCCCATCCCCTTCTTGAATGCAAGAATCTCGCCAGCTGAATTTGCGAACTCATCAGAAAGCATTCCAAATTTAGGGCCGAGAGCCTCCGCTGTAGCGGCGAGATCTGCTAGGGCTGCAGCTACACCATCAGGGCCAACGCCGTAGACGGCCGCCAGACTCACACCTGTCCCACCTAAGCTACTAGACTGTGATTGAAGATTGCTTAAGCCGCTCATTAGAGCAGCGCCCTCGTTACTAGCTAGATCGCCAAAGCTTCCTCGAACGTCTTCGATTCCTTGTCTTAAAGCAGATACACTTCCAGCCAGGTCATTAGCCATGCCGACTAGTCCGCTAAACATCTGGAATGGAATTGCAACAATAGACAGCCCGATGTTTTTAATACCACCGATAACCGTACCGATCGTTGCACCCATCTGCTTTATATCAGCGATGGCGCTCTTAAACCCTTTAGCAGCACCCGCGGCAAAGCCAGCTAAAGCAACGTGTGATTCTTTAATATGGGATATCAGCTCGGCGAACGACTTGATTACTTTTTTATTCGCTTGTTCTGTGTCTTGAAGACTGGTGGTCATTTCACCAATTTTGCCGCTGGCTTTATCGGCCTCGGAGGCAGCACCAGCTAAGCCATCTCGGACTTCCTTCATTTTTTGTTGGACATCATCCAGGCCCTTACACTCTAGAGCCTTGCACAGCTGTACCGCGGTATCTACCTGGCTAGATAAATACTTTTGCTGCTTTTCCAGCACCTTCTGTCGATCTTGTAAAACCTTGTTGATCGACTGCTGGATAGCTAATTGCGATTGTAGTTCTTTCGAGTCTGCTGCCACGCTTTTACCACCCTTACTTCATTAAATATGGCAGTTAAAAATCTGCGCATCGTTTAAGCTAGAAGGGCCACGTAAACCCAGCACCCATCCTCAATTTCTTTGACGCCTTGTGCTTTCTTTTCAAAGCGCCCATCACATTAGAGATCGAGGGATTTTCCTCATTTAACTTTTCGTATAAATTACGAGATTCTTTTAGAGCATTCGCGAATAGAACACAGTCACCCTTATCACCCCGTAAGGAAATTTCACTCACTTCGCCACGAATATACCTCGCACAATCCCGTAAAAATTCTTTCTTATTATCTTTCATGGGGTACCTCACGTTTTAATTATGTGAATCTACGTAATTTTGACGGTACTTGTGCCCTGTGTTTACCTGCTAATGCTCGGGCATCAGCGGAATTTGCATGGGCAGCCCTGGAATCACCTTGAGATTTCTTCAGCTCTTTGTTCAAGCGTTGAATAAACCATATACGTTGCCATATTGGAATGTTATAGACTTCTATGTACGAGAAGCCCATATAATACATCAGAGCGAAAATATGCTCTAAGAACGTTTCCTTATGACTACTCGTCAGGCCAAAAAAACGCCGCCCCCAGGGGCAGTCTAACCTCCGAGTGCTCTAAACATGAATTACAATCCATCCAGGCCTTCATCTGAATACCTGGTTCGTTCTTGTCTAGATGATTCCTAAATGCCAAAGAATCACGTGCAGGAAGATTACGAATAAACAAGTCAAGCTTAGATTTGTCCGTCACTCCGTTGACTGACACAATTGAGTAGCGTAGACGTGATGTAATTAGATTCTCTGATTGCGAACCTTGCTTCTTTCGCCGCTCTGTCGTAACCATAATCTCTTGCTCATCTTTACCGGTTAGGAACTTAAACCTAACCTTTGCCTTTGTGACAGGCATTTCGAACTCAAAAAGATTTACGCCGTGAGAAACAGGCTCAATTCCAAGTCGATTAATCTCTAGCTCTCCTAAGTTAAAGTTTTGTTTCGAGCGCTGGCTGCAGGCTGGACAATCTACTTCTACCTTATAGTCTGCACCGTAACCTGTAACTCGTAATGCAACCATGATAGCATTTCTATCACCGGCCAACATCGACTCGGGATCAATCGATTTATCAATCATACACGACTTTAAGAGGTGTGAGATAACTGTGCCTTTCTTAATAAGCGCCTTTGAAGTAAGAATGTCTTCCTCACGAGCGGTCATGGCTCTAATTTCTAAAGTCTCTTTATTGTGACATGCAGAATCTTCGGGATAAACTTTTCCCATGGACGGAAGTGGAACATTTTCAACAGGAATCTCAAACCCAAAATCGTCCTTCATGACGTTACGGGTAGGCATATTCTCTTTCATACCGCCGAATAATTCGCTTCTATCCGAACTCTCTTTTTTCTTTGACATTAATAAACCTCATCTGTAGTACAGTACTAATACTCAGTAAATCATATAGCTATCAAAAAATGTGTAAATAAAAAACGCCCCAACTTAGTGGGGCGTTTCCATCTTAAATTATCCAACAATCTGTCACCGACAAATCTAGACTGTGGAAAGGGTTTAAATTAGTATTGAAGGACTGCGTTATCGAAACGTAGGGTCAACGAAATTTCTTCCGGATCTTCCGCACCATAATCCAAGTCACCAAATCCGGCTGAGGTGAGGAAACATCCTTTGATGTCCCAAAGCTCGACTACTGTCCCTACTGGGTCCAGCATCTTGAGCTGACAATCACGCTTATAAAAATCCGCGTAACCGCCCCGGCCTGAAACCGACTCGTAGTGTGTGCGTACCCATTCCATAACCTGCTGCGCACCTGAGGGAGCAATTGGATCGTGAAGGGTAACTGAGATCGCATCGAACTTCGTCTTACCAGCAATCCACCGAGAAGAGTTCATGAAATTAATCTCAATCTCACCGGTGTTCATTGTCGGACGAGCCGCCGTCTTAATAAGGAATGCATCAATACCTTCAATCGCGAACACCCACCTAAATTTTCTTTTGGGCTCAAATTTGTTCGGCAACATGTCGGTAACTGAAAGAGTCTCTGCCATTTTGTTTTCTCCTATACGTGCTTAAATATACATCAGCAAGATTAAATTTCGGTTCCAGCGTTGGTTACGACAAAATCAAGAGATATAAACTCTACGGACCTTGTCGGCTGGAGGAAAATCTTACCTCTGACAATGTTATTTTCCACATCGGCTTGCGTCGTTGTGGTAGTGTCGATCTGTACCTTGAATCGGTCTAGACCTTGCTGTGCTTGAATTCTGGCCAGAACTGGATTAACAGCAGCCGAGAACCTCGCCAACGTTGACTCCCTATTGGGCTCGAAGAGGAATGTATCACCAATCGCTCGAACCTGGCGCCTAACATCGATTAGAAGCCGTCTTACATTGACTCTATCGAGCGCAGACTGTGCTGCGAGGAGAGTCTTTTGGCCAAATACCACAACCTCACCCTTCGTTTGTGGGAATGCTGTTATTGGGTTAATGTCTACATCATAAAGAGCATCAAGGTTTGAGCGGCTCAACTTCACTTGTGTTTCAAGAACATTCTTCAATGCACCTCGAGTGAATCCTGCTGGTGCAAACCAGGGATAAGCGACTGAATCGTTTAGTGCAAACGCGCCGAGGACCGCAACGCTGGGTGGAACCTGTACGTTAGTAGAAGTACCCACATCAGTCATAATCACATCAGGGAAGTACGCAGCAGCGAAAGAGTTATCCAAATTTCGCCCTGCAAAAGAATTCGCAGTGTTTGTAACACTCGCCAACTGAGATGAACCAGATATTACCTCGTTGTAGGTGTCTTTCCCCTCGAGGTCCATAATATACATGGCATCAAACCGTTCTTCAACAGCTTGCATACAATAATCAGTGACGGCGGAATTTCTCTGACCTGGAATAGCCAACAACTGAATATCCACATCTGAGCGTTCCTTTAAGACATCCATTGCTTTTCGATAAGCAGCGGTAACCTGACCAGTTACTCCGCCTTGTGCGGTGACATCAGCCATTTCTTTCGTTACAGCAATGTTTGAGAATGCTAGCTTTTCCTTGTTAAAGATATTAGACCCGTCAAACCCATTCTGCACGATAGTGGTGAACTTCAGGAACCTTCTTGTCGACGTCAAACCAAAGTCTGTTGCTACACTAAGTAGTCTAGACCCACCCGAATCACCAGATGTTCTAGCGGTTCCATCAATATCAGGAATACTCGCCGATGCGATACCGGACCGCATATACTGTGCTGCTGCCCATTGCGATGAATCTGCTCGAGGGGTGGTGTCGGTGGTTACAACAACTTGGATATTCTCAAGAGAGAACTTGTTGTTATTGAACTTATCACAATCTAAAATCGTTCCGCTTGCATCAGCAACACCCTGGTTATTACCAACGACTGCTGCTTGACCGTTCTGCGAATATGTGTTAAAGTACGTGCTATAGGATGCAATCGAGTTGTTCGTTTGAATGTTCCGGTTTGGCTCATCCACGCTATCTTGAATCGAGAACTGGACACCCCAATATAGCTCAGGGGCGAGCGACTTTTTCGGAGTCTTATTCTTAGAAACCATTAAGCGATATGGAATGGGTAGCTGTACGAGCTGAGATGCAACTTCACCGGCCATCACGTCCGTTACTGCGCTATCAGCAACAGAGAAAATCGAGGACCCTGATGTAATGAGGTGCGCTGGACCACGGAAACCAACGGGTAAAACATCCGCAGGAAGCTGTGCGTTATCCAGAAGCTTATTTGTCTCTACTCTAATGTAGTTAGACTTGTTGGGATATGCACCATCAAGTACAAGCTTTTGAGAACCTACGCGCTTATCAAAATCATAATAGAGGTGGTAATTTCCAACTTGTCTTGCGATATATCTTTCTGAACCCGGGTCTAATGAAAGCTTAGAGAACTTTTCTATCACAATCGGCTCAGAATCTGTATCATTAAAGTCTCTAACCAGTAAATCAAACGCTGAATACGGATTGTTTGTATTCGTCGACTTTGTAATATTTTCGACCGAGATCTTAACCCTGGTATTTCCAATCGCGCCATCGTCAAGAGCGTGAATCCTAAATAAGTTGTAATTCACTCCCCCGTATGCCTGGGAGATAATGTATGGAGAGTAAGCTGTACGAAATCTGTCAACGAACCCTTCAAAGTTTGGTACACTGGCGTCACCATTATTGTTTCTGCTAATGGATGATGTGAGTAAGAATGCAACATCCTCAGTCTTAACGGTTCCACCCTCAGTTATTGCGGCGTAGTCATCATCCACCAGCGATGAACCAGTAACATATGCTATGGCGGGATCGATCCCCCAATGCGCATAGAGATAGTGTCCAGCGTTTTGGATCTTAGTAGAATCAGTATTTAAAACGTTATAAAGATAATTGGGCGCCTTGGGATCAAACGAAGCAGTGATAATGGTTGGATACTCATCGGTGTGGCTATGACCATTTAGTAATAATACAAATTCCTGACGGCCACCAGCGAGATTGACTGATCCTACCGTGGAACCGGCATCTTGTGTAGCGCCCGCGCCGAACGTTCCTGCAGCTGCGTAATCATTTGCACCAGGGGCACCTAATGGAGTGTTGTTGGAAATAGCACTTCTTGAAGCGCTCAATGCCGGTACAACGCCGGAAGGAGCCATAACGACACCGCGAAGGATGGGTTGAACAGACTGCAGTCCTGCTGACGAGAATGCAGTTGAACTTCCCGACTCTTCCATGATGCAGCCGAGGAACCAAGTTCGTCCAAGAACGCCACCGTTTGTAGTTGTGGAACCAGCGTACGCATTGTCTCCAACTATGCCAGTGGCGCGCCACTGCTCAGCGCCTACTACGAAACCAGCATTAGTGACAGTTCCGTTCGAATTTCTCTTCTTCCCGTCTCCTACTCCTAGAATTCTAAGGTAAGTACCGGCTCTGGCGTAATTCAACCATTGACGCATCGCCATAGGTCCAAACTTTTCACCATCAGTATTACCGAATTCAGCCACAAAGTCTGCAAACGTAGCCATTGTTATTGGCACAAATGCTCGGCCCTGATTGGCTGTTCCAATCACACCTGCAGGTATTCCGGTCGGAGCAGCCTTAGTTGGGCCCGATAGATCGATTTCTCTTGTAGAAACCCCGGGGCTCTTAAATGTCAGTTCAGCCATTTCAAAAAATCTCCTGTTTCTCTCTTAACTATATCACGCAAAGTCTACGCCACTGTTTGTAATGATAAAATCTATCGCAATAAACTCAATCGCCCTTGTGGGTACGACAACGATCCTACCATTCAACTTGTTGCTTTCAACATCTTGCGCGCTATTGTTTGTGTCATCCATGACAACTTTGAATGACTCAATACCCTGCTGCGCTTGAATCGCGGCTAGTAATGGAGTCACTAGATTTATAAAGCGTCCTCTCGTCGCAGCATTATTTGGCTCAAACAAAATCTTGTTTGCGACCGCAACCACCTGGCGCTTCAATTCAAGCATCATACGACGTACATTAACACGATCCAATGCAGACTGAGACAGCTGCATTGTCTTTTGTCCAAATATTACAAACCCACCATTCGGGAAGTTTGCTATTGGATTGATTCGTACATCGTATAAATCATCTCGATCGCTAGCAGTCAATCTTGCGTCAGTATTGGTTACCATCCCAAGACTTCCTCGATTAAACCCTGCGGGAGCGAACCAAGGATAAGCGACTGCGTCATTATACCCAAGCGCTGCCAAGGCGGCAACTGACGATGGGACCAATACAGCTTGCTGATTGTTTGAGTCAGTAATATACACATCAGGGAAGTATGTCGCACAATAGTTGTTATCGATTGCTCGAGACTCAAATTGCTCCGCCGTTTCACGAACATCTGGGAATGAATCCGAAGAGCTCTTGATAAGAGTTCTGTTCTCATCACCAAATAGGCGACCAGCATTCTCAGACCACGATGGGATGTCCATAAGGTAAATAGCCATGGAGTATGCCTTCGTCCTATCAGCAGCCCAATCCGTGACATAAGAATCTCTTATTCCAGGGATGGAAAGAATATTATTTCGAACCGTCATAGGATCGGTCATAATTCTGGCAGCTTCCCGATAAGCGAAAATATTGTTATTGAGTCTACCGTCTCCAGCTGGATTACTTGCAAGCCCAATTGTTGTTGCAGAGAATTCCGATGATGCCTTTCCTGTCTCTCCAGAGGCGTCTGTTGACGTTGCTCTATCGTTCATTAAAGACATGTCCTTGTCCAAGATGTTTAAGCCATCCCAGCCACCGTACATTGGTGTTGTGAACTTCAGATATGCTGTAAATCTATTAAACTTAATGGACGAAGACTGTGCTAGTGTTGCGAAGGTGATACGCTTACCATATCCGTCTGGATCTTCTACAACATATGTCTGAGAATCTGGAACACCATTCCTGATGTATGCTGCTTCTAGCATGTGCTCTTTTGCGGAAGCCGTAACCTCTGAGAGCAGAGTCGCGGCGGTTGTATCACTTCCTGTCCCAGCCAAGGCGACCTTTGCAAGGGTGAACTTGTTAGCGTTGAAAGCATCTACTGCGCTTCCCGATACTAGAGCATCAAGTTTAGAAATTCCCTGGAACTTAGTATATGCAGCTACGGTTGAATTCGGCGCGGAGGAAATATTCTGGTTCAAGATTGCGTTAGTAACGTCATCTTCCTTTGGACATCTTTCAAATTTTACGCCCCAGTAAAAGCGACCATCCACTCTTTCATCATCTCCGGGCCAGCCTGACATGAATGCGGTGGTGGATACAGCACCTCTGGTCACCTTAAAGCGCATTGGAAGGGGAGGAATAATCGATCCAGTCATTACGAGGCCATCAGCACTACAGTCACCCCACAACCGTGTGTTTCCAGTGTTTCCATAGGGAACGCCACCAAACTCAAGGCGTGATAGAGAATTATCAGTTAAAGAATCAGACGTCTTGAGGGCTGGAATACCAGAAAAGCCGAAAGGTAAAGAGTCAGTAGGAACCTCACTTCTATATACCGCTTCATTTATAACCGTGCGAATGTATACCGACTGATTGGGATATTTTCCACTGACGATGATTCGACGTTCGTCATCATTTTCAGCATCAAAGTTATACCACGTCTTATAGTCGCCAACTTTTCTACCAATAAAGCTTTCAGAATTTGGGTCTAGATTGCACTCTGGATAGCTCTCAAGAATCTGGGGGGCTAAGTCGGTATCGTCGAATCGTCGAACCTGGACCTCGAATGTTCCGTACCTATAATTCTTGTTTGTACTAGCGCGAAGGTTTGCTATAGAAATCTTTACTTTATCATTTCCGTAAGCACCATCAGATAGACTTTCGAACCGGAAAAGAGGATACTCTGTCCCTCCGAATGGTTGCGAAATAATCTGGGGACTTGTGGGTGTTGTGTAGCGAGTGTCATAACGCCCAAAGAGCATTGTGAATTCATTCCCTGCACCAGACTGTAAAGTTTTTCCAAAGTTCGCAGACCCAGACAGAAGGGCCACGCCGGCTGCAGAGGTCGCAACTGGTGCGATTTCATCTTCAACGGCAAAATCAAGATATAGGAGATGCTGTTCTTGAACGAATTTCGTGGGGTCGGTGTTCAATACATTCGAGATGTACGCTGGAGAAGCTGGATCTAAAGATGCAGAAACAATCTTGACACCCGGTACCACAGTACCATTATTATCTTCTTGGTTCGCAAAAGTTGTCCCAAGCGAAGATGAAATAACGACAGCAAATAGACCACCACTATCAATTTGGCACTCATCGTCGACGGTGCTCGTCCACGTTTCATCCAGGTCTATAACTTGTGTACGTGCTGTTGTGGCATTAAAAATAACACCCCGAACTATTTTCATAGCATCGGCGTTATTAAAGCTCGGATTGTCAGTGAACTCTGGCATCGCAACTGCTTCGGAGGCTGCAGCATCATGTCGAGCACATAGGAACTGTACAACGCCATTGTTTGCATTAGAAGTCGAAGCAGAAACGTTACCGGACAAAACAAGACCAGCATTAACAACTGTTCCATAATTTTGTGTATTCGTTATCTGTGATGTTGTTTCATTCGCTCCGGCACCTAAAACGCGCATGTATGTTGCAGCAGTTCTATTTTTTAAGAATGCTTGAACCGCGTATGGTCCAAATCGATCAGGATCTATTGTTCCAAATCGATTAACAAAGTCTTGAAAACTACCCACAGTTACGGGTACAAATGCTGGTCCCTTCTCAGCAGTGCCTATAATTCCTGCTGGAACTCCGGTTATTTCGGTCTTTCTTGTTGACGCATCTATTTCGCGCTCAAAGAAGCCGGGGGATCTAAATGTCTGTTCTGCCATGAGTCGGGTCTCCTGGATCTACTTTCATCACAAATAACTATTTCGTGCAAAGGGTAAATGTCATATCAATCCTTGAAGAGATCACCTAAATCTATAGAAAATCCACTCGGAGGTTGAGTTGATTGTCTAAAAACGGTTTCTCCCTTTCTATTGTTTGCATATAACACGTTTAATTGAATGTATTCATCCTTCCCAGTGAAGGGGTTTCTTTTAGTAATTATTACCTTCGGACGGTTCGGATATGAAGCTGCTGTTGTTACCGAATCTGAATTTGTAGATCCTATATTAATAGCGTTCGAAACAACAGCGGCTACACCAGGAAACCCACTCGTAAGTGTGCTATTAATTCCTGCTGGCATTGCTTGTCCAGGTATTCCCATATCTTCAGTATCAAGATTTTCTAATATAAATTGGCCAGGTTCCCCTGACGCAACCCCAGACGGCGGTCCAGTGTCCAATTGGGCACTTAATTCAGATGTACCAAAATTAATGTCTGGGGCTGAAATTGTTCTCCTAAATGGCACCGGTAATCCTATTTCTTGTGGAGCAACAACATACGCTGGAATGCTTACATTGAAGCTATACTTAACTAGTCTTTCATCTTCCGAAAAGTCATCAAAATTATTACCGGGTGTTAAACTTGCGTCAATATACGCGGTGAATTTATACCCGGCCGTCGTTGAAATCAAAAATGTTCTTTGATATTGACTCGTATAACCGCCCATCAAAACAGTCAACAATGAATTCATTTCTTGAGTGTATTGTGTCCAAAAAGTAATTTCATAATTTGCAGTGTATTGTTTAATGGGTGGAATCTCTATAAATTCGACAATATTCTTTGAGGTATGAGGTGTCAACATAGATCCACCACGTTGAGCAATCGGAAGCGCTGGCGCCTCTCTTCTAGTTGCAATCCTCCCGCCAGAAGTGCCGCCACCCGTTCCAGCAGCAGTCTTTGAATCTGCGGCTACCGCCACAGAATCAGAATTCTCAAATTCAAATCTATTCTGCAAGCGTTGATATCGAGGGTCATCTTCAGAAAGTCGAACCTTAATCGTAATTGGACCACCCTGTGCATGAATTGCACCCTTGGCACTATTTTGGTCTATCCCGCTTCTTAAGATGGATATTAGCGGTAGAATAATCGCGCCGGCTTTATCTCTCAAAGGCTTGTTTCTTGCAAGGATGGCAAAGCGCTCGCCAGTTGCGAAAATTATTGGGACCCTCTTCATTTCTTTCCGACGCTTATAAAAAAGAGGTAATTCTTCATTGAAAAAATTGAACAATGCTCTATCAACATCTTCTATCGTACAAGAGGGAATAGCAAAATCAGGAGGAATATCCTCACCTGAGTATCCTAAGTCTAGTGGCCCACCCTTGAATGCTGTTGTATTATATCGTGTTGACATCTCTATGTCTCATCATAAAATCTTGAAGTGATTGGTGTCGGCTCATTCGGTGGAACCCTCTTAGAGACCTCAGCTGGTGCTGGTGTCGGAGGTAATTGCATCTTTCCTTGCTCTATTAGAGCACGGACATCACCCGTTGGGCCGAGCCTATTTTCAGCGAAGCCGCGTTGTTGAACAAAAACCTCTTGCACTGCTTTTGGGTCTCCAGGATAATAGGCCTCGTCTGTTGGGCCGATTGGTTCCTTATTAATTAGACCCTTACGAGCTTGTTTGCCCTGGAGTTTCACGCCAGTTGTGTGTTCGACTTCGCCATATATTGTCGACTGCCACTGAAGTTGAGTTATTTCAAAGAATACCTCACCATAGCTGAAGTAATCGCCCTCTCTGACGTCGATACCCTTATCAATTAAGTCTCTATAGTGTAAATAAGCACCAATTTCTTGATTCTTTCCCACACCAAAACGACCTGTTGTTACAACGGGGGAGTTCCACTCGATTGTCGCATCAATATCGATTGGAGGATCAAAGATCTTATTTACGGCCTCTTCATACACATCATGAATTTCCGTAAGGTCTTCCCGAATACGATAATAATAAATCTTTTGACCAATAACATCTTTCATGACTTCTTTAGTCAAGTCAGATATAAGATCAACTTCCCGGGGGGTGATAAAAAGACGAGCCATCAAATCACCTTAAGCTATTATTATTGTTTTGCCGAGTGGCATTGGGATTTTCTTTAATGTATTCTGAATATTGTCTGCGTCGGCGGCTTGACTCTCTAATATCTTGCTAAATGTCAACCCTTCCAGGAGTTCTATTAATTGGTCGCGTAAACGTGTTTGATCCTCCCTGCCTCTAGTTATTAAGTCACCACCGTTTAATTGAAGGTCACCCGAAGGAATCGGTACAGAGCCGAATTTTGAACGAACTTGCCCAAGAAGCTCTTCGCATAGGGCGGCCGCAAATTGACGTATCCACTGTCTACCAACCGAATTAATCGTATTGTAAGCTATCCTACCATACGGAACGTTCGAAAGCCCAGATACCCCGTATATTGTATCATCTTTTATATCGGGGTCTAGAGGGTTTGGAGCAAAAGACACATTAAGCCATAAATACTTTGGGTCATCTTGCGTGGGCATTGGGAATATCCGAATATTCTCGCCAGTAATCTTATAGGAATAATTTGATTTTCGGACGCGGTTCGAAATTCCCATTTGACCCGCTCGTAATACATCTTCGAATACCGGGAGCACATAAAAAACGGTTTCCGGAGTAAACGACTCAAAACTAAATTCATTATTCATGTAATTTATAGCTGAGGTCGTATCAAAAAAACGATATGCAGCAGAGGGGGTAAAATGATATACCTCGTTAATTTTAAGCTTTGTACGTGGGCTATTCTTGCTACTACTAACCACTAATGTCGATCCGCCCGGTGATGTCACTAACGTTTCATAAATGTTATAGTCTTGCTGATTCTTATTAAGTTGGATCGATCCTGACACTGCATTGTATGAACCTCCGATACCGGCTTCTGAGGCATACGGTTCGGCCATCCTAAGTAAGTATTCCAAGCTTTGTCTGGGGAACACTCCACCACCGTTAATGGTCATTGTATCCCCAGAGCCGGTGGGCATACCTAAAACATTGGAGATCTGAGACTTTGCGTCGGCCTCGTTTATAACCCGACCGTACTCAAGGGTTGCTTCTTCCAAGCAACCCCAAATCTGCTTTTTTGTAAGCTCTACGCTTAAAATATCGTCGCCAAGCTTTCGCTTAACAAACGTAACTACACCATCGGCCTCTGATTGAAATGCAGAGTCAGTATCGAAAAAACCGAATGGTGTTGGATTTCTAGTAAATGCGAATGTTGACATAGCTCACCCTGTTCTAACTATAGAACCCAGGCGCAAAAAATCACATTCGTGGAAGTGAATTAACGAGCGCAGCTCTTCAAAAATTCGCCGTGACGTGAGTTAAATTGCGTACGAACCATTTCATTGTCTTGAAGGCGAAACCAATCATAAATCATTCTAAGAAGTGCTTCATTTGATTCTACTGGATTACTAGTACCTTGAATTATTGGGGTGGTTGATAATAATGAAATCTGTTCTTTTAAATTAGCAACTTCATTTTCCAGACTATCAATTCGAGCTGAATCTGCTGTAGCGCTTGTAGCATTTTTTGATGATACAGTTGATGGTGCTGTAGTAGACGTAGACTTTGTCACTTCTGGTGAAGTTGAGCTTGTCGCTTTTGACGTCTTTGTTGATTTTTTACTTGAATTTAAACTGGCTCTTGTTGATGGCATAAAAATAACTCCCTTATTTCTAGAATCATAAACATATTCATGTACGCGTAAAAAAACGGGGCCCCCGAAGGGACCCCGTAGTTTATAGAGTGGTATGAACCGGAGTTATTAGATAATATCCATGTTCATGACCGTGACTGTACCGTAGAAGTCGGAACGTACCATCTTCTTGCCATACCGAGTCATCACACCCTTACGAGGAGTGAAGTCCTCAGGAGCGAAGATTGTCGGAGTAACAATCAGGGGTACATAAGGAGCATATACGTAACCAGTCTCAAGGTAGCTACCGCCCTTATACCCAACAAGAATCTTGTTGCGTGGGAAGTAGGGGTCCTTATAGACCGTGAAACGGTTGCTCAGGGTACCGACCTTCTCTGCGCCGAGAGTCATTCCACCAGTCACCTGACCGTCACCATCAATGGTGTAGGCTGGGCGGTAGAGGATCGAAGCCTCGAGGATGGTAGCAACATCAGGGCCAACGACCATGAAGTTTGCAGAGCCTCGGAGAGTCTTACGATGAATCTCATTAGCAACATCGATAATGGTCTCGACCAGGGTCTCGTACCATTCGCGAACCGTACCAGTAAAGGAAGGCCCGGCGGATGCGGATCTAGAAACAGCTGCACCGTTACGCTTATTGACAAAGTCACCAGGCGAACGGTTCCAGTAGAAGTTGGTATCAGCTTCCATCAAGAGATCGTTAAGGATCTCACGATCGATCTCAAGAGCAATCTGCTCAGAGAGGATTTGAGTAAGCTCAACCTCAGCGTCAAGGCTGTGGTAAGCATTCAAGTCCTGAGCAAGCTCTGGGGACCAACGAGCACGCAGCTTCCGAGTGGACGCCACGACCGAGATGCTCTCGATCTTGATGTCGATTTCGGGAATAACCGGTTGCGCATCGCTCTGGCTGAAGTTAGACTCGAAGACGGGAACCACAAGGGTATCGCCATCGTTACCAACATTCAGAGAGTTGCTCTTCGGAAAGACAACTGACCAGCAACCGAGGTCGCCTGTACCGATGTTCGTACCAGAAAGTACCATCAAAAGTGCAGAACCAGCCTTACTTGCAGCAGCCAGTGGATCACTAGAAATGGCGCCACCATCTGAGCTGGACTTAACGAGCTGGTTAAGACGACGGATGTTATACACATTCCGGCCGCCCTGCCATGTCTCGCCAGGAACCGCAAGGTCAGTATAGGGAGCTGCCAGACCATCACCAGCCTGGTTTTGAAGCGCGGAGTCAGTACCAGATATAACAAGGGCTGCTTCCTTAATCATACGAGGATCGAACTCGGACCCGAGGGTGCCAAGATCAACGGTAACGAAACGGAATGTTCCGCTCTCTGAATCGATTGCCCTAGTTACCTGGGGATCGAACTGGAGAAACCGACCATCTGCACCAGAAGATGCAGCGGAGCCAGCTGACGTTGTACGACTTTGAGTTGCACTGTTTCCAAGCACGAACTGGTTGGTTGCATCAAGAGTAACATCGACCCTTGCATGAACCTTTGAATAACCAGAACCAGCCAAGTCATACTGTCCACCCGTTCCCAGCGAACCAGAGCGAACGCCCTTACCCGCGGGGTTATTATATATGGACTGACCCTTGCCGTATGTACTCTTAGTGCTAGTACCAAGACCGGTATCTGCACCGGAACTAGTTTCCGCAACACCACCCTGGTTAGAACCATAAGTGTAGTCAAGGTAGAAGAGTAGGCCGGACGGCAAACTCATAGGCTGGATTGAAACCAGCTCATTCGCAACCAGACCGCCGAATACTCGACGAACGATTGGGAATGCAATATTAGTGAAACCTCGGATGTCACCAGATGAAGCTGCAGGCGCTAGCCCACCACCACCGAGAGTATTCTGCTCTCGTAAAATCTGACCTGCCTGGTTCTCGAGCAACTGTGCCATGTTTTCACGATGGACGCTCTCGAGACCCCGCAAGAGACCAGTCCGAGTCCACTTTTCTGTAAGGCGCCGACCGTGATCGCCCATGTGGCGCGCTCGGATACCTTCGGTCAATTGACCAAGTGTGAACTTCTTAGACATTTTTGTTTTCTCCTTTAGAAATTAGCGTCTACTTGTTGTTAATTCCGGCGAGAACTGCCCAACGATCAGTCTGTCCCGACTCAGAAGCAGATGAACTGCCTCGGCGAGTAGGTCTAGATGAAGATCCAAGGACTCTTCTTCCGGTTGATCCCTCAGAAAGGGACCGCTTCTTGAGTGAGCGAGTCAAGCTGTCATAAACAAGCTTGGCCTCTCTAACAGTCTTGGCACTATCTAAAGCCTCGACAATGGCACGCTGCTGCTTAGAACTTACATTACGATTTTGCATCAGTTTATTCACGTAAAGCAGTTTTGCGTTAAAAAGATTCATTTCAGACAGCTTGCGCTTGAGAACTCGGTTCTCAGCAACTGTCTTGGGGTTTCGACGAGTTCGTCTGCCGGCAGATGCTTGACGACGGCGCTGTTCAGCAACACGGCGTCTACGGAGTCTACGCTTGTAGGACTCAGGCATTGCATCACCTGCAGAAGGTCGGGGGCCAACATCAGGTGTAGGAACACCAGGGTCACCAAGCTCATCAGCTAAAGCATTAATAAGGTCATCTTCGTTGACATCAAGAATGACATCACCCTCGTCATCGCCACCGTGAGCAAGTGCCGGATCGGCCGCAGCGGCTCTTCCAACTTCCTGTTCGGCAAGACGACGTCTCTGACGAAGCTTACGAAGCTCCATCTTCAACATACGGGGATCGATCTCATAGACCTCTCCAAGGTCAAGCTCTTCAGCTTCACCTTCATCTTCAAGGGCCTCGCCCTCATCCTCAAGCTCCAACCCTTCATCTTCAAGGGCTTCGCCTTCGGCTTCTTCCTCTGCGCCAGCCCATGATACTTCCACATCGGCGGCGAGTGCATCCAGGTCTAAGGCTTCCTCATCCTCGAGCACTTCTTCTTCCACTCCGAGACCCAAAAGATCGTCGTCGGAAAGAACGATTTCCATTTCATCTAATTCGTCGACACCAGCTTCAAAAAGGCGGTTGAAGATGGCGCGGCTTCGTCGATCAGTCATTGTTTTCATCTCCTTTAATGTTTCGAAAATTGCAAGACGAACCTTTTTCTCGTTGCGATTAGAACTAACTATTGATTCTTTACGCAATTTGATCATTTCGTTTAAAAGTTTTGCATATGACTTTTTAATTACAGCACGTTGCTGCGAAGACAATTGACGATATTCAATGCCCTCCAACAATGCGTCCATTCTCCTAACCTTCCTCCGAAGCCGCACATTTCTTTCTGTGAGCTTACTTCCTTTGGAAGACTTAGAGTTGCGTCGCAACCTGTTCATGGCATTGACGCTCTCTCGTGAGAGAGAAGAATTTTCAGATACGTTTACAGAAACGTCACCCTGGGCATTTACTACCACTTGAGCTTCATTATCTACTTCGACGGCATCTTCATCGTCGACCAGTTCATCGGGAGCCGCTAATTCCTCAGCAGGTAGTAGTGAATCCATTGACATGTCAACGATCTCGACGTCATCAACTGGGGCATCCATTGCTTCCCAGTCTTCTCCGTCTACTTCTTCGACTTCAACATCTTCGACCTGCTCAGAAAGAAGCTGTGCTTCAACCATCGCCTGAATTTTGGGTGTGAGTGCTTCAATAATCTTGTTTTTTGCGCTCTGTTCGGCCATAGCTTTGAGCTCTTGAGCCTCCTGAATCGCTTCCATGTAAAGATTTGTTGACATTATATCATTCCTTAGCGCACATTTTAAATATGCAATGAAAAAAGAAGATTACTCCCCTTCGCTATTCATTTTCCTTTTCTTGCTTCAAGATACTGCTAATTACCTTTCTTAATTTAAGAATTGACGGGTCTTCACCAGTCTCAAGCTCTGAAAACGTTATCTCATCATTGGCATTCGCCGGTGGAATTGGTGCGTGAGCCCATCCTCGCTCTGTTCCGGTTTGTAGTGCGCTACCCGGAGTGAACGCCATTGGACTATTAACCCCGCCACCAACTTGTATCCTATTTCTTTTATACATGCGCGGGAAAGGTACCATTCCGGTTCCGGCAGTGGCTTCATTCGCTATGCCAACCCGCATATTCCCGCCTTGAAAGGTGAAGTGATCTGCTGCGCGACTGGAAAGGTGATCTCTATGGTCTGCTCCACCACGCATTTTGTTAACGACTTTCTTTGCAATCTCTTCATCTTCATCCGTTAATGGCTCGTCGGTTTCAACTGGCGCAGAATATGGAAAATTTCCGCCCTTCATTCGGGGCTTATGAAAACGGTCAGACGTTCTTCCGTAGCCGAACCCTTTGTTCGTATCGTAGCTCCGTCCAGAGCGGCGACCAATACTTACAGGAAGATCTGATCCATTCATTATAATTTATGCCGCGTCGCCAGATGCTTTCCCTAGGGAATAATCACCTAACTTTGTAGCCGATTGTGCTGCTGACGCCTCGGAAGGCTCAAGTTGAGAACCAACACCACCACCCCACTGGGCATTTGGAGTTTGACCCCAGCCATCAGGCGGATCCGCTTGATCGGTTGGATTCATACTTCCAGGTCCAGGTGATACAGGGTTTGGTGTCCATGGCGAGCCTGGTAGACCACCGCCGCCAACCTCAACGTCTCCGTAGTTGGGCGCATTGACATAATCACGATCAAATTCACCAAATGTATGTCCGCCGTCATTTACAACGCCGTCGAGTAAAAGCTCTTGAGCTTGCTCTTTGACGGTGGTATCCGTCATTTCACCAAGATATATGGGCGAAGCGGGAAAGCTAGCCTTGATCGTCTCAGTTCCAGAAGTCCCCGACCCATTGGTGGTTACAACTGATTCTACCATTCCTTGTTTGTGTGTGGGCATGTTCTTGTTCCTTTAAAGTTTTTTAGTGATTCTTCTACGTAGCTTCGCGCGGTTTTCCTGGATCTTCTTTAATTTGATCTTTAATCGTCGTTCGTGAATTTTAAGAGCCTTCATCCAATCAATATCTTTCTCGAGAGAGTTAGCATATTCATCAGCTTCAACTTCATCAGCCTTCACTTTATCAACATCTCCTAAAGTGCCAGACTCTAGAGTTTCTCTAATTCTTCTTTTTTCTTGAAGCACTAACTTTCTAAGAAGTGCGGGTGTAAGTTTCTTGGACTTTGCCATTTCAATCCTCCGGAATAATATTACTTATTTCGCTCGAGTAGTTTGTTATCATTTTTTGGGTGAATCACTAAAAGCTAGTGCTGCCCAATTCTGCGATGATTCACCGAATAGGTCGGTGGGGTCATTGTTTGAAGCCATCAATGCAGCTGCATCGCCGCCAGCAATTGGCCTTCCACGCTCTGCTGCGGCCTGCTCTTGCAGCGTTGTTGCCGCTGTGTCTTCGAAGATTGCAGACATTATAGGATCACTGGTTATTGCTTGGGTATTTACGCGGGGCGCTGGCTTTTCAGGCTGCTTTTTTCCATAACTCGTATTGTCTAATGATGGATGAAGAGATCTTGCCTTCGGTTTCCTGGAAAGCTTTCGGGACCTACCCACAAGCTTCGAAGTATTACTTTCTTGTATCACCTCGTTTGTGTCACTAGCATCTAGCAAAATTTCAAATAAGCATTCTTTTACAAGAGCCTTCAAGTGGTCTCTAGTTACCTTCGCCATTATCCAACTCCGTGGAAGCCAGTAGAGCCTGTAAGATTAAGTGTTGTTCTCGCAATAGATGTCAGCCCAGCAATAATTGTAAACCCAGTGTCTCCGGCGCCGTCTGCCCTTAAAAATAAATCAGTGCATGCCATTTCAAATCGAGAAGTAGCACCGACGCCAGTCGACGCACCAACGACGAAAAAATTCTTATGTGTATTTTCCAATTGCGCAGCTGTCGGACGTGGGGACGTGGTATCCCAAACTTCGGTACCAAACTCATTAATCACACCAGTGTATACCGAACTTGTAACGGCACCGACACCCTTAACACCATTTTCTGAAAAACCCAAGCGTAAATGAGAATTAGCATCCGTGGATCCGCTACAAGCGATCTCAAACCAGCGAGTAACACGGGGGAAACTAATCTGAACTACGTTTGCGGACGTGGCGCTTAATTCACCATGATTTGATGATGTGACATAGGGAATACCGCTTACTTGATACGCACCAGCAAACCCTGGGCCCGGATTGTTCCATCGACTACTCATTATCTTCTCCCCACTCTAGTATTTCATTGAATATTCTGTGGATTCTGTCAGATTTGTTAAATACCGAACTCAATTCGCTCTGATTCACAACCCGGCCCTCACGCATCATAAATGCTCCTGGAGTAGAAGGCTCTGAAACGAAATCCCAACAAATCAATTGAAAATCATCTTGTACAACGTCGGTGTCACCGTTTCTTTTTGTCGAACCAACACCGCGACTGGAGATGCCCAATGTGACCCCTGCTTCTACAAGACTCTGTAGTATTCTACCAGCGGGGGTGTCTAAGAGCTCTACAAGACCATAGCATATGTCTCCATCCATGTACGCTTCTCTTACGATGTGAGATGCATTTTTTAATTCAACAACCGAGCTTTCAGGGTGGTCGCACTCCCCAAGCGCTCGGTTCTCCTGAATAAATTTTTGATAATTTCTTACCTCTCGATCTAAAATAGCTCGAGGATAGATACGACCATTTTGGTTTAACGTATCCGACTTTTGTAAAACACCCTTCATTACTATCTTACCATCATTTTCCAGCTTCGATTGCTCTACAAGCTCTTTCGTATACTCAAATGGGGCCCATTCTGTCAAAAGCTTTAAATCAGCCATTTTTGTCTCCAGGAACAAGCTCTTCCACGAGCTTCATTAGAGTTAAGTATTGTGATATGATAGAGTCATCTACTCTGTCTGAGGGAAGTATATCAATTTTTTGTTGAACCCCCGCCAGCTGTTCTTTTAGTACTATATTTGAGCATTTATTCTCAAAGGTGTTTAATGATTTGCGTGTTTCTTCTTTTATTCTCTGCATCGAAGCCAATAAGTGGTCTTTTGAATTTGACTGCATTGAAAACACGTATTGCTTTAATAAAAGATTTTGCTGTTCATTTAAGATCTGTCCGAATTTTTCTTGAAGTTTTTCCTGCATTATCTGTACCGTCAAACGATTAACGTCGGGTGTAGACATAGAGCTTAAGTTTACTACCGCTTTTTCTCTTAAGAGATGCTCATGGAGAGATGCTTCAAACTTCGTGGTAACATCAATATCGGATTCTTTGCGACGCCAATTATTTAATAATGTCTGGACAGTTGCAAAAGCCTTATATTCAATAACACGTCTTGTGTAGAAGCCCTCCTCGGCAATCTTATAATTGATGTCTTTGATTAGGGCAGATTTTTCTTGCCTTAATTTTGAGACGTCCATATTTCTAGAAGCATTTCGTGCTTCACTTATTATAGATACAGCCAGTGAAGAACTTGGGACTGATGTGGTAACCAGCGCTCGAAAAAGGCGAAACTCCCTGTGCAGCTGCGACCCTTTTGCAAAGTGCTTCTTAAGAATTCCAAGCGCGATGTGGGCATCTTTTTCACGCCCCTCAACGAGGGCGCTCGAAATATATTCTGATAATTGCGAAAAAAGAATGCCGACATTCCTTTTCTTATTGTGCTTAACTTTCATCTATGTCTCCGGTATCGTATTCATCGAGGTCGAATATTTCTTCCTCATTTTCGGCTGCTTCTGACAACAGCACGCCACCTTCAGGAGTTAAAATCGAGGAGAGCGATTGCATTGCGCTCCTCATCTCTGGTGTCATCATTGGTCTAGTAGATCTTGACATACTATCGTAAGTATCTCGCTCATCCCATTCTATGCCCTCGAATGCAGGTCGAAGATAATCTTCACCGTATGGTTTTCTTAAAGAGTCCTGTGGTCGGGAATGGGTTACCATCTTCTTAAAGTCTGGCATTTGAGTCGTTAGTGGCCCTCTCTTTGCTTTAGTTCCGGGAGTTGGCTTCCCGAAAACTCTCTTAACTGATGACTGGGCTTTCAAGGGAGCATCTGGATCATCAATCGAAAGAGCGCTTATATCAATATCATCATCTTCTTCTTCTTCTTCTTCGGCTTGCTTGTTCCCATCACCGGGTAGGGCTGTTAAGAGTGGACCGTGTGGCTCATCTGCTGCGAACAGACCACCGGCTTCTTCACCACCGCCCATATCTCCTCCACCCATGTCGCCACCACCCATGTCACCGCCTTCGCCACCTGCGGCGGCGGCTTCGACATCTGCATCGAGGACCTTATCTTCTTTTCTACCTTCATTAATTTCATCGATAACCTTGTCTGTTAGACCAAGAACATTTTTCTGAACCCACCGTCTATCAAGCATTCCCTCGGGAACCTTGCCAGCAATATCAAAACGGGTTGATATTAATTCAAGTTTTTGCAATTGAGCCACAGAAGATGGATTGGAAAGTTTAAGCTCAAAGTCAATTAAGTCTTCACCCTCGTATCCATGCACAAAGAGGTGGATCATAGCGACTTTGTTTAATTCGGCGATTACTGTTTTCTGAATTCGCTGAATTGTTCTGCTAAACCGGATGTCTTCTTGTGCGAGTGTCGCTTTCGCTCCGACGTCTTCATCATAACCAAGATATGCTCGAGGAATTTTTAACGCAGCAAATAATTTTTTCTGAATATATTCAACATCTTCGATTGCTGCTGTATTCTGGCCCCCGGCGAGGGTGTCGATCTTTGTACCACTGTCCCCACCACGTACAGGAATAAAGTAGTCTTCGTCTACCGAAAGAGGGTTATAACGCAAGTCAACTTTTCCATTGTCTTTATCAATAACTGGAGCTCTTTTTAATGTGCTAGTTGCTTGCTCTAAATAATTTGGAACATCTTCCGGTGGAACGTTACCAACATCAATATAAAATACTCGTCGTTCAGGAGCACGAATTACTCGATAAACTAGCATTGCATCCTCAATAAGGATAAGCTGTCGCCAAATTCTTCTAGCCGATTCTAGAACAGAGGACCCATAAGGCAAAAATGCATCATTCCCCAGCAAGCGAAAGTGTGTTATTTGCCAGTTCTCTAATACACTGTTTCCCTGTGTGAGCCACCGGAATCTTACTGCACCGGGATTTTCTGGATCAAAACCTTCTTCTCTCTCCATTTCCGAAATAGGAATTGGGAAAGCGTTAACAACACCAAACTCAGGATCGATATCGTTGAACAGGAAAAAATCGCCATATTTGCAAAGATTTCGTACCCACATTACAAGGTTAAACTCAACATTTAGAGTATCATAAAAAAGCGTTTCTAAAAGCTCTTTTTGAATATCATTTTCACAAAAAATATGGAGCGCGCGTCCGTGTTCATCAGGACTAGTCGTTTCTTCAGAATAGATATCAAGAGCAGAAGCAATTTCTGGTGTAGCTTCCATCTCTGCAAAATCAGAGTACCGAGACATCCGGTCGAAGGAACCATACGCACTTAATGTCGTATTATAGACGTCATTGTGAGCCCGCTTAAAAAGCTGGGCAGCAGAGGAGGAAGCGCCGGGCGTTTGCATCCGAACCTTACGCTTAACAACTGGGCCGGCCCTAAAAAGACTTGTTAGCCTCTGAAATATGTTTCCCTTATTTGCCATCTAACCTTCCATCTAAACCTAAAGCAACCAACTGAAATCCACAGAGCCAGATACTGCAGGATGCTCTTCATCCACAGCTATAGGCCAACCACGAGCGGTAAACATCCCGACCTGCTGAGCAAAATTGGACATGTTTCGTTTTGGGTGCTCTTCTTTTTTATTAATTGCAAATGCCTGCAACATCGCTTTGTTGATATCCACTGTCTTCTTTGAAGAATGAGAGTCTCCGTCGTAAAGCCAAAGACCAATGGCAAAAGACATTACAAGATCGTCATTTCTCCCACGCTGAGCTTGAGCTTTTCCGTTAGTCCACACAAACGTCTTTAGCTCATCAACCAGTCTTTGTGAATATACATCAACTTTTTCGTTTCTAATCATCTCTTCTAACTTAGTGAGAATTTTAGCACGACTGCCGCCTTGAGTCGAAAACCCTGCCTTACCAATTGGACCCGTGCCATATAATGCGTTAAATTTATCCTTTTCTTTGGAAAAATAAATGTTTCTATACCCTAATTCTTGTAGCTTCATTAAAACAGCGTATCCGAATGTATTGCTTTCAGGACAAAGCATGGCTTCATGATACCTTCTACCTGCCTCTATTAACAAATATGCTAATTGATCTGGAGGTACCTTTCCACGAAATTCAGCGACCACCTCTGACACTGTTGTATCAATGACATGGAAAGTAGAATAATCTTTTCCATCACCTCTCGAAACGTCGGCAGAGACTACATACTCATGATCCTCTAGCGCATATTTCCATACCCATACATTATTTTCCGGACCCCACTTCTCGAGCGGCGTGCGAACTTTATAACGTAATTTCTCTATCTCCTCAATTGATAGAAAAGTGTTTCCTGATGCTTGAAAATCGCATAACAGCTCTTGAGCGATCTGCTGCTTATTCATGTTTAACGATTCTTTATTAAACCACTCATCGTCTCGCTCTGGATGCACATCCCAAGGCAATTTTATGGGATTAAATTCATTCGTTCCTTCAGCAGCTTGTTTCCATAAGTCATAATATTGACCACCCGTTCCATTAGGCGTGCTAACAACAATCGCTCTACCACCTGTGGACAGTGTAGGATACAGGCCCTTCCATAGTTCATCAAAATTACGAATAAAGGCAGCTTCATCAACAATCAATAGGCTTAATGCTTCGGAGCGGCCGGCGTCTTCAGAGGTAGGAATAGCCTTAATCATTGAACCATTCGAAAACTCAATCGCTTGTGTATTCTTTGCGGTTATTTCAGTAATCCACATCCACTTAGGGATTCCACTTAACGCTATCTTTACTTTTTTAATAAAGTTTTGAGCAACTGCCAGCTTAGTAGCTATGATCAAGACAGTCTTATCTTTTCTAAACATTGTCATCCACACAGCATATGCAGCTGTCAAGGTTGACAACCCAAGCTGGCGTGACTTAACGACTATGTTGAAGCGATGATCATTAAAGTGGACTAAACAATCATCTTGAAATGGGAATGTGTGAAATGGAATACGCCCGCGTATCGGATGCTGAATTTGGACGTATCGATTTATAAAGTACGCAGGATCTTTACCGCACTTTACAATTTCAGCGACTTGTTTCTGTTTGGATAAAGGAGGCATTCAACATCGTTAACTTACTTGCAATGTTAAAAAAGCCCGATAATACGCAACCTTTCGGGGAGAATTGGAGGTGGCTTGAACCATTTCTATAGTATCATTTCTAGAAAGCTCAGACACCTTCAACGTCCTATCGGCGGCGTCTTTAAAATCAGCCTTGATCTTCTTCACACCATCAGTGAAAATATCATTTGATATCTCTCTGAGGTTCGTAACTTGACTTCGTAGGGCTTGTTCAGCAGCAAAATGAACGATACTATCAAACCGAAGCTCTAAAAGATCGCCATTGAACTTATGAGATAATTTGAGATTGTCAACAGACTTTCCCCATGTTATATTCAGGCAATTGCCCAAAGCACGTACTTCTTCAACCGTAAACATTCGTTAACTCCCGTATTTAACTATTCACCTGGCGAAACCTTTTCTCGCCACTTATCGATCTCTTCTGAATTTGGCTCATATTTTTCATCTTTGTTTAATTTTCTAATTGGCTCTAAAAAGCTAATCCAGCACTCGACACAACACTTGCTCTCTAAATATTGCATGCAATCTTGAAAATCACGAAATAAAAATCCGCAGATAGGACAATCTAGAGGGACAAACTGGTTATTTTGAGCATCACTCGCAATATCTAACTTTTGCATCTCGTCCAACCTTCTGAATATCTAGCACATTATCAACGATATCTTTGACTGCGTCAACATGCGAGATGATAAGAATATTAGAAAAATACTTCTTAAGAGATATTAGTAAACGGCTGCAAGCTTCTATATTTTTGTCATCCAAAGCGCCGAAGCCCTCATCAATAATTAAGACGTCACTTCTTGGTGCGTTACAGATGTTAATCAAAGCGACCCGTAGGGCTAGTGAAGAAATCATCTTCTCCATTCCAGAACCACATTCTATGATTCTTTTTGAGTCCCCATAATCTATAAAGATGTCAAGGTTATTTGAGTCCATCTTTGATTCAATGCTAATATCGAAATTCACAACGCCCAACAAGATCTTTGTTAATTCAGCATTAATTTTGGGAAGCTGCAATGATAGAATGGTCAGTGGGATTCCTCGCTTGTCAACCGCTTGAGTTAACAGGGTATAAGTCTGCCACCTTGTACGAAGAGAGCCAAACCGCTCTTTTTCTTCTAGCAGCTCTTTTTTCTTTACTCCACCCAAGCTGATCTGTTCAGCCAAGTAAAGTCGCTCCGCATCTATCTCTGATATTCGCTTCTCAAGTTGACTTAAATCAAGACGCATCTTAATAACCTCTGCATCTTTTTCTTCATCGGCAGCGCGCAAGCGCATTTCTCGTAAATGCTCTTTCCCTTGTCGTAATTCGCTGGTGAGCGACTGCTGGTTACTCTCTGACTCCCTTAGCTCAAGCTTCATATCAGAATTCTTAAGCCTCAATGATTGTGCGGATGCTAGCATAGATTCATATTTCGAAATTTTATCGCTTAATCCTTTCCCTATAAGCTTGTCTAAGTTTCGCTTAATCGCAGATAGCTCTTTTTTCACAGATGAAATAATTTCCTTTTGTCCCTCGAGCTCTTTAGAGCTTTTGTGCGCATCCCGGATATATGGGCACTTTGGAAATTGGTCTCCACAGGGAACACTATCAAGCTTCTTTGCGGAACGCTGTTGAGATTTCAGACGTTGGTTCTCTAGATCTAAACGTGACTGTGCAAGCCGAACCTGGCTCGTCAGATCAGTCTGGAGGATTGCTTCTTCCCTCAACTCATCTACTGGAAATTGTTCACAGATGTTATCAATCTTTTGAATTTTACCTCTTGTTGCATCCATCTCTGAACATATATCTAATATCTTTTGGCTAATAGAAACATTTCGCTCCTCAAGATGCTTAAGATGGAGCGATTGCTTTTCGATGTCTTGACGTGTATAAATCGCATCGGCGGGGGACGAAGCCAATTGAAGCTTTAGTTGATCACGATTCTCTTTAAGCTCAATTAACTCTTGCTCAATCTCTTTTCGTTCAATCATATGCGAATCTAACAATACGGTCTGCTCGCTGATCAATGTGTCCCAGTCCCTGTCTGGAGCTGATTTCATTTCTCCACGGAGTTCAGTCATCTCGCTTTTTGCCATCTTCAGCATTTCATCAAAAATCTGAAGATCTAGAAACCTTGTGAGTATTGCCTTACGTTGAGTCGCGCCCTCACGGATAAATGCATTCATATCTCCCTGGGAAGCGAATGATGTCATTAGAAAATCGTCTACAGACCCAACCAGATTTTTTAACACCTTCTCTGTTTCGCGTCTTTGCTCTTCAGTGCTGTCTGTTTCTATGTTCCTATCCTGATCAAGCGCATACAGGTTCAGGTGTGTTGGAGCGGAGACGACACCCTTCCTGCTAACTCGCTTAATAGTTTGTCTCTCTGCTCTATAAAGCTTACTACCCACTGATATGTCCACAGTCGATTTACAAAAATTCTTTCTGCTATTAATAACATGGAGGTTTTTGAGTGCGCCTCGATCTGTAGCATTAAATAAGCCATAAACAAGGGTACCTGGTATCGAAGACTTTCCACAACGATTTTTTCCAAAGATACCCGTAATTCCATTTAGCACATCAAAATCAATGACATTATCCTCACCATACCCAAATGTGTTATCAAATGCTAGCCTACGTAGACGCCATTGGTGAGCATTCTGACTCACTTGCTGCACACATTTATGAAATATATTTTTATGAAGGGTCCGGAGCTCTTCCCTAGCCTCTTCCGGAATTTCATTTCTGGTAATAAAGTCCGACATTAGTCTATCTTGATACTTGAAGCTACGAAGGTCGGCACGACTTATTTCACCAACAGATGTAGTAATCACAACATCAGAATCCGACATTGCTTTGGTCTCATTCTTTGATACAACTTCCTCAGCAGAAAAGCGCTCTTTTAGCTCGCGTTGTAATTGCTTAAATGAGACCTGATCGATGCCCTCATGCGCGATACGAAATCTAGAACCAGACGCATAATCAGGAATTTGCTCCAAGGTATCTATGACTGAACCCTTCCACCTATATGTCCTAAAAGCCCTCTTGTTTGAGAGTGGAATAAACTCGACATTGAAAGTATCTTTATCCTCAATTTCCCAAAATAGAAACCCTTTCTCTATGCTTTCGCCGTAATTTTGCTGGATGGTCGAGCCTGGATAAGCTATTTTTGGTGTAAGATATTGCTTCTTGTGAATATCGCCCAAAAAACCAAAGTCAAACTTATTAAAAAAGTCTACCTTTACGCTTTCGCCATTAATCTCCCAATCTTGATCTGTTAATGATCCGTTAACAGGTCCGTGAAAAGTAGCAATGTTAATGGCGTCTGGGTCGGGTAAAACATTTTCCCACCCCCTAATATCAAAGCAGCTAAATACATTCCACTTAAAGCCGGGAATGCCAGTATCATATGTTCCGGAATCTTTAAACAGTTTAATATCAGGATTATTGATCGCCTCCAAGATGGGAGTGATCGCATCGAGGCGATCTTCATTCAGCATAAGACCGTCGTGGTTTCCCAAGATGACATGCACAGGAGCTATTTCTGCTAAGGAATTAAACCACCATGTCAAAATGTGAATCAGCTCTGGACTAATTCCTTGTGTTTTTGAATGAACAATATCACCTCCGATAAAAATAAGATCTGGTGACAGCTGCTTTAGCTTAACAAACGATTCTGAAAATACTTCTCTATACTCTTCATGTCTGGTTAGACCACGAAAGTGTATATCAGCGAAATGTGCACAACGAAACATCGTACTCCCTACAATAACGACCCTGACCGAATTGTACCTATAAGTGATCGTAAGCGATCTAATTCACTCCACGTTTCCGCTTCAGGTAGCAATTTGGTCAAGTGGTCCTTTGGCATTTCTCCAACATCAGAGAAATTATTAAACTTTAATATTTTTACGCTTATGTCAAAACTAGAAAGTAAAGCAGCAATTTCATGAGTCTTTTTTATAGCATCTGGATCTAGTGCCAAAATAACTGGCGTTTTGTTACTCACAATTTTCTTGAATAATTCATGGTGAGTGTTTAATGAACTGCCCAGCAGACATGTAGAATTTTCATTTGATTTAATTAAATCAAATGGGCCCTCAACAAGCGTTAGCGGTTTCTCCCAATTAAGGTTTAGATCATTAAAAATAATCTCTGACCTTTTCACTTTGGGATTTAAATACTTTCGGTAAGCAGTGTCGTCTATCGATCGAGCAGTATAATAATTAAGGTTCCCATCACAATCGAACGAAGGAATTATGACACGCCTCCGGTATCGGCCGCTTGATGCTGCGCCAACCTTAAAATACCACAGGTCTCTCTCGTTCAGTCCTCTACTAAAAAAATAATCCCGACACATTCGCAAATCCGGATCGGCTCTTTTTTTAAGCGTAGCCAGCAGAGTAAAGCCTTCAGGTAATTGAACAACATGCTTTTCCTCTTGGACTTCAGCTACTGATTTCTCAAATAACGAATTTGCCTGTGCGGTGAACGCAGGCTTGTACTTACGAAAAAATCTCGCCAACCCTCGGCCACGAAGGCCACACACCCAGCAATGATAAAACTCATTGTCTACACGAAGAGTTAATTTCTTTTTAGCTGGCTTGGAAAAAGTCGAGCAATCCTTATTTACACATCCGATTGCAACATTCACACCATCCCTATCAAAAAGAACAGAGCCGAATGCTCGTTGAATTAATCTTATACGTTTTTTTATATCTAGATCATCGTTCATTATTCACGTGCGCCTTTGCAATTACAAAAGCATCAGATATATCATAACAACTATCATCAAAGATTACACGCCCTTTTCGAGGACCAGACTTTAGAGTCTTCATAGGCCAGAGGAAGTCTTGCATTCCGTTTGTTTTTACCCACTCAAGCACTTGTTCTTTGGTAGACAAGTCACTCTTTCGATCGATTTTCAGCCCCACTGCTTTTCGGGCATGGTTCACATTTATAAAGTCTGGTTTAACTTTCGTGCACTTATAAGATAACCAACTGACGATCCCATTAAATCTTGCTAACGTAACAATAGTCTTTGCGCTTGAAAAACCGGGTCGAAATGCCTGTAGATTTTCTTCTATAGCGATATTGTCGACATTATATTCTAGAGTGATTGTCTGGAGGCTTTCTTTCACCCTTAGAGCCTTCTCAAACACGCACTTAATGTCTTTTAATACTATCGCAGACGCGGCCTCTACAGACCCAGTCTCAGCATCTAATACACACCACCCGACACAAGAAGTAGAAATGTCTAACCCTAGAACCTTCTTCATCTAAAAATCTAAACGCACCCTTACCATGAAGCGATCATCCTCCCTTTTTACTATAGCTTGCGCGAAGTTGGATTTACAAATAACGTTGAGATTTTCGTCCAAAATATTGACATTTGTGATATAAGTGAAAAGAGAAGACATATCTGCGTCTAGATCAGATGGGGAAAGTGGTTTGTAGGATGGGTTTTCCGAGAGGTCTAGCGATCCTGCCTCTGCAGGAATATTCATTTGTAGGACATATATGTGTTGCTGTCCTGCTAGATCGATATTAAATTTATCTACCCCGAAACGAGGAATAACAGGCGTCTTTACGACTGCCAGACCTTCGTCATATAGAAGCGTACCTGCGGAGGACCAAGTTGGGTGACTACCGGTACAGTCTGCACGATACAAACTGCCACGCTTGTTATCTTTTAGCGTAATTCGAACCCTACCACCAGAACCAGTTATGTTAGGATCAACCAGCGTATAAGATCCTGGATCAATTTTATTGCCATAAAAAAGATTGCTTGCATCAAAAAATACAACTTCATTTGATGTCGGATCTTTGGTCCTATTAAATATTGTTAAAACTGATCCAGCTGGAAGAGCGGGATCATCAGGGGTCGCCCCAGCAAGAAATGCAGATATTGAGTTGGGGTCGTCTGAATTCAATAATCCTGGAAAACTATTTGAGCCGGTGCTTAGCAAATTATTGAGGGAGACCATGCTCAGCGTTTGGACCCCATAATCATTAACAAACAAGCTTAATCCGTCTGATGACGTTACATCTTGCTCTAACAACGAAAAATTAGGAAGTAGTTTGCCATTATCACATGGAAGCACCGTCAGGTTTCTCTTTCGTATACTTCCGGTGGCAAATAAAAACCCGTTACAACTTACCCAATCAGTTGACTCATCGATTGTAGAGCCCGTCAAATTCAGCAATCTTGGCCATTTTTTACGAACAAATTCTTTGACAAAGTTTTCTAAATTTAAATAATGGCCACCGACGCCAAACGATAATGCAACATTAAACGGGTCATTAGTGTATCCCATCGCAGTTTGAAATGGGGTTTGAAATATTTCACGTAAATTAGTGTCTTTCACAAAAAATGGCGGAACGTAAAACATAAGATGTGGGTCGTCTGAGATATTTTCTATCCCATATAAACTAGCTGACACGATCTGCGCTTCATCTCGATATGTGTTAAAGATCTTTAATTCGTGAACTTCTGCACTTAGTGGATGCTGAAAGGCGTACTCTGCTGGATCGGGAATATCGTCGTCACCAGTCCCGTAAAAATCAGCGATTCCATCCTTAACGGAAATTGTAGGGTTAAAAAATTGAGCGATAAATGACTCACCCACTCCATACTCGGAATTAGTGCCCTCATAAAAATTTCCCACAAAAAGAGCATCTGGATCGCCAACGATCTGCTGCGACCCAGGTGACCCATCAAACCATTTTGTCGACCAATCTTTTTGTTGTAAAAACGAACTAGAAAGAACGAATGTACCCTTATCTTCTCCGTCAATCCAAAATGAACCAGTCGAACCCTGGACCTCATCAGTGCCGCCCCATCGGACGCAACAATAGTGCCAGGTATTTCTACGAAGGGAATTATCACTGGATAAAAAAGTTAAATCATACGGCTCAATACCGACTGACGGAACCTGGGTGAGATTAACAGATGAAGGAGGATAGTCTGCGCTGTGGCTCAATTGCAACATTAGACGATATCCATCGGGTAATCCATTAATATCTTTGCTGCTACCCGTAACCAACGACAAAGCGTAGCTACTAGACATATGAAAAATTGTACCCGCTTTGAACTCCTCTCCTCGATTCTCGACCGTATACCTCGGGTTGATATAAAATTCAAACGAAAATGAACCGCTTGGTCTGTAAGTGGAAGACTGGTCGAATGATGATGATGCTGGATATATCATCACCGAATCAGTTGGGACCTGAGATCCCGTAAAGTAATTCAACGTATTATAGTTTGTGAAAGACCAATTACATGGGGTACCATATTGTGGTCGGTAATACGGGAACAGAACCTTTTGAATCACTCGTTTACGAAGAGTATCACTGGTGAACTTAAACGAAGGCTCAAAACGTAATATTTCAACCTCTTTATCTCGCTTTCCGGTTGTACTTGCAGCGTTTACTGCGTCCATATAGGCAGATGCATTACCAGCGTTGGATGCGGTACCCCATGCCTCTAAGCGAAGCGTCTCTAAACTTTCACCGACTGGAGCTCCGTCTTCGCTACCATCGTCTACTGGAATCTCCTTCATATCAAGAGATGCGAGAGGGAACACTCGAACTGAACCGGTTGCTCCTCCCACCGAAGAAGAAGTAAAGACTCTTTTGGGCTTGGCTAAAACCTTATATGAGTCGAAATATGACTTATCCAGCTTAAAGAGGGACATGTTTACCCCCTAGAAATCTAGTCTAACTCTTACCGTCAAATCCTTCTCATCATTCTTCTCGATTGGGCGCGATAGCTTCGCAACTGCCAAGAGATTATCATTGGCGTCGAACAATCCAACGGTCGTAATAAACGAAAATGACCTTTGAACGTCTTCTTGGCCTTCATCGATCACTACAATTCTGTTTGCACTGTTTGTATAAGTTGGATTTGAAGAATAGTTGAATTCGTCTGCTGTAGCACGACAGAAAAGTAACGTAGAATTAATATTCGTGTTATTCTGGAATGTTGCGGCAGTAAGAGAACCTGAGCTGAACCGGGTTGTTGTAAAGTAATCAATAATATCGTCGATGCTTCCAGAAACCATAAAATCTGGAGAAAATGTTGCATCGGGATTCAAGGAGTTTGGATAAAAACCGTGTGCTGTGCCACCGATAACTGTACGGCCGGTAGGTACATCATAAACTTGACCAGAGCGCATTGCGTCGATAACTCCACTTACAGGTTGGCTTGAGCTGATAATACGATCAACATTCAGGACCACGGTTCCAGTGTCGTAGAAAACTAGCCCAACAGAGCGAGTTGTATCATTCGCATCTACTAAATCACCGACCTCGCCACCGAAAGTCCGGCGCCTGTTTGAAGCTGCACCGAAGTCCGTGTAAATACGTTCATCTAACTCTGATGTGACGTTTAAGTTTGGACCAAATGGCCATGGTGAACTTTCCTTTAGCGTCCCCGAATAATACATCCGCATTGCAAAAGTCTCTCGCTTAATTTTGTCTCTTGTGAATAATCTCTTAAACGAAAGAAACAATGCAGCATCAACCTGGTCTGTGGATGTTGAGCTGCCGTAGGGCGTCGAAAACGCGGTTGAGGCGTCGCCGAGCAAATTTGCTGCGTATTGTTGATAGACATCAATCTTTTCTCTCATCATCATTGATTGAGACGGAAACAAAAGCTTTCCTGCGGAATCCGTACCAGAAGAGCAAGAAACCACAGGACTACCCTTTGCGTAGAGTCCGACGGTAGTGTCAAATATTGCATTTGAAGTTTGTAGAGAGAAGTCTTGATCAAACACAGTTTGGTATATCGATGATGTCACACCAGGACCAACACCACCCGTCACAAAAAGCTGGTACTTCTTTCTGGTCGCTGAACCAGATATGTCTTCTTGGATTACATCGACCAATTGATTCAAAACGGATTTAGAAGTTTTTACATCCGCTGCTGATATTTCTTTAAATGTTGCCACTTGCTATTTCCTCACTTTTCTACTACGATGCTTAATTCGGATACCACACCCGACTGAATTCCTGTAACTTGAATTGTAGAGGAAATCTGCGCCTTGTTGTCGGCATCGCCATAATAATCAAACACGCTGTCTGAAATTGACCTGGTCTTAATCGATAGTGATAATTGAGACCCACCAATAGACGTTGTAGTACTGTCCCTGGTCACAATGTATGTAGCAATATCATCACCGTCAATAGAGTCTGGCGTATTATCTGTTCCATCCAACTCCAAAAATTTGTAAGGTATTTTCACTATAAATGCTTGATCTCTTAATTCTGGATCGATAGTGTTTTCATCCGTTACATTTTGACTAAGCGTAATCGCTTGAGTAGCTGTTGAACCTGTTCTCTTAAACGACATCTTATTACTTGTCACATCGCCAGTCATACTGATACCGGGAAGCTTAATAAGAGTTGGGTTTGAGAGAGATATTAGCTTATTTTTTAATGCCAGGTTTTGGTTTGTTTGTGCTTCAAAGACGGGTGTATTTTTTTCTATCTTCTCTTTCCCGACAGTTCGTCCAAACTTTTTAATTGTAAGGTAGTCTACCTCGTCATCGCCGAGCGCAAACTTAACAATTGAAAAGCTTCCGTCGTTGCGCGCGAGCAGTTGTCTACCATAATCTGTTAGCACTGCATCTACTATAATATTATTGGTGCTGTTGTCTAAAAATCCCATGTATTATCTCCATCACTCACGCTTAATTATACCATAAATAGAATGGCGTAAATTATTAACCGTCAGAAAGTTACTTATCCCACAACGGTGACAAACTAGTAGACACTGGTCTATTAAGCATTCCACCATCTTCCGGTATTAAAGACCGGCGATATATCTCATCGTTTATTACTACTTCAACCTGCGCTTCGTCTAGCCGATCTGTATTGATTAACTGGAAAACGTACTTGCTATACGGGTCCATTGATGTCGTACAAAATGCAGAAATTTCGTTACCTCCGTCAGTTATTAGGCCGTATGTTTCAGGATTAAAGTAAATCGTTAATTGTTTGTGTGTGCTATCCTTTATGGAATCTACAAAAAAGTTTTCTTTTAAAAACCAATTAGGATATTGCTTCGGGGCGCCTGCGTATGAAAGAAACCCTTTGTGGATTCGATTCTTGGCCTCGTCAAATGAAACCTCATACTGCGTAGAGTATGTAGAAGAGAGTTGACGAGCATCTATTGTAACAAGAGCATAAATGAATGTTTTCTCTTTGTCAAACTCAGTATCTATATAGTAGGTTGGGCATGACAATACTGTCTTTATCAAGTCTGGATCAATCGATTCTTCAGTCGTGGTTCGTATAATAGAGTCATCCCAATCATAATGTACTAGTAGCTCGAAGGGCTCTTCAACGCTTTTTCTACGGAAGAGCTGAAGATACTTTACATCGCGTTGGGGATTAACAGGTGGGGCCCACGTAATCTTAACATTTTCATCATCATAATCAAAATAGAAATTTATGTCGCTTGGAGGGTCTGGTCGACGATTTTCAGTAATTGTGGTTTTCGATACCGCTGAGGGTCGTGAAGCCAATAAGAACGTCCCAATAAAAACTTCTCCCGTTTCATAATCAGTCATTGGAACACGAAACTTGGCAATTGTACGAGCTGAATATTCGTATGTTTGGCCGTATGCTATTTCGGAATCATATCCTGTACGTACGCTCGCTCCTGCGACTATCACCGAAGGCATTGGATACCTTTTGCCCTTATAGATGCGAACTTTTTCAAAAATGTACCCAATCACATCTGCTTCTGCGACAAAAGTAGAGTCCTGTGTTAATTCTATATCAGTAAAGGGAACATCAAAAAGGTACTCACTATTACTGACATACTTGTTGAGGTCAGGTTGCAAATTATCTACAGCAGTACAAAACTTATAATTGGTGTCATCAATTCTCAGAGAGCTTCCGTTCTCACAGGATTTTCTTAAAAATGCAGGAGCGTAGCTGGTGTTTAATACGGCCACCCCGTAATTTTTCCTTTCTTTGGAGAGCCATTGTCCGTGAGTGTCCATTCCCTTAAGCTGGGGGGACAACATGTCTTCTAGCAAGTTAGAATTAACTTTAGATATATCAGCCAGCTGTCTTAACAAATCAAGCGGCGAGGACTCTTCGCCACCAAAACTTGTTAAACGTCGCCGAAAAAAATTGTCTAAGTTTGTCGGAACTTGATCATTGGCAAATACATAGGCATCAAAATCTAATCCAGCTGCCTGGGTTTCAGTATAAATGTTACCGGCATCCAACGCATCCTGGATTTCTCTGCGTGTTGTACGAATAGCAGAGTTTTTTGTAGCCAAAATCTTCTTAGGGGTATCCTGTACTGTAAATGCAAGGGAAACATATCGAGGTATCCTTGCATTCAGGTTTGTAATATCAGCGGTACCCTTTCTCAGTAGTCGAGATGACAAATTTCCATTAACAGCCTCATTTCCGCTCTCATTAACTTTTTCATCAGAAACAAAAAAGTTATAGGAAAAATCTGCAGAGAGCGAATTTACTTCTGGCACATCAAAATAGTGTAAAGGCCGACTGACGATTGACTCGCTACTCATGATTCCTTTTCCTCACCAGCTTCGTCGCCCTCAGCAGGAATACGTATAGTCACCCTAAACGTTGCTAAATCAACACCTTGCGATGTCTCAAGACCAATTGACACTTCTTCCTCAGCTAGAGTGAGTGATGCGTTTGCTTTATTTTCACTTTCATAATTGTCACCAAACGTTTCTGGGTCCACCTCGAATGAATCTACATCAAATGGGATCAAGATAACGTTTTCAAATTTTGCGCCCAAACTTAAACGTTCGGCTGTTTCGGAGGAGAACTTAAGAACGCCCATTGAGCTTAAATATTCCCACAAAGAAAAAGCAGTACGATCTGACTTGAAATCGACATCCAAGTTTAATTGATTTTCGACTTCACCTCCAGTGGGCTTATACCATTGGTCAAAGGAAGGTATTGCTCGATGGAGATAGTCCCATGCAAGATTGCTACCAGATAAAAATTCGTCTCCGTCATAGTCTAGCCGAGCAGCACCGGGAATTGAAATGAACTTCTTTTTCATTGCAGCAGCAGATGTGACATCAATTGGATGGTTCGTCGAACTAAAGTTTAAATCATATAATAACGAAGAGTACATTTTTAATGCTTGATCGATCTTCAAATTATTAATCTGCTCAGATATCATATCAAATGAGATGGCAGTTAGACCCTTATCACTCTCTGTCAAGGATCCCTCATTATACGCTATGGGGTCTGCCTCACCAGTATATACATCGTAGTAGGCATCAGCAACACCGGAGCTGACCTTGTAGAAGCTATTTATTCTTACATTTCTAGCGAAAGAATAAACCCTTGGTGTGAATTTCAGGTTTGGTCTGGTCAGATCAAGCTTCTCTATCTCAACCTCAAATGTTGTTTTTGACAGCTCCTCAGCAGACCTTGACAAGTCTTCAAGAGAAACAGGTACGTTGTATATTGCCTCGCACAACCCCGCGGGGATTGCGATAGCCATAACTTTCTTAGTAGAAGAAAAAGTCGCTTCAGTTAGCATATTTGAAAGAAATAATGCTGACACGTCATCAACAGGCCAGTCTTTTGTTTTAGTCTCTGAGATCGAGCCTATATCTGAATTGTACCTATTCTGGAAGGATCGTAGCTCCATTGCTAAATCTCTTGAAATGGGCAATCCTCCCTCAACCCGGGTACGTAATGCCTGAACCCCTTCCACTGTTTCATCACCATCTGTGTCTAAAATATCTCTTAGCGCAACAAACGTAGCTCCAATCTTGTCTAAAAATTCCGAGAATGTAGCAGGAAAAGTTGCAACATCTGCCTCTTCGTCAATTAGGCTTTCTAAAACACGACCCAAAGAATCAGACGCTACTGCTAAACTGTCCAAATCTATATCTCCACTGAACGCGTCAATGAGTGCATCATCTAAATCTTCTAACTTCGTAGTGTCCAGCTTAACATCAGTTGAATCGCTATTAGTAGTATTTGTTGAAAGAGTATACACATTTTTGCTAATAAAATACTGGATTTTACATACACACATGAAAAAAGCTATCTCAATATTACCTCGAGAAATTCCGCCATACACTGTAGAAGACCCACTGATACAATCACCCTCTGAGGAAGCAAACATCTCAAGAAAATCGTCAAATAATGTAAGAAGAGAAATGAAAACGTCAGTGTCTTCTGCTGAGGTGGAGATTGATCTTAACTGATCTGTAATCTCTCGCAAACCGAGTGGAATAACAGCACCTGTCATCGTTCCGGAAGATCTTACGCCAGTCATAGCCTCCAATAATAATGCTGCAGTTGCAGAACAGATGTCAGACCATGCAGTTGAATATGTCTGTGTGGTGGTGGTTGGAGGGGTGACGGTAGGATCCAGTTGGACAACCGCCGCCACACGTAAGCCGTCTGCCTTAGCTGCCGTCTCTTGTACTATTGCGCTAGCAGTGACTGCTTTTACCAATGACGATCCGGCATTTGCAAGTGTGCTTGTTACAGCGGTTGTTGTCGTTGACTTCTTCAGCGACATTCCACCAGACTTTGGTGTCGGGCTCATAAGCCCTACAGAGCCTATCGACATAAGGGGTGCGAATGAAGACACTTTTGTGGAGACAACTGTTGTGGTCGCTTGAACTGGTGAAGGAGCGATAGCGGTGTCTAGTTTTGACTGTTGAAAATCAAATTTCGAATTTGACGCAATTTCTTTCGTCGCAACTAATGACCCGACCACCTTAGCTCGCTGAACAGTTCCTAAACTGCTTTCTGTTGACGGTCTGGCTAGCTCTTCTTTCAATGCCGCTAGAAATAATAGCAATTGCGCTAACACTTCCTCATTATCGGCCGCCAGAGCAAGAAATATAAACTCTATTATATCCCTTCTAGCAGGGCTCTTTTTTCCCAATAGCTCTAAAAGTGGGAGTGTTACATTTTGAGCAATGAGTATAAACGCACCAACAGAAGGCGCGTAATCAGAGGAAAAATCGTCGGTATCTAGTAACGCAGCAACTTGTGAAAATGCTGTTTTAGCCTGTGAAGATATCTTCGTATAGGTGGTTGTTGGTGCGGTGCTGCCGATGCTCTCTTCTCTGCTCACAAGATCCGGAGCAGAATCAAATTTAATATTAGAGTCATCTGGCAAAATATCTCGTCTCTCAAATGGAAACAAAAAAGAGTATGAAGCATCTCCAGGTAAAAATTGCTTCAGGCCCATTGAGTTCATAGATGCCACTTTAGATGGGATAATCGTGCTTGTTGTCGCTGGAGTCTGAAGAAGAGATGCAGCTGTTCCTGAGGAGCCATATTTTGATGTATTGTAAGATAGTTTAAGCTCCGAGCTGATTTGATATAGCAGAACCTTCAAAGCACGCTCTTGATCATCGCCCAAAACAGCACCTAGATAATCAAATGCGGTACTGGATTTCAGTACAGCTCTAACGGCGTCAATTCCCGACAGTTTAGGGGGTAGTACTGGACCAGCGGTGGGGATTTCTCTTTCTTCTGTCTCAAATAGACGCGGGGAACAATTTTCAACAGCGACTGCATAATCTCTTAAAATTGTTATCAAAAGCTGAGTATTCGAGCACGTTGTTGAGCTTTCCTTTTGAATAGCTAAAAAACTGAGCATGTCGTCTAAAAATGTAAAATTATTGGCATCTAGAGATGTTAAAAAAGCTTCAACCATATTCACATATTGTGTGTATTCATCTAGCCATTGTAGTGTTAGTACCGAGTCTTCTTCGTTTGAGCGCTTTGCGTCATCAGGCATATGTTCAGCATTTAAGACTTTAATCGCCCTATTAAAGCTCATTATATCTCCCGCGACAGTTGAATTACCACTTGAGTCCACTGTTGGCATAAAGTCTAAAAGCCCAAAAACAACAGGGCGCAACTTTTCATTTATTATTAATGAATTTTCTTTTGTTTCGGTTAGTGATGAGCTTGTGTCTTTTTTCTTATTTAAAGCCGGTGCTTGAGTCGACCCCCCATGCTTTGCTCCTTCCTGAAGTTGCCACTGCTCGAGCCTTTTCTTTGCTTCTTCTTGTTGACTCTTTTCTTTTCGCAGCTGTTCAGACTTTTGCATTCCTGCTGAAACCTGTCCGCGGGTTGACGTTGATGCGCTTCTGGTCCGGGATAACCGCGCAGAGCGGGAGGACTTTGTTGTTTTTGCAGACGCCTGCTCGGCGGCCCTCTTTACAACAAGAGCTTCATACGCTTCTTCGCTAAGCAAGAGCTGCGCAAGGCTTGGCTGCGCTGTCTCGTCAACGTTCGTCAACGGAGATAGATCTGCATTTTTTAACAAATTTGGCATTATCTTTGTATAACCTTCGCGCCCTGAAGCAGCTGGGGTGAAATTCCGCCAAACGATTGTTGAACCGCAGATTGAGTTCGCATCTTTTGGCCCTCTTTAAAGTTTAAGCCTATTGCCTTAACTTCGTAAAAATATTTGCTCTCATATATCACGTCTTCAGCTAGAAAATGTCGAAAAGAAAAATTGGAGGAAGAAAAATCTGCATGGACTGTGCCCAGTAACTCAAACCCACCATCAGCAACAAGAAATACTTGAAAATGGTCTATAGATTTCACATCACCGACATATATCCACTTTATTAAGGTATGAGTCATGCGTTTCTCTATTGACGCCGCCGAGCCCTTAGAGACTGTTCCAGGGATAGCAATCTCAACAGTGCTTTGAATAGATGTTTTGCCAGCCAGCATCGGATTAGAGGGCTCTAATGCACTCGGTGCCGATGAATCGGTTTGACGAGCCGTGGAAGCCAACGTGGATTTGCGTAGTTGCATTGGACCACGAAACTTTTGTATAGATCTAGTAAATGCCATTAGAGTAGTAGCATTCGCTTCTGGTGCAGCGATGGTGGGAAACAATGTTTCAGCAGGGCGTATACAAGCTGTCACTGTGTACGCGTAACGTGTACCAGACTCAAGAGGCTTAATATTCTTTGCTTGCTGAGATTCTTGATTATCGGTAAATGGACCCGATTCTTGTACACCAAATGACTCAACTTCACCCGTTTTGATGTTCTGTCTCTCAACTAAGAATGTTATTAAAGAAGAAAATTTGCTTCGATTTGAAGAAATATCACCAGTAAACAAGGCGGCTTGATTTGCGTTACTTAAAACCGCTTCGACTTCCTCAAACCCAAACTCTGTAAAAGCTCCAGCGAGAGTAAAAGAAACAGACTGGCCAGTTTTTGAGGATGCTAATCTACCAGCACCAACAGTTAAAGCCACTTTTGCATTATCACTTTCAGAAGATACAAAATCGATAATCGCTGGCTTACCAATGACTTCTTTCCCATATAAAGTGTAAGTAACAGGAACGTATTTATAAATTGATCCGGGAAGAAGCGGTGTGGAGCCAGAAACCGGGGTGTCAACAAAACTTAGCGTATCATCTTGTGACGTTATTTCTTGAATCTGGGCTTCGAATGTGGCGCCAACCTGAATATACCCAGTAGCTTTTTGCGCTTGAAATTCCGAATATGAATTTGTTGTTAGATTATACCTTCTGACTCCTGCGGAGACAGCATTTTCAGGAAAATCAGTTACTTTTACAACTATTGAAGTTGATTCCAGTCTAGCAGTCGCTGAGCCCTTCCCTTGATAATTGACCTGGATCTCTTTTCGTGGTGTAATAACCCGAGAAGTAAATTTCTCTGCAGATCTAGAATTTGTACCAAGACACAATGCTCTATACATTATGGCATTTGGAGATGCAATTGGATCTCGAAATCTAGTATCACCCTCACCTACCTCGAGGTCTTGGTCTAAGATTAGCTTCCATTCAGAGCCTTTTGACGAAGGTGAAGGAGCGATTCTTCGGAATAGTTTTACTCTAGTCGCCTTTGGGTCTATCTGGCTAATTCCCACAGACATTTCTCCGGATGATGGTTGTGACACAAAAAGCTCTGGAGGTATCGTTGGAGTTAAAAAATCATTTAAAATTTTTGCATGAGGGCACCAAACTGCCGTCGTAGACAGTGTTACACCCTTATTAGACTTAAGTTTAACGCGAAGATAAAATTTTGACTTGCTACCTAAAACGGCTTCTGATAATACGATTTTCCTGCTGATCGAAGCCTTTGTAGAAAATACTGTAAATCGCTTCGGAGCGATTATTTTTTTGGGTGGTCTAAACATCACCTTTTGAGCGCGCAACGCGTCGGCCTTTTTGAGAAAAGAAAGAGATGCAGGTGGAGAATTCTTAATACTGACCATCTGAGCAGGGTCTCGTTGCGTAGAGATAAATGAATGTGAAACCTTCGACAAGCTTACGTTCGTTTTTCGAGGCAAACTAGATGACATAGGTAACGCAAAAAGAGATGTATTCAATACGGGTATAGTCGGTCTCACCAAGGGTACAACGAATGCCTTCTTTCCTGAGGCGATCGATGAAGCGGTACTATTGGGTATTACATCTGTAATATCAGATCGTGAAAAAGCAAATCGAGACGCCATCAACGCTGCAAGAAGACTCTGCGACGTTCTTTCCAGAACCTTTGTTGAACCACGAAATGACTTGGGCAATACCGCAGCAGGTCTGGCTTGGGGTGGATCCGGTTTTTTTGATAACAAATCAATTTCTAAAAATAGCGCATTTTTGTTTAGGGCTTGTGTTACATTGAGACTGAACGTAAATTTATAGGTGAACTCCCTAGAGCCGGTTTCGCCTGTCACATCAATCATTTCGACATACTTCTCAGGAATCGTAATAATAGGTGTTGTTATTATGGGTCTTATTAACATGAATGTGCCTGCTTAATCAAATACCAGCGTAAATAAATTCACGAATGTTTCATCACCGTCTGAATCAGTAAATAGCTTACCAGCAAAAAATACATGCTTTCCAGGACTAAATGGATCTTCATCTTCAAATTCACCAAAATCAATAACACGTAGTTTGTCTATACTACCGCTACATACCTCGAAAATTTGACATACTAAATTATTCTCTTTGGAAGTTTGTGGGAACGTCAACTTTAAGGGCGCCCCTACTCCTGTCTCACCATCGTCTGGATTCGTTCCCTGGAGTGAAAACATCAGATCATCATAGCTTGTCGGTGTAGGTTGTTGCAATTTCGGAAAATCTCTTATTACATCACCAGAAATTTTATTTTTTGGGGGCAAAAATTGATAATTGGGAATGTGACTTAACTTCTTATCCTGCCATAAGCTTTCACAATTTTCTAATGAAATTGTTTTCGGGGCTGACGTGGCAAGAGGTAGCTGGGTCGTTACTTCAAACGAGTGCTTATAAGCGCTGACTTTAAAATCATTATTTTCGCTTAAAAGCTCAGAAGATCTTAATGGCTGCATGTCTTTTAATGATAATAAGCAGTCTTTAAATGCCACACTAGCACTTGAAACAAGCTCGTCACCAGACAAAAACTCCGTGCCACCAGTAGTTCCAGATAGAACCAATAATGATCCATTTGTTAATTCGAAATCTCCAGCTGGAAACGAAATTTGACCATCATTATCAAATTCTGGAATTACTTGATCTTGAGGGCGATTGGCTGCCTCGAAAAATATTCTATTTAACGGGTCGGTAGCCCTTGTCGGGACATCTCCATCTGGCTCATAAAAGGTAGCGTAATCAGAAAAAGTAGCAAACGCAAACCGAAGTTCCCAATGTGCAAGCTGGTCTCTTCCAACCTGCGTTAGGAACGTATCCATAAATCTTGTTTTTGGGTCTAATATACCAGCCATGCATCTAAGTATTAGCTACTAGATTGCTTGAGCTTAGCTTTTGCAGCTCTTAATTCTCTAACTGTTGGACCTGGATGTGTGCCAAGGTCTCGTGGGCGTTCGCCCACCTCACGTTCTTTAACTTTCCCGCTCGCAACATCATCTAGTACTCGTTCGGCTCTTGCAGCTAGCGAAAGCTCCTGGTCGATAGCTTGCTGTGCTTGCTCTGCTGCTATCTGAGCTGCTTGTCTTTGTTCTTCTTCTCTCTTCGCAAGATAATCTTCGTATTGCGCGCGAACGTTTACCCACACCTGTAATTCTGTCTGGCGTGTCGAAATTCTTGTCAGGGTTTCAGAGATGGTGGCACCTGCGAATGATGGTACCTGATTAATAATATTCAAAAGTTGCTGAATTACTTCTTTCGGGTCGGCATCTTTGGATATTCCACCAACAGACGTTTGTAGCGCTTTCTGAAGACGACTAGAATGAAACGAAGGGGTTAGAATTTTTGAATTTTCCTCTTGAATCTGCTCCTTGATCGCGGAGATGGTTTTCTCTATATCATCAGTGAATGTTTTCATAATAAGTTAGCTCCTCACTACACATATACACATAATATAAGGAATGTGATGAATATAAAAAAAAACGAGGGCCACATTGTGGCCCTCGCAGGTATAAACCTTAAATCTAGACTCTACCCAAAGTAGTACAGTCGGATAATATCATCAGCTTGCAACCCGAACCCAAATCGGATTTCATCAGTTGAACCGGTTTCCTTGACCGCATAATCGCCATCATTGTTAACAACACCATCGGTTGTCCCAGAAGCCGACAGAAGCAATTGCCCATTCAACATCACCTGGATGTTGTTCGGCTTATGACCCTGTAAGTCATCATTGTTACCCGTGATCTTGGTGAGTGTAACGGCGTCATTTGCAGCGACTCCGCCGGCGGCCGAGATGAGCTTCGAGAACAGAGTGGGCTCTGCATTCGATGCAATCTTATCGTTCAGATCCACGATGGCCTTCAGGAGTGAAGTGCTCTGACCCATTGCCGTAACATATCCGGATGCCTCTGAAATATTATTATAGAGTGCAAGTCCACCTGGTCCAGCAGAGCTGGGGTATGTGCCATCGGCTTGGTTGTTTCCGCATGAAAATCCAACCGGAGCAGTAGCCTCTGAACCGGAAAGGAATAGTTGCCCACCTTTCGCGCCAGCATAAAGCGTCACATTCTGGTCGTCTTTGATACCACCGATTCCGACAGCGGGATATGTTCCCCAAGTGCCTATCCGGAAATCCGACTTGACGTCGCCATCACCGGCATTACCTGTAGCCATCCACTCGAATCGGTTCGATTGGACTCGAACCGAAGGAGAGCTACCTCCAGATGCTGACAGAATCACTGCGCCTGGGCCGTCAGCCTTAGACTTCAGCGTGACACTAGAGTTCGATGAACTCAAGAGGAGTGACATCTGACTGAGGACGTCGATACCACCGGCGGTCACTCCGGCTCCGTGTGTACCAGGACCTCGACCGTCGCCACCAGTCTGAATCTTCAGCGCGGTACCGCCAGTCTTGTTACTAGCAACGCTGAAAAGCTTATCTGATCCAAGCTGCAGTTGTCCCACTGAGTCGACCTTAATCTTATTATCAGCGGCGGACTGTAGAAGCTGGAGATCAAACGTGTTTTGTCCGCGGGACTCTGCTCCAATGTCTCCGAATTCGATTGTTCCAGGAGTCTGGTTTGTCCAGTCGGCTCTACCAGTGATCTTTCCAAGACCATCAGCGAGGAGCTGCATTACACCAGAAAGGTCGCTAGACCTGTCCAGTGCGCCGAGATTCAATCCATCCAGGGTGGCGCCAGCTGGGAGTTGATAGTTACCTGAGTTCGCTGAGGGATCCAGCATATTTTGCCCGGCGCCGACGAGCTTTCCTGACACTTCAGCCGCGGTGGAGACTGAACTGGCATTTGCAACTGATCCTGTCAGTTGTAATAGGCGCAATTTTGATGTAATAGCCATAATAAATTTCCTTGTTGTTATATGTTCTTACAAACTAAATAACGAAACTAAATGGACGAACAGGACAAACTCGCAATTAACTATACATGTCAGCTTAAACTAACTAACAAGATTTTTTAAATTTTTAAGATTTGCATCGAATTTTGAAAACTCGCTATTCACATATTCAATCGCTAGTCGCTGGCATGCGGTACGTTCAGAAAATACAAAGGCAAACCTATTTTTTTCTCTTGTTGCGGACTTCAACTCTGCTCCTTTTGTAAGCAAATATGCTGCGAGTCCGAGGTCTGCTGTTTTGAATGTATTGTCAGCCATATTACTCTGCCACCGTATAAACAACAACATCAATGATGTCATTTATATCTAGTTGAAACGCAAACTTAAGAGAGGATGGTCCTGCTACATAATAATCTCTTTCTGATGCTGTTACCTCTGGCGCGCTGCCAGAGTGCATAAGCTGACCGTTCAAAAGAACATCTATCAAGTTAGAATCATAACTGGCATCGGAAAAATCTGATGATGCGACTGGTATTGCCTGAAGTGTTGGTACGGAGGAAGAAAGAAAATAGCTATCTTTAGCACGAGTTAGGCCACCTCCGCCGCCTCCCGATGAAGCAATAGTAATAAATCCGCCAGATCCCGACGTAATTGTTACATTTGAGCCGGCCCTCAGGTATGAAGTGCCATCTGAAAGCTTTGTTAGGGAGCCCGATAAACCACTCAAGGCCGTGAGGGAACCAGAAGAAAGTACGTCTCCACCAAAAATAGAAGTACCCTTAGTAGAGCTGTTTCTAGACCCAATAGAGCCCGAAACAAAGAAATTCATGTCAGTATATGTCATTTCATCCGGTGAAGTTCCTCCACCACCTGAAAGGATTAGTATCTGATTTTTTTGTGACTCAATGTAGAATGCATAGGGCTTGTCCCACGACTCAATTCTAAAATCAATATGCTTATTACCATACTCGTTGAATATTGCGCCGCCTGCGCCAGCTCTAAAAACCTCATTGTTTGTATTCTTAATGATAGTCGTAAATGAAGTTGCCCCTTTATTAATATAAAATTGATTAGAAGAAGCGTCTAAGAATAAAGCTTGATCCTCACCAACTGACTCCACTCTAAAGTCTCCGGTCCTCACCAAGAAAGACCCAGTTACATCCACATCACCAGTAAATTGCGAACCTGTCAACGTAGCCACGACCGAATTATCAATATTTAGTGTTACCGTAGGCGTGCCACCTCCACCGGTTAATCCAGTACCAGCAACAACATCGGTAATAGTTCCACCCCCAGATGTATCGTTGAGATAATCTCCAATGTAAAGATACCCCTCAACGTAGTCTGGATTTTGTTCATCATCACCGGTACCGGGAGGGTCCTGTTGGAAAAACACACCATTAAAATAATCTAGATACCAATCTCTAGAATCTAAAAGAAGGATTTGTGTTCCGGAATCTTTCGCGGTGGTGCCTCCGTAATATGGCTTTACTTCATAGCCAGTTGCAAAAGACGGCGGTATCACTTGTAGCGATCCCGAGGTAATGTTTATTACCTGATCGTCTATGTAAGGATACGTTCCGGCTTTTGGATTTGAAGAATTCGCTTCATAGTCTGCTGGTAATTTTAATTCAAAACCATGACGACCAGCTGTCGTCGCAGTACCTGCTATGAATGTTGCAGGAAATCTAAGATATTCTACTTGTCCTGTGATTTGATAAAGTGAGCTATTGGACGGCTCCGTGGTAATACTTTCACCGAATACTGTTTCAAAAGACACAGTAAGGCCTGATGGTAGCCCTTCATTTGATAGACCCTTGAGGTTAGAAGTCTGCGCTTTTCCTGCAAGCTTCTTTAATGCAATAAGCCTCTCAGTTGTTGCATCATATCCCATTATCTAGCTCCACGCTACCGTCATCGATGATATATTTCCTGTCCATGATGCATCGGCCTCGACCTTTACCATTACATATTCACCAGCTGCAACTGTTTGTGTGCCGAAAGTTGCAGTGTTAGTTGCAGATAAACTAGAGTCGAACGCCCCCGAATAGCATCCGTCGCCGTCCGACGTTTGCCCTGTAGAAAATCCAATCGCAAGATCCATCCATCCAGTTTCACCCGCGGAGCCGGTGGGAAGCTTACATAGCACATGAATTCTGTTTCCAGTTAACGCAGTGGGTTGTGTCACGATTGTTCCGGCTCCATTAATCTCTAAATCAAAACCCGTCCTATCACTTCCAGCAGTTGGGTTTCGAAACCATCTATAAAATGTTCTTAGCCCAGAGGTTATCCCACTATAATCTACATTCCCGGCGGGTCCATTTGCAACACTGCTAAAATCGGATCCGTTTGCACCTTCATCTGGACCAACAAGCTTCTGGTCATAGAACATCAATCCGTCAACCGTGGTCAACGCTGTTGTAGATACCCATACGTTTCCGCCTGCTGTTACGGCTGCTTGATCAACATAGCTACCAGACTTCACTCTTCTACTTTCTCCGCGAAATGACTCGTATGTATCAGTTGAATTATCACTTCGGTTGTACAAAAGAATGTTATTGTGAGATTGAGAAGACGCGCTTGAAAGATTTGCCCTTAGCGGATGGGGTACGGTAACGCTAGTGGATATTGGTCCATCTAAGATACTGCTTACATTAATCGTCATCAATTGACTTAGACTCATTTGTTTTGACTCATTTTCACCACCTGACCAATCTATTGGGTCAAAGGCCTGCGTCTCATTTCCACAATTTGTGCCGTTAAATGTTATAAAGCTATTTGAGTATACGTTCCTATAAGCGTTATCCACCGTTACGCTATATGTCGCAGACCCACCTGTGTAGTACTTCACACCTGACAAATATTCAGTCCCTGTCATCGATAGTGCTCCAAAAGACGCTCCAGTTGATGAAAGTGGATACGTTACATTATCAGTGGTGTCGTTCACCCACTCGACATAATTGCACGTTGTATCCACATCGGATATTGTATGTACTACTCTTGCCCAATTCCACCCGTTCCGCTGGTCATCTGATATCTCAACACCGGCAGCGATGGTGTAGGTTCCTTGTCTGTGCTGGAATGTTTCAAAATTACTTCCATCAGCAAAGTGACCAGCTGTTTTTGCAGTTAGATTAAATCCTGTTCCATTCCCATTTAACGAATTACCAGAGCCGAATGTACTTAAATCGACAGAATGGACAGGGGTTACATTATCATTCACATATAGCTTTAATGTTCCCTGATCAGCATTCCCGAATGAATCAGCGCTGTAATTAACTCCGTCAGCGGGAATGTCAGCATTTAGTGTACCATTTATAATGGTCGATTGAAAGCACGCAACTTGAAGATCATTGCTGGCGGTGTCAGAATTATAGGTGCCATTTATATTGGTGTCTGATAGTCCACTACTCGGGGTTAGAGTAGAAGGTTGAGCATTTGTATACCCAGATATAGATTGTGACGAGCCGAAAGACAGATTTGCAGTAGCCCCAGAGTCCGAACAGTTCATATCATCCAGTATTGGTGCAGCGGGTGGAGCCAGTCCCTTCAGGACCTCGTTGAACCTATCGATCGCAGTACCAATGTTAGTTCCATAAGAAAAATCAGTAAAGAGGCCATCGGTATAATCTCCATCCTCTGGGGCACCAATCACGGGTGTTATCTGTGCAGTACCCGAGGTGGGCTCAGTCACAAGACTTCCTGTGAAGACCACAGCTGTAATATCAGAAAATGAAGAGCCCCCAGCTTGAGAAACGCTGCTCAAGCCCGACACACCAGTGGTAGCTATTGTTACTTGACCATTTGACGCCGTCAAGATTGTTATTCCAGAACCAGCCGCGAGATATTTCGTCGTTCCATCTGACAACATTTGAAGAGAACCAGACAATCCTGTTTGTGCGATGAGGTCTCCACTAAAAACAGACCCAGTTAATGTTGCTACAATAGAATTATCTACAAAGAACTGATCTTCCTCCAAGCTTAGGCCGACCCCTGACGTATACACACGCCCCACACTACCGCTAATCGTTATTTGACCATTTGAGGCAGTTGTAATAGCTATTCCGCCGATTCCAGCTAGATACTCCGTCGTACCATCCGACAACATTTGAAGAGAACCAGACAACCCTGTCTTGAAAATTGCATTTGCCTCGACGCCCAAAGAACCGGTAATCCCAACGTCACCGCTAAATTGCGACCCTGTCAAGGTAGCGACAATGGCATTATCAACCGAAAATTGATCTGTAGCGAGATCTAAGCCGAGGCCGGCGGTATAAATCTTACCCTCGCTACCCGATACTAAAATTTGTCCTAATGATGACGTAGAAATCTTAATACCACCGATTCCTGCCATGTACTTCGTATTGCCATCGCTTAGCATTTGTAACGAACCGGATAAACCAACCGAGAATATATTATCGCCTGTCCACGTATTGTCGTTTGCAAGCATTGGAACTTGGGTTTGATCGATTGAAACAACTTGTCCACCAGAGCTACCATCGAATCCAAACGAGCTGATTCCTGCGCCTTGGGTCAAATCATACGGTACTTTATTGACTGCAAGACCATCGGCATCTTTTCTTATCGTATCATTAGGGTTAAGCTTCGCATCTAGTTTCCCAGTTGTGAATTGAAGTCCGGGGTCCGTAGCAAGATCAATATCCACTGTTACGTTCCCAGAGCTACCACCGCCTGACAATCCGTCACCTGCGGTCAAGCCAGTGATTGTTCCTCCTGTGCCTGTAGCAGAGATGGTAATTTGGCCGTTCGATGCGGTGGTTATGGTGACCCCTGCGGATGCCAATAGATAGGGCACTCCATTAGTCACCTCCTGTAGAGAGCCTGTTAATCCAGCTGTAGCGGATACGCCGAATGTATTTTTTCCTGACCATGTATTGTCAACATTTTTTCGTGGAACGATTGCAGTGTCGATACCAACCGTTCTAGCTGTTGAGCCGTCAAACGAAAATGTATTAATACCTACATCTTGTGATAATGCCGAGGGAAGACTTGCGACAGATATCCCAGAGATCCCTAATGAAAGTGTGTTACCGTCGAGATCTACCTTTAGCTTTCCAGTGCTAAATTCAAGACCCGGGTGGGGCGCTAAATCAACAGCTAACGTTACATCACCTCCTGTACGGGTCCCAGACAATCCATCACCAGCCGTTATACCTGTTACTTCTTCTCCGTTTGTAGAAATAACAACCTGGCCATTTGATGATGTAGTAATACTCATGCCTGTGCCGGTTGCGAGATAGGGCACGCCGGCGGTCACTTCTTGGAGAGAACCCGTCAAACCAGCGGTGGTGGATACACCGAATGTATTTTGACCCGTCCAGGTATTATCGACACCCTTCCGGGGTACCACACCGGTGTCGATACCCACAGTCTGCGCAGACGATCCATTAAATGAAAATGTCGCGATCCCAGTTGTTTGAGTTAAGTTATACGGAACCTTTTTAACTTCTAATCCACTGCTGCCAACCCGGAGTGTTGTTCCATCACTATCAATAGAAAATTGTGCTGGAACAGTTGACCCGGGGAACTCAACAGTTATTCCCCCACCTACCTTTGAAGCAACTAGAGCAGTTCTATCTGCTAGATCCACTAGGGTTGCCACAGTGCGCTTAGTTATTGTGGTTCCTCCATCAGAAAGAAAAACATATGACGTTCTATCACCTGACACTGCTAGGGATGTAGCATCTAAGGCCACTGTTGCAGGGGCTGTTCCATTATAGAGAAAGGTCTGGATTCCAGAACCTTGAGTCAGATCGCCGCCCGTTCCCATGGAAGCAGCTATCGTTATCTGGCCGGCTCCGGGAAGGTCTTTTGTAATTGTAACATTACTACCACCAACCAGATAGTCAGTACCGGGTGATACCTCTTGTATCGAGCCAATAATTCCGCCACCAGCTAGAGAAGAGAATGTATTGACACCCGTAAATGTGTTTGGCGTTCCGAGGGCAGGTATTATTCCTGTATCAATTGATACTGTTGTGGCGGCAGAACCATCAAATGAATTGCCTACGGTGGATAAAAGTCCTACACCCCAAGTCACTGCGCTGGGGACACTCGCAACGCTCAAGCCTGACGCACCGTTGCTTATCGTGGCTCCATTTAATAGCACCCCTAATTTTTGTTGGCTAAATGATAAACCTGGGTCTGTCTGAAGATCAACTGCTATCGTTGCTGCAGCGCTATTGTTGTACGAAGCTGCCGCGTTCGCAGAATCGTATATTCCGTTACCAAACGTTATAGCGTTACTAAGCACCCCTGTAGTGGCGGCAGACATTAAGTCACCCACCGTAATTTTCTTAACACCCTCATCGGCGTCGGTGACATCTTCAATAACCAATAGATCTGATTGAGAAAGATCTTCGGAATCAAGAATAGAGTTGGCCTTAGAGGGTATCACAGCCAGACCCCACTTAGAAAAGCCAAGGCCACCATTGATAGTATCTAAATCAACTTCAACCTCTTTAGCCGAAGTGCCATCGTAATCAAAAGCTTTTATTCCCTTTGATGCGCCGCCACCTGTTAAAGAGTGTGCAATGCCAGCCGTGCCTGCGGCTATCGTAATTGATCCATCAGAGCCAGAGGTGATTGATACGTTGTTACCCTCACGTAGATAAGATGTACCATCCATCAACGTTTGTAACGACCCAGAGAATGCCGGGGAATAAACACCCATTGTTGATTTGACCGTGCCATTGACCAAAACAACACGCTCAAAATCAGCATCATCAAACCCCACCTGGAAATGCTGGGGTGACACGATTTTCACAATAGAACCGTCTGTTTTTGATCTAATAATCAAAAAATCAGATTTTCTTAGATCGCTCTTTGACTCGCGCGGCAATTAAGATTCCTCCTGGCCTTCTTAACTATTCATCTCTCGCGTAAGATGGAAACGGTGGGCCGAGGGTGACTAAAAAATTATCGGCTTGATCTCGTAGGCGTTGTTCTTAAGCTTACCGCCGAGGCATCATTAATGCTTATCGATATAAATTGAGATGGCGGAATTACTCTCTGAGAGATGCCCTCAAAATAAGGAATAGAAGAAGTCATAAATGTACTGATGTTCAAGCATTGCGTTGTCGTTGGATCATCGACTGGATTTCCATCGCTATCGACAAAGATACAAGAGACTGCGGCGTCTTTTTCACCGCGGTCGATATCATCATCGCCTCGATGGAAAACCTTGGTGTACCTTCTTTGTTCTAGCATGTCTCGTAATTGTCCGTAGCGATCCGACCGGAAAACTCCCGCTGTCGATTGCCACACATAATTCTTCAATCCGTACTTTACACCTTCTGGATGGTCCCATCGCCCGGGTCGGGGCTCGATATCAGTGAGTGGTAAATAAGTCACTCCGTCCTCGATATAATACATACCGCCATATTGCGGTGGGGTAGTATCGCTATAAGGGGACGTCCCACTATACTGTGAGTCTGGATCGCCATACAACCCTTGAGTTCTACAAAACCCAAAGAGATATGCAGCGTTTCCAATGGAGGGGGTTGTTCTAGCTTGCTTTGTGACCCATGGGGCATCAACATTACCTATACCAAGCGGGTGTATTTCACCATTCATAGCCCATGTTGTTTGATGCGAGTTACCAACCACTACACCGGGACGACCATTATCACGATTTAGTGGCCAAGCGACGCGTTTTGGTGTGAATGTAGGGTATCCACCAAGGGCGTATGCTCGTCTAGCAATCCCAAATTCCGCGGCTGGATCTACCAATGAGCGTAAGACTTCCGAATATCTTGCCTCAAACGGAAAAGCCCTGTTCCACACAAAATTGATGGCCTCGGCAGCGGGGTTCCAGTTCGGGCTGCTGTAATAAGAGCCCAGTGCGAAAATGTAAATGCCGCCCAGCTTATTGACATCCTCGGCGAGGCCTTGGCCTTCATCATCCACCACCATGTCAGACAATACTACACCGTCCTTATCCCATATTCCGAATGGATCAGGTAATAATGAATCCCAATATACTTCACTTTCATCAGTAAGTGTAACGAACCTGTTAAATGATGCATTATAGCTAAGGGTACCGTCCCAAGACGTTCCTACAACACCTCGCTGATGTGGCCTTCTTTGTAGGCTTCCTGTAATATATTGTGTCAAATAAGAGGATTTATATTCTGATTCTTGTTGTACCTGAAATTGATCAAGCACGGGGTTATCATAATGTAAAGCTTCATGGACAGCATTTGTTACAAGCTGCTGATTCAACTCAGCGGGAAGCGGTCTTTGATTTCTTAGCAGTGTTCCGTAGAGTATAAGCTTTGCGTCACCACCCTTCAAGATAGTCTGGCGTAACTGTTCAGAAAGTGAGCTTCTATTATTTCCAGCAAGATAGGCCATTGAGAGGTCTTTATACGAGTTTACGCCGCCTGAGCACTGATAACCTTTGTTTCCACACAGGTCGCCCAAATCTGCACGTCTTGGAGGGCCGCCCGTCCCTTTTGGGTCTACGAGCACGGGGAATGGATCACCGAAAGAAGAGTTGTTGTTGATAACAACAGGTTCGTGGACGTTACAAGTACCATCTCTATAATTGTTTGACTGTACCCCCTGATAACCGTCTCCATCTGACAGACTAAACGGACCTGAAGGCGTGTTGATTGCTCTTGGAGCGCCTTCGTTTCCGCCCCCAATGGCAGGTTGAAAACCAAAAACCAGATCATCGCTGGGAAACAGGAGATATGGAGAGTTATAGACGTACTCCCTTGAGTATGAAGATGACAGTTGCTGCATTATCCCCAGACAAAATGGTGGATGATTCGCAGAAAATGTTGGAGCATTTTGTACTCCTGCCTCATTGTTGCCGATGAAGACGGAGTTCTCTCCAAGGTTTGGAAAACACGTAACCCAGTTTCTGGTATCATAACCTAATGCATAAGGAAGTAATTGTCCGAGAAAGCAATTTTGATTGTTCGCCCCAAACGCTGTTTTAAAATCGTGCTGTTGCGTAAAGTGGGCAGCACCAACAGGTCCGGACCATCCATAGGGGCCGGTACCAGCGTCAAAGTAGGTCGGAGGCGTGAGATCTCTAGCTGGAGCAGCGTACCATCCTTTTTGTGTCGTCTCGATCGTCCCAACTACTCCACGAATATAAGACCTGCCTGAAGACATTCCAAGACTTCGCATTGTGGGATTCACAGGACTAAGCTCTTCGAGTCCAGCTGTCCATCCTCCTTCTCGAGGGTATGTGAGGGATTTTACGCTGCACAGAATATTTGGAGGAATAACTGGTAATGGTGTTTGAACTTGAGAAAATGCTTTATCCCAACCGTCGGTGGTACCTCCTGAGCCGTCGAAGTGCCAGTTGACGGGGGGAATATAGTCATAGCCAGAAACCAGCTTATGGCCGTGCTGTGGGAACGCGCTACGATATGTTAGACCTGAAATAGCGCCGCCCTTTGTGTTGTTCTTAATGTCTGACACAATTGTGAAGGTACCAGAATTTAGGACAGCTATATCTGGAGAAAGTGGAAGATTGTGTCCGGATTGATAGGCTGCTCTACTTGCGGTCGCGACGATGTATGCTGACGTTGGCTGGAGCTTTTCCCAATTGACAGTCGTGAATGAGATATTACCATCCAAACTATAAGTCCACGGAGGAAGATCACACCACCCGAGCATTCCCGGGTGGGGGTCTGCTGTGAGGAGTCTTACGAAGCGATTACCCTCTTCTAATTGGATCGTTAAATCTCGTCTTAAGCCGGCATCAAGTAAAGTCTTTCTGGTAATCTTCCCCGGAGTATTAAATCCTCCATACAACGCGAAATCATATGCGCCATGGTCCTCATCAATATTGGCTCGTGCCAGAACAGCTGATTCTGAAACGAACATAACAGGGTTTGATATAAAAGAACCCCCACCTGTTTCGCGGCTGCCCGAGTGCCACTGGCCGTTAAATGCCCGAGACCATTTGTGTTCGGCGCTGGGGACGCCATAGTTGGCATTGCCGGTAGCATCTACCACAAATTCTTTTCCTGGAAACTGTTGGGGACCATTGGGGATACCTACAACACAATCATCAAGACCAAGGGGATGGTATTGAGCCTGGTACGGATACACCGCATTAACGAACTGAGATTCCCACGTGTTTTCAGAGAACCAACCCGTAGCCGGCTGCGTATCCCAAGGGTGGGGACTCGGCCACGTTGGCTCGAATCCCTGCAGCGTGATTGTGGGGCCGGGGTATCCGGTATCGTCTTGGACGTATCCCACAATGTTTGCCCACATTGGGGGCTGGTCCCCCATTTCAGCAGAGGTCTGGCCATGATGTGGGTACCCTCGAGAATCGTAGTTTCGCCAGGCTTCGGCGGCGCCGCTCCAGGCAGCATTGTCTAGTGGTTGTTCCCATCTCTCTTGACCAGCTATTGTAAATGGAGTGCCCGTTCTGTTCTGCCGAGGGTAGTGCATAGCACCGGCGCGGAGGGGATGGGTTTCTTGCCACGTAGAGCCGCTCTTAAGAGCTTGACTATTCATGTCTGTTCTTACATAACCACAGTGAGCTATTTGCGCGTAGGTAATAAGCTCTCGAATTGAACCGGAAGATACCGAGTTGACTGTATAACGTTGTGGAATCGAATAAGGCCAGCCTTCGGTGGTTTGCGCGTTGTCGAACACTCCACGTGGCCACCATCGTCCTCTCGATGCGCCGGTCAAGAAAGCATCTGGAGGGGTTCGTTCTGTTACTCGGTTAACCCGACCCACTGTGTCACGAAGTAAGAAGAAAGTATCGGCACGCCAGAATGCTGCTCCGCCAGGTGTTTGCCCAGCTGTTAGTTCGATCTCTTCTATGTCGGCATTAATGTATAACGATTTGTCTGCTGGAAACCGACGCCAGGGAGCGCCGTTTTCCTCAAGCGGAAGAAGGACATTGGGTACAACCTTATACTTGCTATCATCAGACGGCATTAACAAGCCGCCTCTTATCCCTGCTGCGACGCCGCCGCTTCCTCTCATCCCTCCCATAAGGGGAAATCGACCGTATGTAAGTTTATCGGAACGAGATGTACCGGCATAAAATAAATCCTGCCAGGATGCGGTGGCGGTGGTCCAGAGCGACCCTTGTGGAGGTTGCACGGTCACATCGACGCGAGCATAATTGGGGACAGTGTCTCCCGCTCTTGATGAAGAATGAGCAAGAAAAGATCCATCCGACGGACTCTTCTTTTCCCTTATCATATATCCAAGCCCCTCATCACCCGCCTCATAGAATTCTATGTCATGCTTAATGACCATTTTCTCTAACAAGAAAGGAGCAGAAATATATTTTGCCAAATTTAATTTCTGTTCACGCTGTGGTGACCACTTTTCATCAAACGGAAATCCAAAAGTATCAGTCGGTCGTCCTCGCGCCATTAAGGGTAAGACTGGATCCTCTGCATCTGGATTCACAACGAAGCCCGTTGTGGCCCCGAATGCAAGAGAAGAAGAAACAATAAAGGGTGACTTGTAATTGTCCAGGCTCGATGGCATCGGGAGTATAGAGTCATCAATAATACTACCCTTTAAGTCCCAGCGGCTTTTGGCGAAATTAAAATAGGCGATACTGTCGATTGCCTTACCTACATTGGAAAAGTCGGGTACACAAGTACGATTTTCTAAGCCACCGCCCACTCCCTCGGATCCTGTCAATATAAGGTCTCTACTGACATGGCCTAAAGCCAGATCTTGGGTGGGGTTTAAATCTATAACAATCGCGATTCTGCTACCCAGCGGTTGATCAAAACCTAGTGTGGTAGAAAGTGGTGTGGCAGGTAAGTGAATTATTTCTACAGCGGTATCACGGGCGGAATCATCAAAGGGAGGCATCGCGCTAGCTAGTCTATTCCTGTGTTGTAATTGCTGACCATATATCCCATCATTTCTATTAAAAATGAATGCTTCTCTAGACATAATACCGGGTCTGACACTGCCGGAGGCAATTATCCATGGGTCGGCACCGAGATCGGTCGGTGAAGTGTGCGTTAAATTCTTTCTAGAATACCTCTCCAGACTACCACCAGCTCCGCTGTCAGCAAATAAGTCTTCGGGCAACATTTCTGGAAAGCGCAAATGAGAGCTAGCGGTAAAAATTAGCGTATTATCATCGTTAAATGGTGATACTGGTTGGTTCCCTAACCGGGTTCCGTCACCGGTTCTTACTATCGATGGATAAGCTGCTCTTGCGTCGTCCATCAATCGTAATGCTTTTCTAGCTTTTTCGCTATCAAACCCAGATGTCCAATTTGTGAAAAGACGAGGATGTCCGGTAAGAGTTTCGTCAGACCATCCTGATGCGATCGCCTGGTTTAATTCACTAGAAGTCCAATTTCCAAGAATTGCTAACTCAAAAATTTTGGAATGATGTCCCCAATTATTCGATTCGCCTGGAGGGAATGAAGGATTAGGAGCAGAAGTCGGGTCTCCGTATCCGACGAATATTCTAGGAGATGTGAGACTAAGAAGAGTTTTTCCAGCGGTAATTGCGGTGACGGTCGGTACCGCAGTACGAGTTCCGTCTGTCATTTCCCACACACTCAGTTTTACCTGACCAGCCGTAGAAGCAGTTGGGCCCCTTACAGAAATAAAGGCAGTGTACCATTTATCATAATAGAGGTTTCCTGAAACGGACTCAGTGGTGCCGACCGTATCAAAGACCTTCGCTCCCAAAGTATATTGTGTCGCTGACGCTGATGTACAAGAAAGAGACAATAAGGTCAGATTAAATTCTGATAGTGAAAATATAAGCTCTGGATCGCCGGCAGGTGAAGTAACACATACCCTTGTAACGAATGTATACTCTTCCTGGAGGAAAGTGGTGTCAATATTCTTAAGAGTGTTGCTCAGTAAAAAGCGGCGGTCGCGGGTTCCGAAGTCAAAACACTTCATGACAAGCGGACGTGCAACTCGAGTTTCAGAGTTAGGAACAAGCTCTAATGAAGTGGGAGTAAACTTTGGTAAGCTGCCAGCTAATGACTTGTCAAAATCTAAGGGCAACATCTCCTTATTATATGGAAGGATTGGCGGATATGTCGTTGAGGTGGTTCCAGCAGTTCCACTGCCGGTGACTATCATCAGTGGTTCTTGGGCGCCGGCACGATCTTTAAACCCTGGCTCACCTGATGCGGACCACTCATTAAATCTATAGTAAGCTTTACAAATGGGTTTCAATTCCCATCGCTTGCCGTGGCTTCCAATCGAAGAAACATATCTTGAAAGGTCTGGCCAGATCCATTGATTCTTTGTGTTAAACATCGCTACTCATCTCCATACACAATTGAACCAGCATTTTGTCCGAAGTAAAATCCATGATTAGCACGCCGTTCGGCATGATCGATAGTGGGATATGCTGTTGAGTTCATTTGACGCATCGCCGCTATCAGCGTGTCGTCCTTTAAATCATATCTGGATATACCGTTTCGTGCACTGTAAAGCGCTTGAACTTCAGCCCACAGTAGTCTGCGACTCCATATACTCACATCAGCAATATAGCCCGCCCATCCGCTTCCTCCATCGTGATCACCCCCAAGATACCCGTGACCTGATGCTATAGCTATAGCTGTCTGGGTCTCAACGTCATGCTGGACGCCATTGATGTATACCCTTGCTTTCTTGTTTCCACCGTGGTTGGACCCACCAGAATATGTCCAAACCATGTGATACCACGTATTAAAGAATATGTCTTGGGTCCTGGGGGGGGTGCCGGCGCCACAGTCAAACCTCAGGCCGAGATCGTAGTCGGGATCAATAGGATGGGTGGTGATGATTGTTCTGCTGGCGAAACCAAACTCTATTAATTTCCCGGCGTGGGGGAACGAGCTTCCCAGCGCTTGCGCATTAAACCAAGCAGATATTGAAAATGGTTTTGCATCATCCCCGGCGCCACCGATCAGCGGCTCCCAGACTGCATCGGTCCCGAGGAAGATTTTGTCACTCTCATTGACGAATTGCTGAACAGTCTCTTGAATATACGGCATTGGCGTTTCTGCTGAAGTAACAGTGGGAGTGGAAGAGAATGTCGCGTCACGACCATTACCTGACGAATCGGGTACTGTACCCCCACTGCTACTTTCGCGGTTTAGTCTCCACCAAGCCAACAATTCATTGGCCCATGGTAACGAAAGCTGACTACCAAAGGAAAAACCTGGAGGGGATAAAGCTAAATTATAGGGGATAATTCCACCAGGCAGCTGTGGGTTATTCATTACCAAAGTAGAAACGGTCTGCTCAAACGCATCGTGATCAACAAACGGTCGATCCGGCTCGGTCGTTATATTAGAATAAACCGCCACCGGCAAACTGTCCCATGTCGCTGATGCGCTTGGTGTTAGCTCGCTCCAGTTAATTGGTGCATCGAGAAAAAATGGAGTCTTTCCGTCATCAGAGCGCCACTTGTCAACAATAAGCTTGCTACCAAAGTATGTTTCGCTAGCAGGACCCATAAGCGAGCCGCGGACAGAATGCCCCTCGAATCTAGAGCGAACCAATCCAAGAAGTTCAGAACGAATGTCTAGTGGCTCTATTACACCGTCGAACTCATGATCGAGTAGAGACCCAAGGTTGAATAAATTTACGGGCCAGAAGGTACTTTCGGGTGATGTAATAAAGTCTACTGCATTGAAGGGGTTAGTCTCAACAAAAGATTCCCCCTGCTGAACTACCGGTGCTTGACCAAAGTTGAGCTTTTCCCACTCAAAATTCATCCGCATATTAATCTTGACATCATTTTCGCCGCGGAGACTTGTAGACCCTGAATGGGGGAAGGACAAAGTGTCATCAAAATACTTGTCAGATATCTTTTCGCCCTGTCTCCATATCGACATTGGAGCGCCTTGACGAATACGAGGAAGCAGGCTTGGGAAATATACATCATCTGGACGCGCGTCCAAACCTTGAAGAGACAGGCGTTCTTGTGATCCAGTGGGTGAAAGCCGCTGACCATATCCTACAAGGTGGAAGTTTCGATATGACCAATAAATCGGACCACTTGCTGCATTCGCGATCGCAGCTATCTCAATTTCAGTTAACTCCCTATTCCATATTGCTATGTCTGCCAGGTTCCCCTCGAAACCGTTCGCACCTCCACCACTTCCTCGAGCGCCCATCCGAAAACGTTCGGTCGATCCCTCCATCGCTACATATAACAGGGGATTAAGAGAATTATCTTCCAGCGGCTGAGGCCGTCCATCGATGTATATTGCCATACAATTTATAGAGCTGCCACCATCATCTAGAGTTGCCTTGGCTGTTCCGTCATACGTCACAACTACGCTATGCCACTCATCGGCCGTTAATGACTCCGCAGGACTCTGAACTCGCAGAAAAGCTTCTTCAGAACGATCACCAATTTTAAATTGCACCCTCGAGGCACCGTCTGTGTTATTGTCCCAAAGTACAAGCTGGTACTCTACTTCATCAGCGGAATTTTCTTTTCCCTTGTGAATAATCGTCCCGTACGCACCATTTAACGATAGAGACGGTCTCCGTACGCGCGCGGCAATTGAAAATGAACTATCTGTTTCCCCGTCCCCGAATGAAAGAACAGAATCTGCCGCGAGATCTTTGATGGTGGCAGATTGTATATCTGGTGATTGGGTTAATAATACAGAATTTGGTTGAATTCTATCGCCTGGGGACGATATCGAAAAATCTGGTCTCTTGGCTTTAAAACTCGTCGCGGGATTATCTTGACCACTTGAGTCTGGCGCGTCGCCAGAAGAAGGGAAAGACGTTAAATCCTGGAAGCGCCACCAGCCAACCAAAGATGACCCAGCGGTATAGTAGCCATCAAAAGGTGGGCCGCCTACGTACATGGATCCCGTTAGACTGTATGGTGCTTCGACACCATGGGGAGTGATTATTTCATATTTCGCCATTAGAACTTCCTCATGTCACCGACAAGTTGTCGAAGTAATATGATTCCCTTTAAATTTCTCCTGGTACTCTCACCGAGATAAACGTCTCCAGACCCATACGCCACCTTAGGACGTTCTAGTCCGTGGCCCTCAATTATAAAATTGAACCCCATGTAATTTGTCTTACGTGGGATTAATCCCTCTATTATCGAGTCAAACGAGTCGTCTAGCCACCTAAAAAAATCAAACAGCTTTTTATAATTGATCTGATCTGTTAAGCGATTAAAATAAACTTTTCTCAATCGTGCTAACTCTGGATATTCTTCTGCGAACATCAATTCTGGAGCCCCAATCGCTAAATCTAGTGCATCAAGAGTTGCAAATATGTTCATGATGTCCTCATCCAGGGCTTGCATAATCGAAAACTCAATACCAAATCTTGCATCATCCACAGGCTCGGCAGACTTTGGAATCTCGTAAACAGGCGCTGGTTGACCACCAAGCTCAAATAGATTCTTGCCCTGTGTGAAACCGGCAACTCTTACTTTATTTTGCTCTGGCATCTCATCCCAATTTGGTGATAGATAACTAAAGTCGATTCGCTCGGGTTTAATCACTCCCTTCTCTACCTCAAACCCTTGTCCAACGGCGCCTATCATCGATCCGGATGCTGGTAGATAATACTGAGACCCAGATAGATTAAAGTTCTGAGAGAAATCTATTAAAAAGAGACCGCCGGTATCGTTACTCTCTGTGGATGGCTGATCGGATGATATATTCAAGCGAAGCTTTTCGAACGATCCTGTTACATCAGGTGTGAAACCGAAATTCACAAGAGGGTTTCGGACACCCAGCGATCGAAAATTTAATAAGTGCTCTTTTGTTTCTTGCTCGTCTAAAGCTTCAGACCAAAAACGAGTATGCCCCATTAACCCTTGAAATAACGTTGTTCTAGCATCATTATTTGTCACAGCAGCAGCGTTATTCAGGAAATTTATACCGGTAGTTGTAATGCTCTGATTTCCGAAAGCTAAAAATGAACCACTCGCATTTTCCAGAGCCTTGGAGCCTGGCTCTTCTTTTAACTGCCAAATATTTTCTCCATAGTTCATATACGGAGGATCCGATTGTTCTGCGAAAAAGGACGATGTCGTATGATATTCAACAATATTTCCATATTCTTGCTTCGTTGCCCTTATAAAATAGCTAGAAGATACATACGAACCACACCTATCATATCTTTCCCTACCACAAGTGATCATCCATACACGTCCATCAAAAATGTCTGCGCCGGTGAGCGGAAGCTCAATCAAGGGTGCGTCTGAACCGAAGCCAGGACGGCAATAAAGCGTAATTTTCTCCCCAGCCTTCTCCGCATAAACAGCCCTAGACGTAGGTGGTGTAGCAACAAGATTCAATATCATGTTATGTGGCGTGCCAGAAGATGTGGTATGAAGCCTAAATAAGCTTTGTTTTGAAGTGAGTCCACGAGCTAAAGGAAACTTAACTCGAGTTTCGATTGTCCAGCTTCCAGATGTTTGAAGTCCGTCATTTGTGTTATCTGTGCCCAATACCTGGTTGTTGAGCATAACAAAGTCTCCGGCTGGCGGAGGCCATCCCTTCTCAACTCTAGAAGAAGACAGAAACACACTTTGGATAGACGGATATTTATCGTAGAACCCCTGTGCATCTGTTGTGACAGATGTTTGGTGTGCCAGACTACCTGAGAAATCTATTAAGGTTGAAACCTCAGTAGCCACTTCTCGAGCCGTACCAAGTCGTTGAGTAGTTGTGCCACCATATTCTACAAACCTAAAAATTCTGTCTGGGTCTATCCCGGAAGTTCTAAATAATGCCTTGATGGCGTGTACTGTACCCTTTGAAGAAATTATTTCTCTAACATTTATTAAAATTCTTCGCCATATTTCATTTTGTGCAAATTGAAGACTTCTTGTAAGCTTTCCAGTAACGACTTCTTCACCTGAAAAGAATTGATTCATTTTTGCATTTCGAAACATGTTGGGTAATTCTAGCCCGTAGTGTTCTGCTAATACGGGTAAAAGGTGATCAGCTATCGACTCATTATAATCATACTCAGCAAAAATTAGATTACTAACATGATCTAAAAATGCCTTCACCATATCAAATTCCCTGGCCCACATAAACAACAAAGACGCGATTATTTGTGGTTGTCCCAACCTTGCGCCGCCAGGCACATCATAACTTGGAGACATCGCTGAGATTCCATCCATAAGGGTACCATCAGGATTGTCTGATATCGCAAGTGAGGCTGCTGCTTCGTCCAAATAGTGCGCTGGAATTAATTTCGTAATTAAGTTTGGGTTGTTGGAATCATACTGAGATGCCGACAATAGCAATTGCTCATTCAGCGTAACGAGAGAGGGGTATGAAGGAAAAAGTACTGGATGCTTTACAGATCCCTCAAATAACATCGGAGGCATATTGTCAGTATTTACTACTCTAATCTGGTTTTCCCTCCACCCTGTGATTTTAGAATGTAAGCTCATACCAGAGTGGTCTAATACAACGTCATTGTTTGTATATGATCCTGTTGGCTCATTAAAACGAAAAGACAGCTTTAGATCTTTTCGAGCGAATATATTTCTTTGCATGTAATAATCAATATCACCAGGTGGCCTCACACCTGCAAATACTCTAAATTCGTCAATGGAACCGGCAAATGTATCGGCTGGAGTGAAATAAGATCCACCGGTCTGGATTGTGCTTCCGGTTGCGATGAAAAAAGAAGCACCTTGTGTACTTAGACTATTAAATCGGTAGCGTGGCGACGTAGCTATCACAGTAGAACAACTTAATATCTTTGCATTTCTTTGTGTCACATCACGGTCATAAACGAAGCTTAAAGAGTGCCAGACTTCTCCTTTCTCTAAGTTATGAGAAGCAGAAATATGATGTGAACCACTAGCAACTACAAACTTTATGTTTGCGGAAGCTTCATCACCATCTTCTAAAAATGCAGAATAACCAACACCCCCATCGCTCATATGACTAAAGACGATCTGTTTTGTATTCACTTCTGGTGGCAAAGACAACTTACACTCAACAGAAAATGAGCCACCAGATGGATCTAAAATAGTTTTTGCAGAACGGATTCTAGATAAAGCAGGAAATAAAACGCCGGCCCTATCCTTGACTTCTATGGATTGATGCTTCCCATCAACTGAACCCAGCACAGTGTTGTCAAAAGTTAGGTATCCTACATAGTGCGGAAACGAATCCAAAACGTAGTTTTCGAAACCAGTCAAATCATCTAGAAAATTCTCATATTCCTCAGTCGTTCCGTCAAAAGGAAATTGATTAACAATTTTTTCAAAAGCGACATTAACATTTGATTCAGCGGATGCAAAAAATGTGTGGTTCTCGAATTGCGAAAAATCAAGCGGCAATTGCTGTGTGGACTTCATAGGTGATCCGGGGGGATCATACCTAAAAGAGCCTGTTGTAGATGTAGGGGCTGAACCAGATAACGAGGCAGCTGTCTGGTTTCTAAGAACACCAGATGAATTTGTGTATCTTCTGATTACCTTGGGAGTAAACAGTCGTTGATTTTCAAAAACGCGCTTTATCTTTGGGCCTTTTGACATTAAGAAACAACCATAAATGATACGTTATTAAGCTCAACAATTTCAGAGATGTTTCTATCTTTTACGAGTAGGTCAATAGTGTAATTTCTGTTGTGGGGCAATCCAGAAGTACGAAAGTCTATATACATCCCGGCAGAATCAACAGCTACTCTGGTGGAATCACGTATCTCATCGAAGGGAACCATAATGGTGCCAGACTCGATATCACGAATCCTGTAATACACTTTGTCAACAATTATCGTTTCAAGTTCTCGAGGAAGCTTGTACGCCTTTGTCTTACGTTGCGCTTCAACATCTTCTACAAATAACCTCATCGTAACACGAGAATATTGCTTATACTCAGGCAATGCATTGGTCGCGGTGAATAAAAGCTTTCTATTCACAAACGCGTTAGATGCCACAGCTGTTTTTTTAACGGTTAACGATCCCGTCATATATCCGATAGTACGATCAAGCGATGACCATATTTCAGTAAATGTAAGTTCATTATTACCTTTCATCGTCTTAAAAAATGATGAATCAAATTGGTTCAACGCGAATGAAGCAGAGTACACTCCCGGCATACCGGCGCTTGTGGCGGAGCCAGTATGCTGAGATGCAGTAATAAATGTATACGAAGCAGTAGCACCCGAGCCGCTGACCAGCGTTAATAAAATGCAGTCTTCACCACTCAGCTCAGTCAATGCCGAACCAGACCTTAGGTTGGTTGACGTGCCACCAATGGTATTTCGTAAAAATAAACTAGCAGATGAGTTAAATACGAAATTAAGGTGTGAATCTTTCATCGTATTATTCCACGTAATGAGAAGACGTGGAGATAGCAACTTATTTCTTACATGTCTAGATGCAAAACGTTTAGCAAACCGTGTCTTTGTATCAGTGTCATACGAGCCACTAAAAGTTATCCTGAAACCGAAATTAGGAATTGAGCTGGCTAGTGAACAAGACACTACATTCGTGACATCAAGAGAGATCTTCCCAGGACCTTCTTTAAAATATTGAGAGGCTCCAAAATCAACCACTGACGATCCAATGGCACCGCTAAGAATAAAATCGACCCCAGAGTCTCCCAGGTATCCACCTTTGTTAGACCCGCTCGTGTTCCATAATACAGGTGTCCCAGATGAATATGAGGCAGTTGTGTAGTTTGCAGCGTCGACGTCAGTAAAGCGTGATGTATCCCGGCCGGAGCCTTCATTGAACTGCTGCGCTAGCGGATAAGAAACGACCCAGAAATCTCGTGGAACCGGAGCACCAGTTTGTATTTCATTTAATTCCAGTACTGCCTTGAAACTCGAATGAGTAAAATCTAGCGATGAGCTTGCTAGTGTCTGGATTGTGTCGTAATTAAATTTAACTAATATTCTCGATAGCTCGCTGACAGATGAAGTAACCCTCGTAGATCCCGATGTATAGACCGACTCGTCGTATAGTTTAAAGAGGTCTAACGTTGCGGCTCTTCCTACGTTAGCGTCGGTCGCTCTAAAGTTATTGTCTATAATCTTGTTTGTAATATAAGTGTCTGAACTAGCTGTTACGATGTAAAACATTCTTAATCACCTTACCGAAACTGTTATATCAGATTTTGGAAACTTCAATTCAAAGATTGACCCAGCGGGGCCAATCACCATCTGTTGGTATGTGTTTGCCTGAGGGTTGAATGAAACATCGCTATAGACGCGATCTTCGATTGTACCCGTCTTATTTGAAAGTTCCAGTGCCACCAAAGAAATTACCCCGTCAGTATTTAAGATTGTGTTTGTTATGTCTGAAAGCGCAATAGGCATATCGATCTGAAAATTCTTCGTGTCTAAAATCTTCGCCAAAGCTTGGATTGCTTTTTGCGCAACCTGTGTCTTATTAGATGCCGGATGAGCTACAATCACAAAATCAAGAGCAAAATTAATAATCTGAGCATCTAAAATATCAAATGCATCGCTAACAGCACGAAATTCATTAAGGTATTTTCTCATGTTTTTCTTAAGCGTATCAGGTGTTAGTCCAAGCTTTTTGTTTTTGTCTCTTGAAATAACGAATATTTGAGACGCTAAAGAATTTATAGGGTTTGGCTGTACACCTACACGATACACTCTCCCAAACTTGTTGGGCAAGGTATAAATTCTTGAAACCAAATCGGGTTTGGTAATGATTCTATTCTGGGCTTGACGCGCCGCTGGAATCTGTGCACGAAGCTCTTCAAGAGTTGGAGCATTATCTGCACCTGAGGCGGGATCTTCGTTCAAAATATCTACCGAGCCCCTAACATTATTGGCTCCTGTCGCGTTTGCGACGCTGGGGAATGTGAGATATAGTGTGTCTACCGTCTTGATTGTATTGGCAGCCACGTTATGATTTAGCCCTCCACCGTAGCGATATGTTATTTTTAGAGTTGTATTTCTAGGTGCTATTCCAAGAGTTTGTGTTTGTAATAACGAGCCAGGATCAATGGAAAATCTACTCATTACAGTTTTTCCGTACATTGGCAATGCTAAATCGGCTGGATCAGGAACAATGTCGTTATCAAGAGTCTGAGCATCACCACCACCAAATCGAAGTTTCGTTAATTTTGTATTGTAATCATAGATTGTAAGAAAGCGGTAGGGAGCTGGGATTATTTCAATATTATTAGGCACCTGCTCAGCGTCTTCAGTCGTATTAAGCACAGCCTGAAACACAGTATCTTGTGTAAGATTATCTACCTCGTAATATTCATTATCTTCGCTGTCCTTTACGCTTATGATGTCTGTGATATTTTCAGCGGCTAATGTCAACGTACGAAAGGGCTTGTGCAAATTGGGGATCTTTATTGACTCAGTCTTTTCTTCACCAGATAGACATATTCCGATCATGCTAACAACATAGCTGGATGGATCTCCAGCATCATCAACTTCAACAAGTATCGCATCATAAAGGTAGTTTCCCAATAAGTCTTTCTCAGTAAAGTCTAGATCGTCTATCAACGAAAATGGAACCCCTTTAGCAGAAGCTAACTTAGTGCCTCGACCCACCTTGGGCAAAAGAGAAGAGTCTGGACCGTACTCGGTCCCAGATAGCTTTGCTGGTATCTCAAAATAAAACCTTACCTCTGCAATGGAGGGAGCTGCTCCTCGAACCTTTACACCAGCATTTCGTAGATGCTTCTTAACATTTTTAGCTTCAATAGCAGTGGACCAATTTAGCTCATTAAATTGGTGGTCTAAATAGAAAGACATCGAGTCTCCCACGAATGCTGCCATATCTAAAAGCATACCCCCAAGACTAGCTTCTGTGAAGTCTTTTATTTTGTCAGGGAAATACACCCTAGCATGACTCAATAAGTCACTCCTAAAACCCGTAAAATCTTTTGCGAGATAATTTCGTTGTAGCTCTTTCTTTAATTGCTTCTTTATATCATTTGCCATTTTTTATTAACTCGCAGTGTAGATGATCACTTCTAAAATTCTATTACTTACCTTTAGTTTCGGAATATCGTAACTTATCCTAAGGCCGACTTTCGCAACCGTCTGATTATCAAAATGATCAACAATCGCTTCAAAAGTATTGGGTATTAAATAGGGCATATACTTTCCAGCTGCTTTGCTAATACGGTGAACAGCTTCCTGTTGGCCGTCTTCGCTCTGTAACTCGAATGCCAATTCCATGAGATTTGCCCCGAAATCTGGAAACCCCAACCGCTCTCCATGATTTGTCAAAATCAAGTTTCTAAAATTATCGGAAACTTGATCTGCCATAGAATAATTCATCTTAAGAAATTCAGTACCTCCAGTTGATAATTGTACTGGAGTCTTTATACCAAAAGCCGTCTTATTTCTAGCGCTAATCTGCTCCGCTCTAAACTTTTTTCTTTCAGCAGCATCTTGCCCTACAGACTTGAAAGAATAAACTTTTCTATTACCAATTGGGACTATTGCCATGTCGACTCCTGACGTTAATTATCTACCCCGATAAATTCCCTCATCTAGATAAAGTTTATTCCGTTTTTAAGGCCCATCAGGATAGCTTGAAGATTCACCAAGGGTACCTCCCCTCCCTCCGCTCGATACAGCGGATCACTATTTCCAGCATCGAAATTATACCCGTAGTCCTTTAGTGTATCGATACCACCATAAAATGTGAGCTGCGGAACGATGTTAAATCCAAGTAACATATCTGCAGACTGTAGATCGTATGAACCAAGTTCGCCGCTGGTACCATTATAGTCGCACTCTGTTAAGCTTGGATTACCGAATAACGTAATGTTCTCAGCAGATTTTGCAGCTGTGTTTGTCCCGAAGGTATTAAGATCAGCGGTTAATGATATAATTTTGTCATCTGGTAATGACACCCGAATAACTGCTCTACGTACAAATTTCTCAACCGCTAATGCCATATATGCACAAAGAATTTTTCCAGGAGCTTCGGGGTCTTCAGTTCCGGCGGCCATGGTTGCGCGGCGGAGAGCGTATACAAACTCGTCAAATAATTGCATTCGGGCCATGCTTGGCACAACCTCTGATACAGGAAGCGGTGGACGGGTATCATGGGGCTCGTCGGTTATACCTGCAGCGAAAATTGCGGTATCAGCTACAGCGTACGTAAGATCGCCCTCAAGCCCTTGGAGGATTGGGTCTAGTGTTGCGAATACAGCATCACCCATCTCTTTTTGAATTCCGCTCATCTCTGTTAGGGCGGCAAACATCTCAACAGTCTCTGTATCTCCCTCTACATCAGGGCCGCTTCCGCTAAGCGTCGGTAAGGCTATCTCGGGAGGCTCGGGAATAATTGACCCGAATGGAAGGGGCAAAGCTCGAAGAAGGCCGGCGGGTGTTTCAGCACCGCCCGCCAGTGCCGCGAGGGCTGCGGCCTCAGCTGCTTCGGCAAGAGCCAACTCATCTTCAGCTGCTGCCATAGCGGCTTCGGCTGCGGCGAGGGCCATGGCGGCAGCAACTGCGGCGAGGTTTGCAGCAGTCACTCTGATTCCGAGCGTGTCTATTTGTATTAATTTGACTGTCGCATCGGCTGCTTCTGACTCAAGCCCAAACGTAAATTTCTCAGCCATCGGTTATTCTCCCCAAATTCTTGTAGATGCTAACTCGTCAAAATCTTGTGTGCGAGTCTTATGAATTTTCAACATTGCTTGAAGCTGCGTTGCAGCGGCAGTAACTTGAGGGTTGGGTCCAATGATTGGACAAATATTTGTCTGAAGCGTTTGACAACACTGGTCTAAAGCTTCATAAAGTTGACCAAATAATTTCTTTAAATCAGAAAAGCGAACCCAGGGTTCAGCATCATCAGGACCCATGGGATCACCGCCATCCAGCATTGCGTAGATAGACTTTGTTCTGCCGTCCGCGTGAGCACGTCCTAAAAGAATCTGCTTTCCACTAATTTGAATGGTGCCATCAGGAAGTATAAAGATAGCAGCCAGATCATCACTGGCGTCCCCCTCCTTAATGAGCCTAATGCTACCATTAATTTCTGGAGCGCCACTAACAGGGTCCCCCGAGTCCTTCTTCCTGGCTATTATTCTCACCTCATCGGACTTTACGACCACAGCAGCGGGATATTCAATAGATGACTCATCTTCTGCTGCTTTAACATTGCTATCGATCGCTGTCGGGATGGTGTCTCCAGGAGTATCAATATGGAAGTTCTTATCTACTTCAGTTGCCATCGCAACATACACTCTTGCAGCGTCATTTTCTAAGTCGGGGTCTCCCTCTGTGGGACCGTCGAAACGATTTACGCCAGCTGTGTCATTCCCAACAGGGTTTTTGTTTGTTTCTGGATAAGGCTCCCGACCCTCATCGGGAGGTACGTTCTCTACAGTTCTTGAAGATGTTAATGCGGGATCATCATCTACCGCGCCGCCAAGCACTCGAAAATCGTAGCGTCCTCTTCCAGCAACAATATCCACTGCCCCCGTGCTTATTTCAGCGTCCTTAGTCGTGTCACCGTCTTCTAACGTTGCATTTGACTGCTCTGCTCCGTCTGAGGTTTGTCGAGCAGCATTACTAGAATCATGGGTCCATCCGCGATCTTGACCAAGGCAAATCAATGCATTATTTGAGCCTTGAATGACTAGATCGCCAGGCCTCTTAGTAAAGCGAGGAATTGGTTCTGGAATAAATGACATATAACTCAACGAAGCGTTCACAACATCTTCATACGCGAGCTCGCCATTCAAGGAATACGCATCCTGCACCCCGGGGCCATTAGGGAACCCAAATACTTCTGCTGCTTCTGCTACTTCTTCGCCTTGTGCGGAAGCGGCTTTTTCAGATGAACTTTTCTCACCAGTCGAACCAATAAATTTTCTATCACCATGAGTGAAATTGAGACCATCAATATGGTCTGCTTCTGGAATACGACACATCCAGTAGAGAACTCCCGCTGTTACATCTGGCGAATCAGATATAAGCCACACTTGTTCTCCGGGCTTAACTGGAAAACACAGATGGGGCGGAAAGAAAGGGTAACAAAGAACCCCCACGACTCCCTTTTCTTCTCCACTCTCTTCATCCTTCTCAACGGTCGCTCGTTTATCTGCTCCGGCAGTAACTGGTCGAGCTATAATAGAGTTCCGTGGAGTGGAAGCTAAAAGGTCTGGTGTCGAAACAATCGCTTGTAGCTCTGTAAATTCATCTTCGGTAAATGCAGCGAGATCATATAGCACTTCAACCACCACGGCGCGTTGCAGGACCTGTGTTGGACCTGCAGTTTGGGCTGCTTCCACCTCTGCTGCAATGCTCGAGGTGGGGTTATTAATTTTCGCTACTGCGTCAGTTCCTGAACCTTTTGCCATCACTCATCCTGAATTTTCGAAAATAGCTCATCAGCGTTTATCGAATTATGCTCTGATTCTGACTTTGAAATTAAGTCAGCCAGCTTCAATAATTGCTCGTTTGATTTTGCCATCCTCTCTAAATATTTCGATAGTGTAGAACCCAAGGTGACATGTTCCGCAGATGAATTTGTCATGCATGTGTATGCCTCAACAAACAAGATATGAGCATTTTGACGATCGGTTAATGCATTATCATATATCTCTTTCCATAATATACGTTTCTTTGCATCGGCATGCTTAATCTTGGTGAGGATCTCTTCAAAGTCTGCTATTTTCTTTTTTGTTTTTTCAAAGTTTTGAAGTGTACTTTTGATGTTGTCAGCCATAATGCTTACCTAAAATAAATCCACGATTCGGGAATCATGAACAATATCCTTGTAGTGCTTTCGTATCTTTGACATTGCAACTGATAACTGCTTCGAAGTCAAACCCGAGATCTCCCTTACGTAAACGTAAATAGCACGCTTGTTCAAAAAATCAAGGTTATCAATGTTTTCAAAAACAGTTCGTATAGCGCTTACACAGATTTTCTCGTTATCTTTTGATACCCGCTTTTCGATCTCTTCAATCACCTTCAGGATATTTCCCCGTAACTCTCCCAACTCTAAAATATCTTGCGGCGATGGAGCGACACTGCTGTTTGCCACTTTGTGCTTATCTCTAGAAGACATTGTTGAGAGGTCTGACATCGATACGTGACGACGGTTCTCTTTCATCGCGTTCCGACAACGGATAATAAGCCAATTTTTTGCGACGACATTAAAATAAGAGAAGGCCTTTGTTCCTCTTGCGGGGTCCCACTTATAAATCGTTTCGTATAAAAAGGTTACGCAATCAGACTTAAGAGCGTGCACGCTGTCATAGGGGGAATGAAACCCATAAACAAAGATTAAGCTCTCTGATAATTGCTCAAATGCAGGTAGAATTTTTTCCCGATAAATAACCTCTCTTTTATCGAGGCACTCCTCTTGCTGGTATTCTTCAATCGCTGCCTGTGTATCTTTATTAAAATACATGTTCCTTTTTTTACCAGGATTTCTACGTATTTTTTTTCTGGTCTTCGCCATCCTCAATATCCTCTAATCTATTAAAATCGTCAACTAGTATATGCGCGATTGAAAGAATGGCTTCTCTTGATCGTCGCAAATCAAAATGAACTTGTCGAATCTGCGGGCTGTCTGAAAATAGCGGAATCTCAATGACCTCGCTAATAGACATGTATCTTTCATCTAACACATCAAGACTCTCCTCAATAGCATCTTCAATACTCAAAATCAAAACACCAAATTTTACAGCAAAATATATCGCAATTCCTGCAATCACGGTCATAATGAATAAGCTACATGCCAATATTATCTCTACCCCAGTCAAAAGCACTTCTCCATGAATTTGTCATATTCCATTGATACGGCATTTAGTGAGTATTCTTTTTGTAATTTCGGGGCAGCTGACTTAGCCCACTCTTCGGGTAAAGTAGAGCCCTTCCTAAATTTCTTTACACGAGACTTAAACGAGGACTCTTTCACGTCTGCCCACTTCGATCCCTCGATCCACACTCTTCCATCGCATCTAGAAGGCGGAACTGGAACAAGAGTATAGTCTAGTGATAGAAATTTTACACTTTCTAAAAAGTCTAAATGGCCAGAGTAATCAGTGGTAATGATTGGTAACCCAGCACATGCAGCGTCTAGAATAGGTAACCCCCAGCCCTCGCCTCTGGTGGGCGCAATCAAAGCCTTCACTGTTTTGTTTCTATACAGGGTTGATATCTCAGTTTCGTCTAGCATTCCATGAGCAAGATAAAACCTTGGGTAATCGCCTACCCTAATTTCGTTTACTAGACCCTCAAAAAGGATTCTGGCATGCTCTCTATCTTTTGTAGTGAACCGACCCAGGTTCGTTTTTACTATTATCCCAACATCTTTGTCGTCCTTAAACAGTTCTGAAAGCCAACGGAGCGCGTAAAACGTATTTTTTCTATCTGTTTCCGGAGTGTGGCCTGTTAACTGCCCAAACATTAAAAAATTAAAGCTAGTTGGAAGACCGCTTAACTGCGCATCGAGTATAAGGGAAGTGTCATCTTTTACGCTATGCGCTTCTGGAATCACCCAAATTTTGTCTTCAGGGACCCCGCTTCTAACAAAGGTTTTTTTAGTAAATGTGCTTGGGACTATTACTTTATGCATTTTCTTACATGCCTCAACCCATGTCTGCGAACAGATATCTGCCTCGACACCCGCAGTGACACCAATATTCGTTTTCGCTAGTGTAGGGTCCCATTCATCTGGCAACTGAACCTGGAATGAGAGATCAGCATTTTCGACTGGCGTTGTTTTACTCATAATTTCACCAATCAATCCATTTAGTGCTTCGGGATTCACATAGTACGTACAAATACCCCAGGGTACAATACTTGCATGTACGTTCATACCACGAGACTGAGCCCACGAAAATAGTTGGCGCGTGTGTACGCCGTAACCAGTGACGCTTAAAAGCGGTCCTCTTATGACAACCTCCATATTACTATGCTCCTATTTCTATCATTTCAAAACGTGGTGTTGTACGAGTACCTCGCTTCCAATTTTCCACGAGGTCTAACAAGGTTGTGTGCCAATCATCGATGGTACGTTGAAGCGAAAATTCCTCCTTAACATAGTCTGAACATTTCTTGCTAAGCTTTTTCCTGTCTTCTGGTTCCATGGAATATAAGTGCATAATAGCGTTTGCCAAGTCTTTTACGTCAGCGTAATCCTCGTATATGTACGGTACACCTTGTGATCCTACAAGCGTTCTTAACTTTATATCTAATGCGACACCGTTTTGACTACCGTCGCGGTGGTCAACAACTTGTCTTGTTAAACCGCCTGTTTTTGCAGCGATAATCGGATTACCAACTTGCATAGCTTCCAAAGTTGGCAGTCCAAACCCTTCTGCGTATGCGATGTTTATGCAGCAATCAGAAATGTTATGAAGCACATTCATCTTCTCAAAATCAACTCTTTCTGGAGAGAAAAGTACTGAATGCTGAATTCCTAACCTTTCCGCGACCGCTATTAGGTTTGGTCCCTCTTGGTCATTCGGCTGGGTATGCATTATCAATGTAGCATGCTCAGCTTTAGACTCGTCTAGAAATTCTTTCCAGGCCCAGAGAACATCGGCTGGCCTCTTTCTTTTTGCATTTCTGTTAATCCATAGCGCCACAAAGTCGTTTCTTTTCTGGTATCCTAAAACTTGCTCTTTGTACCGTTTTTTATCTGAATCGGAAAACTCATAGAAAACATCAGTTGGGAGGGCGTGAGGTATAAAATTAGTACGTTCTGGAAACTTTGAGCTTACCTGCTTAAAGGTTGGGTAAGAGTGACAGTTTATTAAATCTGTTGCCTGGTAATAACTGTCGTTAAATAATGGCCGAGGATCATTATCCCAAACATGCCAATAGGCGATGGGGCACATCTGATGAATCTCATCCTCGATTTCCCACAACCACGTAAAAAACCTTGGGTCGGTAAACAGCAGAATGACATCAGGCTTTTCAGTGGCCAGAGTTATTCTTAGCATATCTGGATTACCAAAGCCATCTATTGGCTTGATAATAAAGTCATCAGATATTTTCACAACGTCATATTCGTTGTGTTTTAATGCTGCCCCGAACTGTCTTACTGACCAACACCCCTTTTCAACCAACCCATTTATCAAAAATCGTGATTGACAACCCACACCCGATGTTGAGAGGGCATGATCCGAGAGCATTAGTATTTTATATTTTTCCATATACGTACCTCACCAGATAATCATAACCGATAAAAGTTCAACGTATATGTCTAAGAATCATCCTCCTGGACAATTGGGTGTCTTTTTAAACTCACAAAATAAACAAGAATTTCGATTTTTAAGAAAAATACCGCGGCGGACAGTTTTAATCATGCTTCGTAGAATGGCCATCGATTTCTCTTCTGCCTTGGGGCCCACTGAAACGCTCACAAGCTCGCAAACTTTTTCTGCTGGAGCGCCGCGCTTTAAAAGTACAAACCCACATCTTACCTGTTTTGTATCCAAACCTAGCTTATTTCGCCAAAAAGTCTTGTAAAGAGCAATCTGGCCCCATGTCAAAATATCTTGCTTTTTATTTCTAAACCACCCTTTATCACCAGCGGTTTTCCAGTCAATAACATAATAGACATCCTTTCCCCGGAGCTTAGTCTTAATAAGAGCATCGATAAAGCCCTTGAAAAAGATATCCGACTCAGGATAGTATTCATATAGCTGCTCTTCGGCAGACACCACCTCATAGTCCCCAAACGTCTCTTTCAAAAATGGTGGTAGTTCAGTTAGCGCCGTTAGGGCATATTCTTTCCACTCATGTAATGGAGGATATGGCTTAGGCTTCCACCCTTGAGACTTTCTGTACGCTGCATGGGCATCGTTGAATTCTTTTGATTCGAAACCGTGTTTTTCCCACTCACTTTCTATCATTGAAATTGCGATAGATGGGTCCATGTTTCCTGTATTTAAGAATGCTTCAATTGCTTCATGTACAGCTGTTCCATAAGATAAATAGGGAGAAGGCTCATCGACACCAATCTTGTCAATATACAAAAGCTTATGTCTATAAGCGCACTCCTTCCAACAGCGTATTTCAGAAAATGAAACGTGTGGCTTCCCAGTACGAAAATCTATCTCTTCGGGGTTTTTAATATGCATATACAACTTCCTTATTTTATATTTTAAAAGAAGTTATGCAGATTTACTCTATTTCTTTGAAGATTGATAGGGCATTTTTCGACCATCAATAAGCGCTTCAATCTTTAAATCTCGGCCGAGCAATCGAAGCTCACCCTCTGCGAAAATCTTATCTGCATTATACATCATTTTAGCTAATTCATTGAATCTTATTGTTGGTTTCCACCCAAGTTCCTTCAACGCCTTTGATGGGTCACCCAACAGCAATGGTACCTCATGAGGTCGAAAAAGCCTTTGATCGATTTCAACGTTCCCGGCTTGTGGTAGAGACGCTACACAGAAAACACAGTCTAGCCATTCTTGTACTGAGTGTGTTTCTCCAGTAGCTATAACATAATCGTCTGGTTGGTCTTGTTGCATCATGAGCCACATAGCTTCTACGAAGTCTCCAGCGAAACCCCAGTCTCTCTTTGCTTCAAGGTTACCAAGATATAGCTTTTCTTGAAGCCCCATTTTTATACGCGCAGCGGCCCTAGTAATTTTACGTGTTACGAACGTCTCACCTCTTCTTGGGGATTCATGATTAAACAATATTCCACATGAAATATGCATATCATAGGATTCACGATAGTTTCTGCACAGATTATGCGCAAAAACTTTAGCACAAGCGTATGGGGACGCCGGCATTAAAATAGTTTTCTCATCCTGTGGAGCTTGAGGGTTATCACCGAACATCTCTGAAGAGGAAGCCTGGTATATTCTTATGTCTTTATTGACATGTCTAATAGCTTCTAGAACACGAAGGGTACCCATTGCGATTGTATCCACGGTCTCGATTGGTACGTCGAAAGAAACCCGCACATGAGATTGAGCAGCAAGATTATAAAATTCAGTTGGCTCATATTCTTCTAATAGGCGATATAGGGTTGAAGGATCGTGAAGAGAATAATAGCGTAGTTCAAAATTGGGATTATTATAAATCGCATTTACACGGTCGGTTGTTATTAAGCTTGTCCGTCTTTTTAGACCAATGACCCTATATCCTTTGCTTAACAAAAGCTCTGCGAGATACGACCCATCTTGGCCAGTTACGCCTGTTATCATTGCTGTTTTCATTTATTCATACCTCTTATATTGGGATAATTTGTAGAGAACCATTCACACATTTGCTTTATTCCAGACTCCAACGAAGTATACTCGCTTTCTTCCCATCCAAGCTTCAATAGGTTCTTGTTTGAGCTTGGTTTCCTAAATTGTCCAGCGGGCTTTGATCGATCCCAAATAATGGAGGTGCTAACATCTAGCTCTTTACACACTAGATCTACTATACTGCTTATACTCTGCTCATTCGTCATCCCAATATTAATGGGCACCGAGCTATCATACTTTTCTAAAAGGTAAAGTAAGATCCTGGCAACATCGGGTGCGTACGTAAATTCACGTAGCGGGGATCCGTCTCCCCAAAACACTGGGGCTGTCTTAGTAAGCTTTGCTTCCCACACTTTCCTGATTATTGCGGGAATTACATGACCGTTCTCTAAATCAAAATTATCATGAGGGCCATATAGATTATTTGGTATAGCACAGATGAAGTTACACCCATATTGTTTACGAAGAGCCCTGGAGTGTACGTCTAGCATCCTTTTTGCGTACGCATAGCCGAAATTACTGTAATGCGGTTCGCCCTGGTGCACTTGTTCTTCTGTCAAGGGGTATGAAACGGCGTCTGGATAAACGCATGTTGATAACAATGAAACAACTTTTTTGACCCCATGACTGTGTGCTGAATCTAGAACATTGGTGTTTATCTTAATGTTATCAGAATAGAAGTCTGCCATGAAATCCATATTCCCCTTCACACCACCTACTTTTGCAGCCAAATGAATAACTGCATCAACTTGATTGCGATAAAACATATCATCAACCTGCTGATCGTCTCTCAAGTCGTATTGTTCTGACCCATATAGAACCAATTCATGGTCGGTTTTTAGATTTCTAAAAGCAGACCCAACCATTCCGGTTCCGCCTGTGACGAGGATTTTCATCTAGTCTCCAAAACTTTTCGATAATCTGATATCCCTTCCTCAAGCTGATATCTTGGCTCCCACCCCGGTAACCACCTCTCTTTATTGCTACGAGTAAAAAACTGATAACCTTCTGGGATCGCATCAGAAGAATGATAAGAATACTTGATCTCCAGCAAGTCAAGAACTTCTTCAAAGGCCCTTGCTTGGCCACTTCCTACATCATAATATTTACCTTGAAGCGCTTCATAATTTTCATAAGCATGAATATTCGCAGAGACGACATCTTTTACGTATACAAAGTCTCTCCGCGGAGAGTCTGGAAATAACTTACACTCAAGATTGCTTTGATCTCTTGTACACATTTGATAAGCTACAGACGCCATCCTACCCTTACGCTCTTCGCCGGGGCCATACACGTTGAAATATCGTAATGCTATACCTGAATTACTCACAACATAGTCTTCTGCTACGTACTTACTCCATCCGTACAAATTGGATGGATGATCATTATTTGCGCCGTAGTTTGCAGCAGAAGAAGAATAAATCATGGGTATATTGTTTTCAACACACCAATCAACAAGAAACTTTGTCGTCTCATAATTACGTTGCATCATAAAATTGACATTCTGCTCTAATGTGTCTGAGCATGCGCCGATATGAAAGACTGCGTCTAAAGTGTTATCTTTTAAAAGTGTTGACCAGAGATTCTTCCATTGGGTATTATCCAAATGATCATCATCCAGACATACTACTTCATGCTGACACAAAGCAGCTACCATGTTTTTGCCTATAAATCCATTTGCACCTGTTACTAATATTTTCACTGGATTATTGAAATTCCTCTTCTTGTAACAACCTCAGAAGCACACTTGTTTGCAAATTTAATGCTTTCTATTATGTCACTATTCTCTAAATACTTCACAACCAACGACGCTAGAAAACTGTCTCCAGCGCCAGAAACGTCTTTAATTTCAGCTTTTTTAACAGGGTATATTTCATCTTGGTACACACATCCCCGCGGACCCTCTGTTCGAATAATCTTATCAACTAAAAATTTATCAATATGGTCCTTTGAGCGGTGATACTCAGTGTGATTAATCTTGATGTATCTTGCATCATGCGCCCAAGACCCCAGAATTTTTTTTGAATCAATAAATACGTTATCGTGATGGGAACAAATTGTCCTTATATCAGATTTAGATAAAAATCCCTTATCATAATCTGATACAATTATCAAATGGTAATCATAGCAAATCTTACTTGTATCGAATGGTTTTATGCGGGGTAAAGAGTCGGCTCGAAAAAACATATGATTACTTTCATCATGAACATACCTGATTTTAGAAAAATCTTCCCAATTCTGATTGGTGAGCAAATCGCACTCAACACCTAAAGCCAGAATGTTTCTATGCACATTCGCAGCCATCCCAGGATTCGATGTACGATATTTCTCATTTAAAACAGGAACAGGAACATCAGGGCACAGCCTATTTGCGCTGCAATACACAAATACATCTTTGCAGCTATCACCTATAACTAAAACCTCTTTCATCTTAGAAAAACGGTAAACCGTCGCGCTTAAGACAGATAATCGCTGGTTCACCCATCAAATAAGCATCAATCATTGCTTTTTCTGTCTCTTGCTGAGACTTGGGGAAGTATCCAGTCGTATTCTTAAATAAGGCGATTAGACCTTCAGCGTTTAGTGGACGATGTGTTGGACCATGGGTGGGGTAATCAGCTTGTCCTACAAGCATAACAGGTAATTTCTGCTCATCGATATCAATTTTGATCTGCTCAAATGGGCGCTCAATCAAAAATGGTGTGATTGAATAAACGATTGGTCTCAATCCCTCTGCTGCCATCCCCGCTGCCATACTGATCATCGATTGCTCGCATAACCCGGCATTAATATACCTTTCAGGCCAGCGCTCTTGAAATTCCTCCATGCATTGTTCAACATCACCAGATATTAAAATAACTCTGTCATCTTTTTCAGCGATCCTAACAATCGTCTTTCCAAATGCACGTCTCATTACTCTGAATCCTCCAGCTCTTTAAGCGCTTGTTCTTCTTTGTCTGGTGGCGGCCATTGAGCATGCCAGCAAGGCTGATTTTCCATATAGCTCACCCCCTTACCCTTTATCGTATTTGCAATAATAAGACGTGGCGTTTCTTTTTTATAGATAGCCAGGGCACCTAAAATTTCTTCATATGAATGCCCATCGATGACTGACGTTGACCACCCGATTGCCTCAGCAATCTGGTCGAAGTTTGGGATGGGTAAAATATCTTTTGTATACCCTGAGCCCTGAATACCATTCCAGTCAGCGATAATAACTAGATTATCAAGCTTGTGATGTGCAGCCAGTAAAAGAGATTCCCAAGTTGTGCCCTCCTGGCATTCTCCATCACCAATAATAACGTAAATCTTTCCAGACTTTTTTAACATTTTCTTTGCTATTGCCATTCCAATGGCAGCTGGAAATCCGTGTCCTTCGCTACCTGTTGTCCAGTGAATTCCATTATGCACATCACGTTCTGGATGGCCGGTAGGTCTAGGGTCATACCCACGCTCCCTAAGCAAAACGTAATATGGCCAGCAGCCATGACCCTTACTTAATATAAATCTATCATCATCGGTTAAGATATGATCGTACAAGGAAACGAGTAACTCTACTGCTGAAAAGCAACCCCCATAATGATAACCACCATTGGCCTTTGATAAAGTAATGGTGTCCCTCCTGATTTGTTTTGACCTGTTATTCAGCATTTTTCTCCTTTTTCCTCTTGAGCTAGTGGATAATAATTCTTAATTTCCTTCTTGTAGGGCTTATTTGGAAAATCTAAACCAGAAATAGGAAAATTACACGTAGTAGCCCTAATATTTTTTACCAAGTCTTTTCTTACAAAGCTTATTTCTAAAAGTGGTGGAAAACTATATCCACCGGTCTTAACCTTCTTTAGCGAATTATTGGGATGAATATGAAAAGCGTAAAACCATTCATTAATTTTCTTCATTGTATTAAGGTATGTCATAAAAAGAGCATCATTAACTTTGTCATAAGTCGCTCTATAAAATGAATCGAAATAAGGCGTTAGCCTATATTCAGGGTCTGTATTTGCTATAAATTTGTTATCAACATCTACAGTGACTAAGTGAAATTCGACCAGCATTTGGTCTATTTTTTTTAGCTGATCAGAACTTAACGAACCCAAAACACTCCATTCATCCCACTCAATATCCATCTTTAAAGTTATACCTGTACATTCTTCGTCTAATATGCTAGAAAGTGCAACGAAGTTTTTGGAGGGGGTGGCGGCGATACCTTTCTTTACAAAAGCAAAATTGGGATGATTAGACGGCAATCCATCCACTGTATGATCAAATAGTTTTACGAGCGCCTGGGGATATCGCCGGACGAAGTCTTGTTCAAAAGTGATGTTATCTTCGACACCAAAAGAATAAAGCGTTCGGGTTTTATCACACACTTCATGTAGCGCAACATAGCCTCCATCTGACTCATTACCTATTCTGACCTTCTGGAATTCGCAATCATAGACTTGAATTTCTTTTAAGAATTGATAGATAGTCTTCTTCACATCTTTACCATTATTCTACCAGCGGTGCCTGTCTTTAACAAGTCAAACGCTTCATTCACGTCTTCAAGTGAAAACGTATGGGTTACAATTTTATCAATGTCTAAAATTCCAGCTCGATACATCTTGATATATCGCGGGATGTCCATAGCTGGCTCGGTCCTTCCACCCTGACTCGCTTTTATAGACTTTCCAGAACCACCGAATAATGTGATACCATTAGGGATCGTCAATTCTTCGTTAGGAGAAGGTTGACCTACTAAAATCATTCTGCCATTCTTAGACAGGCGCCCTATCGCATCTGCGATTACGTTGACATTTCCCGTGGTGTCGATTATCACATCAATCTCGTTAGGTTGGGACTCCTCGGTTGCAGTATTAATAAAGAGGCTAGCTCCTGCCTCTAAAGCTTTTTGTCTTTTATACTCGGATTGATCAATTGCTACGATTGGAAATGCGCTCTTCATTTTTGCGCCTTGTATTAAGTTCAGCCCTACACCACCACAGCCAATAACCATCACGCTTTCGCCCATTTTAAGATCTATTTCATTATCGATAATTCCTAATGCTGTTGTCAATCCGCAACCCAGAAGCGCGCAAAGATTATTTGGAGTATCTGCCGGAACTGTCGTCACCCTGTTTTCTGAGACTATAGAATATTCGCTAAGTGTTGTCACTTTTCCGCTGCTTATCTTTTTACCATTCAAAATATATTCTGGAAATGGCGCCTCCATTCCTGTACCAGGTCTCCAATGCATTACAACCTTATCCCCAGGTGCAACAGTCATGACTCCGGTGCCCACTTCTTGTACGATTCCACAGCCCTCATGACCCATTAAGTGGGGAAGAAACTTTGCATTACCTTTATGACCACGGATTTCATGTAATTGAGCGCCACATAACCCACTAACTAAGATCTTTACCAAAACCTGCCCCGGCTTTAACGAGGTTAGCTCGACTTCTTTAATGGCTAGTGGTCCATTAATTTCTTCTAAAATTGCTGCTTTCATAATCTTGCTTTAGTCCTTTGATAAAAATTTTCTTATAATTGTCTCAGTGGGTAAAATAGTGGTATCATTACGTAAAACGGTGTCGCATATTATTTCAGCCACCTCATGGGGATCCATTAAGCTATCATAATTTTCTCTATTTTTGCACATGTCTGTTTTCATTGCGCCAGGATAAAAATCTAAAATCTTTATGTTCTTACCAATAGATTCAATCTGGAGTGATTCGGAAAATCCACGAAGACCGTATTTGCTTGCACAATAAATTGTTTCATTTGATGATGGATTCCGGCCTGCCAAAGAATTAATGTTAACGACTATTCCGGAACCTCGTTCTTTAAAGACTTTATACACTCGTTGTATCATAAGAATTTGAGAAACTAGATTTGTTACCAACACAATACGAATATCATTTTCGCTATACTCTAAAAATGCTTTCGGCTCATGGATCGCTGCATTATTTACAAAGATACTAATGTGATTATCTCTGATAAAACTTTCTAACAAATCATAAAAATTGTCACTTGTGATGTCTCCAGTAATATCGTATCCTGAATCATCCATCCTTGCGTGTCTAAAAACGCCACATCCAGCCATCTCAAATTGGGTCGCTAAATGCTTTCCAAGACCTCGTGAAGATCCTGTTATAAGTACTCTCTTTGTGCGCATATATTAGTCTCCCTTTTGAAGCCTATGACTATCCTCATCGAAATGTTGCGTTGAGAATTCAAAAAGCTCAGTATCTTCAAGAGCGATCATCTGATGTCTAAGCCCACGATAAACATGGAAGTTATCTCCTGGGCCGAGTGTTATTACCCCAACATTTTCGATATCATCTTCCTCTGAGTATTTTACCAAAATCTTTCCAGATTGCACATAGAACACCTCATCTTTCAGTTTATGATAGTGCCATGAACAGCGTTTACCCTTCACAAAATAAAGAAGTTTTCCGCAATACTCTTCGCAATTAACAATCCACTTCTCAAATCCCCATCCCTTCGGAACGAATTTAATCGGTAAAGAAGTCTTCATCTCTAATTCCCTTATCATCGATGTATGTGTCTCCTGCTGGCTTTCCTAAGAACAATGAGTGATACTTCACTCCCCAAGAATCAAGTTGGTTTTTAGTAAATTCATAAAATGCTTTGTAAGCATACGCTGAGGAGTTCCCACTTCGACCCATTCCCCTTGCAGTTTGAAATATTATTGTGTGTCCTTCATCATAAAGCTTATTTACTCTTTCAATACGATTTAATTTCGGTATAGAATTTTGATATTCGCTATTAGAATTTTCACAAATGGTGCCGTCTATATCGAACACATATATCATTGTATTTTTTCCAAAATATTTGTTGTGGAATATCCATCTAAAATTTGGAATATTCTAACTTCACAAATTTCATGACCAGCCACTTCTTGGGGCATATAATCTGCACCTTTCACAATCATATCTGGCCTCAAGGCTTTTATCATTCTGAGCGGTGTGTCATCCTCAAAGATACGTACCTCATCCACGAACCGACAAGACTCTAGTATAAATTTTCTATCATCTTGAGAGAAGAATGGCCTATTGTCACCCTTTAGCCTCTTAACGCTTTTATCACTATTCAATCCCACAATCACATACCCCAAAGTTTTACAATATTTTAAAAGCTCAATATGACCTCGATGTAAAACATCGAAACAACCGTTAGTGAATATCCTTTTTTGACTATCAACGTTCATATATTAAAACCCTAGTCCATCGGATGAGACAAGAATATATTCAATATTATCGTATAAATGAAGCGAATTACGTCGATTATGTTCATAGTGCTCCTGTCTTACTACACATAAGCTAATCAACTCTCGATTATACTCTTTCAGTGCAGAACTTAGATGGCTGGCGCCACTATAGATTGATAAGAATCCAAAAGATGAGCATATTATATCACAATACTCAAAGATGTTATTTACAACTACGTCATTGCCTACGCTGATGTTTAATTCTCTAAAGACGCCATTTTGCCATTGTGCTTTTTCGTTGACAGGATTTAAGTTTTGTTGAAATCGGACACGTCGAAAAGTTTTGTCAGGGTACTTTTCTTTAATCATCAAATAAGCTTCTTCCACAACTCTCGTACTAAAAACTGCTGATATTGAAGAAAAATCCACAAGAAATACATCTTGGAATATATCGATCTTTTGTGGAGTATAATAAATCTTTGGTATCGTGTTTGTTGGTGAAAACCCATGAAGAATCTCCCAATTAGATATGGGATTTGGGTGCACTGGACGGTGGCGGCCGGGGGTGTCTCCAGCATTACAAATACCTGACTTTGTACCCCTCACAAAAGGATTACATTCCCAAATGAGCTCTTTTATTTCGGGATTACGAAAATAAGCTTCACTGCAAATATAGACATCATGTCCCGCTTTAGCGTACAGCTCTGGTAGCGTAGAAAGTTGAATATTGTCTCCTAGCCCGCCATAAGGAGACCCCAATATGATTTCTTGCATTACTAAACCCAGAATAACATGTTCTAAACATTTTATTTAAAATATAGCAGCTGTACAAGTTCGCTTATGTGATATTCAGTGCATCAAGCATATCTTTTGCAAGATGAAAATAGGTGCCCTCATTTCTAACAAACTCAAGGCCGAGGTGCATTTTTTCTCTAGCGAACTCAGGTGAATGTAAAATCCGTTTTACTTCTTCAAGAGCGTGTTGCTTGCTTTCGACATAAATTGCTGCGCCACCGGTTCTTTCTGGTGCAGTGGCGCAATCACTTATCACAACACACCCATGAGCAATGCTTTCAATAACTCTTTCAGTCATTACACCCTCCTTCACATTCTGGTCGGCACCAAAGCCCAGACCAATTGTAGAAGTTCTTAGAACACGAAGCCTATCTGCTTCTGGTAACCACGGTTTACCAAAATGAGCATATACATTGTGGCGACCGGCAATTTCTTGAATCCACGGTATCTTATATGGAGTCCCAATAAAGCATGCGTCATAAACCTTGTCAAGCGGATCCTCAATTTCAGAGGGATGAAGGTCAGTAGCAAATCTCATAGGAACAAAATTCTCCAATTGACTATACGGTGTAAATGAAAAATCGAAATATTCTTCATCAGCCCATGACCCACGCCAGTGGCCGGTTAAAATAACGTTCTTAAATTGCGGCTCATAAAAAAATCTGAACAACGCTTGATGAAAATGCCACAATATCGCATAATGACATTTCTTCTCCAGAAGCTCCATTTGCTTTAAAGCATTTTGTATTGGTAGATCTTCGCGACTTACACCAGCCCATGGTTCGAACCCATGATTGGAGATGTATACAATGTCGTCATGAGTTAAGGCATCAATTTCTCTTTTATTATTAACCTCAATAAGCGGAAAGCCGTTTTGAACAAACCCTTTTAGAAATTTCTTAACATGTAAATAATGTGTATCTGGACAAGGAAGAGTTGGTGTGTTTATCAATACTATACGTGTCACTGCGCTGTCCTCAAAAAGATTGTTTGTCTTCTATTCGCTATGCATTGAAACCCATCTTTCTTAAGTTCTGGAATGACTAGTCTACCCTTACCGCCGCCACCGACGTCTGTATCGTCGATAAGCACTAAGCAGCTTGCTGCTAATTTTTGTTTCGAAGCGATATAAGCTTCTAAATGTCTTTCGGCGTATGGTGTATCGGGTATCACATCCCATGCATCCAAAAAGAGCAAATCGATCTCTTGGTCAAAATTCTTTATAAATTCTATGCCATCGGCAGTGTGCGCAAAGACGCTTGAAAGTCTAGCATCAACATCCATAATATTTCTCTTTCTATGGGGATGGTTGTCAACGGTGTGTACTTCAGCACCTGTATAATGACTCCAAAAATATGTAGAATGACCATCGTTGCAACATGCGGGATTAAATTCGTCAATAGTATGCTCCATCACGGCTCGTACGGATCCGATTTCAAGAATTGTACGAGCCTTTGTAAATTGCTTAAACAGGCTTATTGTGTGGAGTAAATATTCTTTCGGTTTTCCTCTTATGTAAGTGTTCTCATATCCAGAAACATCAATCCCAGGCCAAACCGGATCAGTATGAAATTTATTTTCGTAAACGATGTCTTGATCATTTGGACCGTCAACCCGTCGGAAACAAAAATAATTTGTCAAATGATTGTTTATGTCATTAAGCAATTCTTGATTAATCGATGGCTTTGTTATCCTAACATATTTGACCGCTATTAAGCTCTCACTAAGAGCTTTAAGCTTTGATAAGTCTGTGTCTTGTAAATCTATCCAAACCACATCGTCTTTTGAGACACCATATTTTTTACAAAATTCTTCTACCATATCAATTACTCGGCTCCCTTTCTTCTATGCTCCATCATACTATCTAAAAAAATTTTATCGTTGCGTTGCTTATTTGATCCGTTAAAATGTGATCCAGAATGAAGCCTATGAAATGCTAAAAACCCGGCCAAATTTTTAAAATGAGTACCAGCAAGTGCGCATCGAATCCAAAAGTCATAATCTTCTACAGCACATTGCGGATCATAAAATCCCACTCTAGTGAAATGCAAATCTCTTCGATACGTAATACTGCTATTGCAAAATGGATTGCTTTTTCTTTCCAGCAAATAGCTCATTATATCTTCATGAGACAGCGGCAAAAGGGGACCCTCAGGTTGTACTTCATTATCTTCTGTCAGATAAAACATTTGTGTTCCCAAAACTTCCAAGGAAGAAGAAGATAATATCTCTCTGGCTTGATAATCTAGTTTTTCTATATGCCAGCGGTCATCAACATCATATATTGCTATCCACTCTCGTGACGCCATCATTACCCCAATATTTAGTGCGGATGATTTATTCGCAAATTTTGTGTCTACTAATCTAAACCTTTTATCTTCTGCTATCTGACTTGATGCAAAACTAGCGGATCGATCTGTGCAACCGTTGCATACTATAATGACTTCAAAATCCGTATAAACCTGGTCTTTTAAGTTTTGTATCGCCTCAATAATCCAGCGCTCACCATTAAAAACTGGTAGAAGAATAGTGAACATTTTTTCTCCAAAGTTACTTTAGTGGCTTGTGGGGAGGGACAGGTGTTGGTGGATTGGCTCCCACAGATTTTAGAAATTCTCGCCGTGACTTACCAGCACGTAAATCTTCCTCTTCTAATATCAGAATAAAGGGCTTTAAGCATTCAGCCATTTTCCAGTCCTGACCCCACATCCAATCTTCTTTCGATGATTCCTTTACCGTATAGTCAACTAGAACCTCTTGCAAATTTGCGAATGTAAAGAAGGGTAATGCCTTCATCCACAAGTGCAAATCTTCCGCCCTTATGTATAGTGGATCATAACCCCCAACACAGTCTAATACAACTGCCCTCATAACCACGCTGGGATGAGCAATTACATTGTCACCCTCCAAAAGTAACCCTCGAATTTCTTGATCTGTCTCAGGATTTCCCGCATCCCAAGTAACCAATTTGTTTTGTGACGTAGCATATCCAGCATCTCTGTTTACAAAATCTTGACCATCGGACGTCACCATTCGAATTTGTGTTCCAAGAATATCAACTTCTGGATTACTCTCGAAATAATCCATTTGCTTTTTTAACTTTTCTGGATACCAATAATCATCACCGTCTTGGCGCGCGATAAATTCGCCGAGGCAATGTCTAAATCCATGATTTAATGTTGGCGTAATTCCTTTCAACTTATTTTGATAAACGATCTTTATGCGCTCATCTTGGATATCTCGTAGTATATCTTCCGTTGCATCAGAGCAATTATTTAGTACACATACCACCTCAAAGTCAGTATATGTTTGTTGCAGAACAGAGTCGATCGCACGAAATACAGTTTTTTCGCAGTTATGCAGGGGTATTAAAACAGAAACCCTTGGTATATTTGTCATTATGTCAGCTCCTAACCTTGTTATGGTCTTTATCTAGTGCAACTATTCGTGGAGCGTACTGTACTCCCTTGATTCGAATATCGTTACCATCTATCTCCATATCTTTTTGATCAAAACAGTACTCGGGTGTCAAAATTTTCAAGCGCTCAAAAATGTAATATCTGCTACAGTACTCATTCAAATGCGACTCATCATGCCATCTTGCCATCACACCATCTGCTAAGTCATCTGCAATTTGTTTAGATAAAACTTCACACATCTTCATGAAAGCTGAATAGGTACCACCGTTAAATCCACCTGCAAGATAGCATATTCTTTTTCGACGACGATGATCGCCACCAGCTTCGTATGATCGAATATAGGCTCTACTTTTGGGATTTTGATCTGGATCACCCAGCGGATGAGTAGGTGTTCTGTGGTTGTAATATCCGGGATGTGAAGTAGCCACAAGCTCAGAGTGCGGTGGGACTGGAAGCACTTCAGGTCCGACGGGGAAAAAGACTAACATGTCAGCGTCTAAATAAAAAAGCACATCAGGAGGTTCGGAACCTACTTCTGCTAAGGCTGCCGGGAGTCTAGAAAAGTAGTTATATCGTAATAAAGTGTCGCCAGGAAATCCTTGACGTTCGATAGGGATAGATAGCGCATCAACTCCAACATTTGCAGCGATTGTTTGAACAGCTTTAGGGTTATCGGTAAAAACGAAATATGTCTTTTTATAACCGCTTAAAAATCTATGCTCTATAGACTCATAAAGTGGTTCTAGAAAATCTATATACTTTCCAGTAGCGACTGACAGTATACCGATTTTTAATTCTTTTCTTTTCATCAATCTATCTTCCTCTTTCTCAAATAAACAGGCATTGGAAAATGACATCCTGTATTGAGAATGTTATCATATCGATCTAAATCTAGCTCATCGCCATTATGAAAATGTTCAAATAATTCTTGGACAGATATTTCTTCACATCGATTCTTAAATTGGTCCTGAACACGATTAAGCGGCATATTAAAAAGAGGCGCATGCACATAACAAAGCATACTTTGTGAAACGTTAAATGTCATTGGAATCTTTGAAGCCATCTCTGACTCCATTTCGTTGGGGTTCCCAAAGTCTAAATGATCGATCCAGCTTCGTAGTTTTCCAGTAGAGAAGATATGACCGTCTAGTGAAAACGGATAACTCCAATCTCCCTTTGAGTGCGCATCTTTCCAATTCCAGACGAACCAGGGCCCGACAATGCGTCCAGTGTTTGGGTGAACTTGCTCACAATCCAGTGCATAACACCTCGTTAAGTGTATTCCCAACCTTAATGATACAGCGACGCGATATGCTCCTCCTTCATTAGCATCCCACAGCTGCACTGCGTCAACTAAGTCTACTTCTCTTGTAAAAATAATATCGTCCACAAGAAACATGCATCTTTTTGCTTTCGAGCCATCTAATTTCTGAATTACTTGATCACGAAATGACGTCTCTTCAATCCACTCAAATTCAGGATACATTTGAATTAATTCGGAATATTGATCCTTATGAGCACCATCAGCTGACCACAATATTGCCGTATGAATGAACGGCTTCAAGGTCTTTACCTTCAATCTCATAGAAGACAGCAATGCATGTAATTGAAATGCTCGATTTTTTGAAAAAATTATGGTCTGTAATAGTGGTTTCACTTTACTCCTCTTTCCCAATCATAGACTAGCGCAGGACGATCTCCTTCGATTATCCCCTGTGACTTATAGAGGTTATAGTAGAAAGTTGCTAAATCCTTCACTACACGAGGGTCATAGTCTTCACGAACCGTCTGGGTGTAATCTAGCAAAACCTCTGGTAAATTTGCGAACTTAAAAAACGGAAATGCCTTTAACCAAAGATGCATGTCTTCTGCCAAGAAAAAATGCTGGCTATATCCACCAGCGACAAGGGGTACCTCTCTACGCATTACCACTGATGGATGACACAGCGGATTTTGACCCAAAATAAGCATATATCGAATCGTATGATCGTCTACAGGATAATTCACTGGTCGGCCATACGTACCTAAATCCTGAGCTTTACCTTCTTCGTCAAGAAGACGAATTCGTGTACCCAAAATAGACGTGGCGGGATTTTCTTCAAAATGCAGCATTTGTTTTTCTAATTTCGTTGGGTACCAATAGTCATCGTCATCTTGTCTTGCAACAAAAGAAGAATCGCTATGATATATTCCAGTATTCAACGCTGGAACGATTCCTGCTGTATCGCAAGTTACGATTCGAATATTCGCGGATTGTCTATATCGCTCAATTATCGATAATGTTCTGTCATCTGATTTGTTGTCAACAAAAACAGTCTCAAAATCGCGATATGTTTGCGCAGCAATTGATTTAATAGCTCGTTCGATAGTCGCTTCACCATTATAGCAAGGAAGAACAATACTAACTTTTGGCATCTTCTTCCTCTTTATCGCTCGAAACGTTATCTAGATAAGCCTGTGGATGATTTCTACCTATCACTACATGTGGAGTGGGCGCAGAAAAGTTTACCGGTTCGTGAAATATCCATCCTCCCATTTCTGTCGCTAATCGAGATGCAAATATGTTAATATCATTATCTGTTACGTCGCTCCACGCTTTGTTGAACATTACATTATTTTTTGCAGTGTCTTCTATGTCCAATCGATATTGACTTTTCCAAAATTTTGCCCAGTGCTTTCTATATTGTTTTATCTTTGCAGATATATCGAACCACGAATAGTGGTGGACTGTTGGTAGTTGTTCAACAACGCTGTTATACCATCCCTCATACATTTCTAGAGCTTTTTTATCTCCTTCAAGAGCTGCAGCTCTGAACTTGTTTACTTCCTCAGTGTAAAAAGAAGCTATTGGAAGTCTTTCACGTGACTCCTTGTGTATATAGTCGCATGTGTCGGTACCCCAGCCTGCATACTCATTACCGTCATCATCAAATTTTCTAAGCTCTGCTGGAATTCCTTGTGTAATATGAGGAAGATTTCTACTCAATCTCCACTTCCAGGGATTGATGTCAACCCTTACTTTCTCTTTTGATCCCCAGTATTCGATGATGGGAAGTGCAACAATATCAACCATTTTGGGAAAATTTCTTATTATCTGTCGAACTTGTTCATAGTCATCTTCATGTAATATTTCATCAGCATCCATCTGCCAGCAATATTGCATCTTACATAAGTCTCTAGCTTTGGCCTTTAATTTTCCATCGGATTCGTATGCAAAGCTTGGGTCATCGGGATTGACAGAAATTTGATGCGCTTTAATACGTTGTTCTTTTTTGCTCCATTCCTGTAGCTGCTTCCATGTATTATCATTTGATCCACCATCTACAACAATCACTTCGTCACAAAATCCGAGCATTGATTCTACACATGCCTTCCAAGGATAACCCATATCATTAGCGTTTCGAACTGTTGTATACCCACTAATAGTTGCAGTCCATCCCATCACACTCTTGATTGACACCCAGAATCGATTTCTGGCAGCGTACAAATATGAAACCATGTCTATTGGAGAAGCCTTAAACCACTCTTCATCGGCATGTTGTACATCTTGGTTTAAAACTAGTTCACAGCCCAGCATCTTGGCTTCAATTACCATTCGAGGGCATGTATCACCTCCGCGTGGCAAATACACAAGCCCTTCAGCGGTGGCTAGCCTTTCTAAAACTTCGCCGTATGGTCTCTTCCATAGCACTTCATATTCTAGATTATTTTCTTCGCAATAAGCAATTGCGTCTGATGCACCCTTGATCCAAGATTCAGCACCCAATACAATCCAGCCCTTACGGTCAACTTCTTTGTATTTATCATTAAGCGCCTTGACCACTGCAAAATAGCTTTCATCAAAAACACTACTCAAGACAACTCTATCATTCTCTTCTAAAAATGGAAATCTTGAAAGATATCTTCGTTCTTGCTCTTCACTCATCCACCAGATCGTTTTTGCACCGTGAAAAAATGAAGACACCATCTTTCCATGTAATTCATTATGACAGTCACATACTTCATCTCTCTCTGAAAGATGTTTTTCAATAGACCGATGCTGACAAAATTTATAGTCATACTCTAGAATCGAATATGAAATGTTTCCTATAATACTGGGAATTAGTTGGGGATTTAACGTAGAAAAATTACCGAATATCCAATGCTTGTCCATTCCAGCTTCTAATAATTCTAGCGTAACATTTTGAGCATGAAGCTTCTGAACAATTACGTCATCAGAAGCATCGATAAGAGCCTGGGTTGTCAGTTCTGCTCCACCAACATAATTCTCAACAAAAAGATCTGCAACAAACACTACATCTGCAGATCGATCAATTTTAATTCTGGTATCTTCAAAGGGACTATTAAACATTCAGCTACCTCACAAGGAATAATAACCTCTAGTGAGCAGCTGTATATGAAAAAGAAAGTTCAGTTTTTTGCGTGTACAAATTTTACAGAGGTTGTATATTAATTCTGAATTCAGTTTCCCAGTTAACCAAATACTGATAAAACCTGTTTATTAATTTAATAATTAATTAATTTAAGTTATTATACCACTATCCACAGTGGAATGTACAATTGATCCTTGTTTGTGTTGCTGGAAATTGTTGATGCTCACCAATCTGCTCTCCCTCTTCATCTGTACCTGTAATTACCCATCGTGAAGACGTTATTGTTGACCAATCCACAGGTTCTGCTGCTTTTGCTACCGTGTAATTCATCATTTGATCACTTTCTTGCTTCATACCATGTCCCTTTATATTAGACGAGCAAATATAGTCTCCAACCTCGATGTCACCACCTTCATCACAAACAAGTATATAGCCATTCCCTACAGCGGCAATACCGCAGTTTGATACCCCACCGACACCCTCAAAGCTATTGTATACACCTATAACAGCTTTATCTTGCGCAGATGTTGTTTCTTCAATCTCGTAAACAGGCTCATTTTTTGTTTTATCAATTCCAGTAATTCTAACGATCGATCCCTTTGAGTATTTCATATTTTCAACGGTAACTTTTCCACCATGCTGGCCAGTAAATTGATTATAGCTAACAGTTCCATCGTTCAACGTAATAGTACCGTCAGGATAGTGAGTGCTCGTCGTTGCGTCATTGGTAAAAAACCGCATCAAATACTGCGTGCTGTGATCCGGTCCACCAACAGGAGACATGATGTCTAGACATGGATACCTCGATCCATCATTTGCCATTACTTGCTGGAATTCCCAGATGGCCACCCACTCGTTCGTATTTCCAGAATATCTATAACCACGCAATTCAGACGAAGTTCCGCCGACTGTGAAAGTAAAAGAATCGACCGAGCAACCGTAGGCCTTGGTCGCATCATCATATATTGGTAAATTACCTGCGCTGGTCGTTGCAGAAGCGTCTAAATAGACAGTATGAACAGTAGTCCAGGAGCCTCCATCGGTTCGAACTTGCCAGCGGATCTCATCCTCTTCTTCCCAGGAGGTGTTGGCTTTCATTCCCCGATATCTAACGTACCATGTGCCAGCACCAAATGTATTAGCGGTTTGCCAAATAGGGGTTCCAGTGTCACGTAGAATGTACAACTTACCAAAGTTAGCTTTGGATCCACCAAAATAAGTGTAGTCTTCGAGGTAGTCATACCGCAGTTCGGAGGCACCAGTTCCATTCGTAAAGGTCCAATCAGTTGTATTTAGCGCCCCTGACCCGGTGCCGTTTTCCGCTGCATCGCCAAGCCACCCCCTATATTGGCCGCCTCCTTGAATGGACGCTAAACCCAATACGGTGGTTGTGTAGTAATGGTAACCAGAAATATTAAGAAAATCATTTGTGTCCGGAGCGCTGGTATCGATACCAGTGGTCGGATAGGCCATGCTACTATTTCTGAATGTTGGACGATCGTCGATGTAACCGTTACCATCAGAGGAAAGTATGGTATTTCCGCCACTGTCCTTGATATCATCTCCATCCACTGTTAGGTCACCTGCAACCGTCGTATTCGCGGCTCCATCAAAGGTGATTGCACTTGTCAAAGAAGAATCCGCTATAGAGTCCCCTATGACATATAAAACGTTACCGCAAGTGATTGAACTATCAGTTTCAAGAACACCAGCAGTCGAAATTGTTGTACCAGTGCTTCCGTATCCGCCCCCAACTGTTACATTCCCTGTGAAATCAGCTTGTTGGTCCTTGTGGATTGTGAGTGCTAGAGTACCAGCGCCCGCTTCCTCTCTAGTAGTATAAAATTCAAGCCTGCCTGGATAATCATCTGTCGACCAATCACCATCACCGACACCCTGAATAGAAGCACCGACACCCCACGTGGATCCATCGTTTGAACCCCTAAATTTTATTTCCCCAAGATTTACACCGTCTTCCCCAGCGCTACCGTGGTAGTGATCCAGTTGAAGCTGGCCAGCTTTATGGTTTGTTGTATTTGTGCTAACAAGGGTTATAACAGGCTCGGCTGTATTATCTGTCCCTATGACGGTGAGCTGATCTAAAACTGGAGCGATCGTTTCAATATTGCCAGAACCATCAAACGTTATGATGTCATTCGTTCCAGAATCTTTAAGCGTACCACCGTCAAATTGCATTCCGTATTGTAGATTGAGTTGACCACCAGCGATTTCCATTGCTAGGGTTGGAGTGTCTCCCTCTACTGTCGATTGTTTTGTATAGAATTGTAGAGTTCCCTTCGATTCAGCTCCAGCATTCTTTAAAATAATACTTCCGCCAACATTTGGATCATCGATTCCAGCTGAGGAGGGGGCATCACTGGTAAATGCAATACCTGCGCCTTGCCCCAGGGTGTCATCATTATTAACAACATGCATAAAATAATTTGCGGGATCTCCTACATCTGCTAAAGCATTTCTAGAATAGCGCATTAGAATATTAGGACCGTCAGATTTTAGTGAAAGAAAGTCATCAGTACCTGGAGCTGGACTACCAGGGTTAAAGCCAAGTCTATTATCTCTGCTTTCATCTAGAGCAAATGCCCATCTTTCTTGCTGGGTGCCGTCTGCAACAGGTGTGGTAAATGTAAGAGATGGGTCCCCAGTATTCGCAGATATGAATACCCTAGAATTCTGATCGCCGTGGAAGAAGACTTGTGAATTAGTACCATAAGAACCTGTAATGGCAAGACCGCCACTTCCTTCGACACCAGCTCCGCCACCTATTAATTTGTCTATAAAAGAGGTATCCTCGGTATTGCTAAACGGGTGGGCAAAGCCAAGCGTTGTCGAATAAGACCCAGTAAGAGAAAGTGCTCCATGGCCGTCGACGTTAATGTGCACCTCATGTCCTGGATTACCACCCGATACAACAAACTGGCTACCTGTTACGACACCGAATATCTTAGATGCATACTGGCCATACTCGAATTCATTTGTGGCGGGTAGCGTAGTAGGGGCAACAGGCGCGTTAATCACCCATGGAGGTCCCTTATACGCGACCGGTGATGCCTCACTGGTACCAACAACAGGAGTTACGTATAAATTACCATAGAATCCGCTAGCATTAGGAACCCGAAACCACAGATCAGCAGCAGCACCGTCGCTTTCATAATTCAGGACCACGTTATTTTTAGCATGCCAACTTGGGCGTTGGCCATCCGTAGATGGGCCAGAATATTCAACAGTTACAAATGTGGCATTGCCCTGTGTCTGCACAACTGGACCTGTCTCTGTGGTGATTCGAACGGTTATAATATACATACCAGCACCTCGATTGGCGCCGGTAGAGCTGTTAATCGGAGTAGGTTGAACCATAAATGATGCTTGTGATACTTGGTTCGAGATCATCGAGTATTTTAAACTGGCTATCTTAAACCATTTATTAGCAGAGGTCGCTTGTCCTACGTACACAGATGGTGACTCTAATATTCCTTTTGGAAATGTAAGAAATCCACCATCAGAAATTTCGATAGCATCATCCCCGTCTGTATATTCTATTAACGGTGTCTGAACAGATGTTACCGATCTTGTAACACCGTCAACGTGTAATTTCGTTGCCGGTGCAGCAGTCCCAATTCCTACTCGTCCACTAGAAGATACAAAGAGCTTTGGTGTTGCGAGATCATCAGCATAAAATTCAAGGTCTGCTGGCACTCCGGTCGAATGCATGGATCCATCATATCCTTCTGGAGCTCGAGCTAAAATCGAAGCAGCAACACCTCGGGGTCCGTCAGTGTCTTTCGTTGCTGCAAATTGAATTTGACCTAAGATGTAATTGTTGTTTATAACATTGGAAGAGTTGCTGAGTCTAAACTTTACACCTTCAGAGACTGGGGATGGATGAGCAGAGACATCAAAGAGCCCATTACTTGAAGACATATGCAGTGAAGAATTTGATGTAATCGCATCTTTAATTTCTAGTTTGTGCTCAAATTCAACAGTCCCAGACATTATTATCCTGCCTAGATCACCTGGGACTCCTGTAGAACCTGATATAACTAGTCCTGGGAACATGTCGGTCATTGAACCAGAGATTGTATTAACGACTAATTTTCCAGTGTGAGGAGAGTTAGCTTCTCCTTGGATAAAGAGTGATCCAGTTATAGATCCGCCGATGTCAGTATGTGCACCAGCACCAGAGCTAGATACGTACGTAGTATAAATCGCCATTATTCGTCATCCTCCAACGGCTCGAGTGCCATCTTGTATTTCTTCCCTGTAATATTGTTTATTACACATAGATAGTCTCTTTCCTCAAGTATGGTCCAGTTACCACGCTCATTCTTTAAGTGGAGGTCACCGGTATATAGGTTTGCCCAACGAAAGTTTGGTGTTCCAAGATTATAGGTATTGTCAGCGTCAGGTAAGAAGTGTTTGGTTCCTATTCCGTGAGATATGCTGGCAGCTGGATCATTTTTATATTTTAGAATCGCCTCAGTCTCTGATTGATTCCACGCTAATAACGCATTGTTGTTCATAACTAGATTAGCGGATCCGCCTGACAACGAAAATACTTTTGTCATTAGCGGTCCGGTCTTGTTTATTTTGAATTCTAAATCGACACCACCCGCTTTATCATCTGTATCGCAAATTATGCTGGGTGGAGTGCTGTTATCAGATGAAATAAGAGCCACCGACCCTGATGTCACTAACACAACCGGTGATCCACTTGAGATTGTTCCCTCTAATTGAACCGGACGGCCGTCCACTTCAACAACGGCTCCCGCGGCAGTCGATTTTAAGCCGCCACCAGTTGGGGTATCATAAGCATCGTCCAGGCTACCGCCTGCGCCTAACGGTAATTCGTTAACTTCATTTCTGTAAAATAGTCTTGTCTCTCCACTTACATCTTTGGCGTAAACTGAGACTGCATCGGGTCCGACCACTTGCGCTGCGGCCATCGCTGTTGATATTCTTGCCCAATACATGGCTCCTGATGTGAGAAGATCACCACGAAAGACTGACGTGCTTCTTTCGTGCTCAGCACTTTTACCACCCTTCGAACCACTAATAATAAAGAATACGTCTGAACCACCGAATCCCGGGCTATTTGTGCGCTTTGGAACATACGGATCTGGTGTACCTGCCCAATTTTGGTCAAAATCAAACGATACAGCACCACTTGTAGCAAGATAGCTACCAAAATCCCCGCCGCCACCAGCATATGTGTTTTTCCAAATGTTGTTGTTTAACTCAACACCTCTTGCAGCTATTTGTGTTAGTGTGTATCCAGGGGTCGTAATATAGTCATCAAAAAATGTAAGGTTCCCAGCGTTATGATACACCTTTGGAGAATCGGTTGTTAACCCGAATCTAATGAATGGCTGACCAACAGCGGCACCTTCTAAGACGAGGTTATCGATCGCTAGCGCGCCCACCTTTGCAGTACCTGATACGACCAAGTCCCCGCCGAATACACCTACCCCGCGGTGGGTCGACTGACGACTGTCTATTGAACCGGAAACAAAGAAGTTAATATCGGGATAAGTTTCTATAATGGACTTTGATTCTAGTATGGGAGTGTTTACAAACGCAGCACCTATTCTGCCGTTATATCCCAGGGGATCAACAATACCTCCTGAAAGATAAAGCTGCGCTGAGTCTAGTTGTCCACCGTCATATCCAGCGGTTTCCCCTGCTGTAACGAGAACTTTTCCGTCTATGTTTGAAGAAGATAACTTAAGTTGCTTATTCGATGTAATCTCGATCTTGCCATTATTATTTGTTGTGTTAACAAAGACGTTTCCGCCTCGCACCCTTATGGCGGGATTGGGACCGATAGGTGCGGAAGCTGACACTACGAGATCATTATTAGACGTCGAAAGTACCAAGCCATCAGATGAAGAAACAATTAGCTGTTTGTCTGTAAGAAACTTTGTCTCGCCAAAACCAGTCGGGTCATCTTCCCATAAAGTATGTTTGGATGCCCCGAGAAATAATTGCGAAGCTGTGCTGGGATCAGCGTTTATCGTAAAGCTACCTGTTCCAATATGCAGTTGCAGATCAGGAACTCCCGGGCTTGGGTCTGTATTATCATAGACCATGTAGTAAGAGCCTGGAGGAGCTGCGCCTGTTTTCGTGCCTATATCACTAAAGAACCATGGTTTACCAGACTCAAGCGCGAAGCGACTACCAGAAAGTATTGTCACCCCGCCAGAGCCAGTTAACAAAAAGTTCGTTTCTGCCTGGGGTGTACTTTCACCAGTAAAGCGATACCCCGCCGCGAGCATTCGGATAGGTTCAGCGCCATCAAATCGTAATTCATCGCCATTTTTAACGTCCATCCTTCCAGCAAAGAAAGTGTTCTTTATGCTATTATGGACATATCTACCAAAAACCATCGCTTGATCGATGTACGTAGATCCTGATGCGATGGCGATACCGCCACCTGATGGATTCATACCGCCACCAGGACCTGGTGTACCAGAGGATACCGCACCAGAGTTTAGTAGCAACAGTGGATCAGATATTGATGCTGATATTACGTGACCAATGATCTTATCGCCCCAGACAGTAAGATTGCCATCAATCTCTAAACTGTCTCGCATACGAACATCACCCCATATATCAACTCCACCACCGTCGGCATGGGAACCGGTTGCCCTCATCAAAATCGGACCGCCGACCTGGTCTATCCAGGTTGGGTGGGATGCATTGATTTCAATCCCATTCTCCAGTCCCCAGACCTCCACCTTTGCAGCACCGATGTGCATTTTCTCACCAGCATTTGCTGACGTCATAACCAGCGCATCATTTGGGCCTTGAAGAATAGGGTGCTTTTGTAGCCCGAACCCGCTCCTATTATAATAAAGTCCCGCAGTGGTCGTCCCAGCAGAGCCACCACCAGTAAATTGGAAACCAAGAGCCTGGCCCCCCATCCCGGCGGCAATGCTCCCCGCTTTTAGATAATACCCACCTGAACCTGTTATATTTGACTTATTAAAGATTATGGAGGCATTACCATCTGCTGCTCCTTCAAGTGTTAGCTGCATACCATCAGTAACACTATCCCACTCTGAGGAAATACGTGTTTGGCGCGCGCCGTCCAATATAAGATTTCGAGGACCCATAGAGGGTCTATCCAGCCCTAGATCACCTGATCCAGAAAATACCATAGAGTATTCCCCGGAATGACCCGCTCTAGTCTTGAACTTTAAATTACTATCAACGTCAGATCCAGAGTTCGCTATCTCAACATCAAACTGACCAAAACCTTTCTGCTGGACAGCAATTTCTGTCCAGCGTTTTCCGAACCCATTTTGTTGAGCAAATATTGGCGGGTCGTTAGTAGAATTGTCTAATATAATGTCTGTGGTCCATACTGAGTCCGGTGACATACTGAGGTTACCAGACGTATGGAGATCGCCATCAAAAAGAGCCAAGCCTCTTTGTCTTGTGTCTCTTACACCTCGACTTCCAGAAACATGAAAGAAAACGTCTTCTTTTAGAGAGCCATCATACCTCCATGCATTTCCTTCCCCGGGTCCTGCTACTATATTAAAGGAGACAGTGCCATCTTTCTGTTGGGCTTGGGGTCCAACTTTTCCAAGATTTTGTGTAAAAGGATCAACAAGAAGCTTCGCATAGTTTCCACCGGCAGTGGACATCCCCTTAATACCGCCTGCTATTGAATTGGGAACCAGAAGATCCCCGTCAACACTTGAGTCGACTTCTATTACCTGTCTTTCAGCGTACAACGTTCCGCTTACGACGACATCCCCACCAAAAAGAACGGACCCTCCGGAGGGCTTCTGTGTTGCAATGTATGCAGTGGTATTTGCAGAACCGCTTACAAACATCCATACGTCATCGCCGACGTCTTGTAGCATTTTTGCTTCATGACCACCATCATAATTTGTTGCAGCAGAAGAACTATAAATTAGCAGTCCCAGATAGGGCTTTGTTATATTCACTCCACCGGAACCGATAAGCTTTATTGTTCTTATTTGATTACTTCTAAAATCTTTTGCCATTTTACTTCACCCTTAATGGAGAGGCCCCAATGGCCTGATATTGAACGTTAACGTCTCCGATATCTGTGGATCTCTTTATGACTGCCCACCAGACGTCACCCTTCGCTCTAATTGTTTCTGCATCTTCGACACCAGACGCTGCCGTACCATATAGCGCCTCGACTTGTGTAGCTGTTAATTCTGTATCCCAGATCGCAAAATCTGATAAATCGCCACTGAATCCATGGACGCTGTTGTAGCCGAGACGAGCGTTTGGAGAACCTGCCTCTACAATCGGATTAGGTTTAATTCCACCTCCTCCAACTGCTGCATATGTGACATCTGTGTATTCGACGCCGTCTAGATAAAATTTGTAAGGATTACCACCAACCCAATCAGAACCAGACCATTCTGCCCCAGATCTTGTTATGACTGCATGATGCCAGGTGTTTAATGCAACGTTATACGAGCCAGCAAAATTTGTTCCAGCGTATGAGTTGTCCTTCGGCAATCCAGCATTCCATCCGATACGAATACCCTTAAAAGAGCTGCCGTTAGTAGACATTACGACCCCCCGAAATGATCCTGCTCCGACGTTATCACCAGCAAGAAAGATTATCTGGCCATCATTGTTCTCGGTCCAGTCCAACGGTCTAAACCAAAAAGATATAGACATCGAATTCCCAGGACCTGAGGTGCCACCATTTGTTGTCGGACCTTCTCCACCAACAAGACTGTTCCAATAACTCGCCTTGAAAAAAGCTACGTTGCCATGGGCTGCGCCACCGACGGTATTTTCGAAATCTAAAGTTGTTGTAGCTATGTACGTTGATGGAGTTGACAACGACCTATCCGGCTTTTGGTTATTTTGGTTTTGGCCTATTGAGTTAACTCCATTTCCAGAAGAATCCGCGATGACCAAGTCCACCAAGCTGAGCGGTTTTTCATTTAGTCTCCACCATACCTTGAGATTTGCTTTAGCGTCATATTCTGCTAGATTTGATTTGGCTCGCCATGTCTGGTTTAGATCGTATACATTTTGTCCATCATCTGGCTCTAATACAAGCGACCCCCACTTACAAGGACCCATCACGAATGTATTTAAGTTGGCATTAATACCATAGGGAGTCAAAATAATTGAAGGTTCAAATTCTTTTGACCCAGATACAGCTAAGACAAAGCTATCTTTACCATCTTTTATCTCAATGATTCCGTATTGCAGCTCATGCTCACTTTGATTGAATATCATGCTATCATCATTGCCTGTACGATTACTTCACCCTCAAATGCGGTACTAGCGCTGAGAGTAATGGATACTTCTTTACCTCCGTCGTATGGAACACTACCGAGAGAAAGCGCTGAAATGAATATATTCACATCAGCAAGGTCACCGACAGGGGTCACTACGATTCCTGGAAGTGTCTTATACCTGCCGAGTAACACGAATGTGCGTTCATCACCGCCGTTGAATTGAACTCGAAGGGTCTCTAATACTACTTCTTTATCGGACCGGATGCCCCAATTAGGTAACGCTCGAACCGGTTGGTAGACCTTTCGATAACGATTTCTATTGTACTTTTTAGTTCTCGCATTAGACATTGGTGGACCTCCGAACTAAATATGGAGATCTAAAGTTAAAGGATAGCAGAAGCTCTAGTAGCTATATTTGATCTCTGTCCTTTTGCCAACTTAATATGTGCAGCACCATTCTCATCCTTAAATTTGTGGACAACGATTGATAATCCGTTGCTTAATTTATTAATGTAGGGCGTATCAATTTGATCTGTGTCTCCAAGAAGAACGATTTTTGATCCCTTACCAACTCTTGTGATAAGTGTTTTTAATTCGTGTATGGTCGCATTTTGTGCTTCATCGACAATGATAAAGGAATCGTTAAACG